TCATTTTTATATTGATTTGTTATATTTGTTCCCCATAAATAATTCCAAAGCTTATCAAATTCATTATTTAATATAAAATCTCTCTCATTTACTGTCATTTTATCAAATAAATTTATTAAATATTGCTTATCTTCTAAATTATATTTACCTCGCATAAAATCCACAAATGATAAACTATCTTTTCTTCTTATTAATAAAATTTCTGTATTATTATTATTTTTTCTTATTGCTATTACACCTATTGACGTTATAGGAATCTTACATTGATGAAACAAATGACCAAGCTTGCCGCAATTATTGCAGAATGTATTTTTCTTTGAATTCATTCTTCGTTTTAACTATATATTTTGTTGTTATGTTTTTATATGCTTTTGTATAAATCTCTCTATTATTATTTTATTAAATATGTTTTTTAACAAGTTATTTTATATATTTATAAATAAATTATGATTACATATTTAGATGAGAAAGTTTGGGGACCACTATATTGGAAATTTCTTTATACAATTGCTTTAACTTATCCTAACCATCCAAATGAAGTTACTAAAAGAAAATATTACGATTTAATTATGAATTTTCCTCTATTTTTACCCAATGAAAATATGGGAAATACATTTTCTAAATTTATTGATAATTATCCTCCACAATCTTATTTATCAACTAAAGAAAGTTTAATTAAATGGGTATGGTTTATTCATAATAAAATGAATATTTTCTTAGGTAAACCAGAAATGGGATATTATGAAGCTATGGATGCATTTTATGAAGATTACAAACCAAAAGAAGTTAAAAAAAAAGAAGAACAAAAATCTAAACATAAATATATTTTTATTAGTGTTATTATCTTACTAATTTCTTTAATTATATTTTTGCACTTTAGTAATAAATAAAATGTTTATAATATATAATTATGAATTATTTTACACAAAAATATCCATATGAAGAGAGACAAGATAATTTAACAGCTAGACGGAGAAAGAGACGTATGAGAAAAAAACCAAAAAGAATTAAAAAAGGTGGAGGTTTATCTGACCTCCCCGGACCTTTTCCTTCGGAGGAAGCGACGCGCATTCGCGAAGTGGCGGCGGACATACGCGCAGCCGAAATAGCGGATCGGCGAGAACGACTGGCAGCCATGTCACCAAGAACGAGAACAGAGATTGAAGCTATGAATATACAAAGAAGAAAAGATTTAATTGATCGTCGACAGGAGGATATAATGAATGAAGGTATTAGAGTTCGGAACCAGAATAGACAAAGGGAATATTTAAGAGCCCAGAGACGCGCGGAAGCACCAGCGAGAATGGGAGCTCCTCTCAGGCGCGCGGCAATGGCGAGAGATAGGCTCACGCGGAAAAGGGCACTTGACACTGAGTTAGAGAGAATTAACTCGAGAGAGAGAGCGCTACTCAAAGACATCGGTAAGCTCGACAGGCGCAGGCGCCTCACGTCCATCAGAGACCCAGCAGCCAGTCATCCAAGACTACCTAGAGAAAGAAGAAGAACAAAAAGAAAACCTGGAAGAAGACAGCAATATGAGGATATGCTTCTACAGGATATGAATAGAGAAATACAAAGACCTGTTAGATTCGACCAACTTGAACGGCGGATTCCATATAAACCTGTAAGACACACACCCGATCCACGAGGTGAAAAGGATTACCTCAGACCATTTCCGTATGAATTAGATATTTTTGGAATCACTTATTTTTCAAAAGATAGAGCTCCAATACCAGGAGAATATTTAACAACTAGATTAGATATACCAAGTGAAGCTGGACCATATTTAGAAGTTGGTTTTAAAGTTCCTAAAAATTATGATCCAAGTAAAAAAAGGATAGTTAAAGTTGAAGTTACTCCATTAAAAGGGATAAGTTATAATTATTATAATCAGGCAAAATTCCAAACAAAAAAATTACTACAAAAAGGATATCAAAAACATAAAGACCGCAAAAAATCTTTAAAATCATTTGAAGCCTATGTAGTTATACCTGAAGGTTCAGCCAAAGGTGAAACAATAGAACAACAAGTCGAGAGACGCAATGGAAAAAAAGTATTAGTTCACTTTAAACCTCCTACTAATCTTCCAAGACAGAAAGAGGATCGTTTTGCATTTGATCAAAGGGATAATGAACACCCAATTTCAGATGAATTAGCAGGAACAGAATATCCTGATGCAGGTCTCGAATATCCTATTCAACTTAATTTAAGTGTTACACCAGTCAGCAATGCCTATAGAGCACTAGAAGGAACAAAAAAAGTTGGTAAAGGTTTAAAAAAAGGTGCTTATTACGGAGCTGTTTATGGTTTAGGTGTTCCCCTTTATGGTTTAGGTCTCGGAGCTGTAAAAACAGCAAAATTAGCTCGTCAAGGAATAGGCGCAGCTGGACAAGCAATAGGTACTGCTTATCAAGAACGAAATCGATCATTAGAAGAATTTGAAGCCGAAGTAACTATACCTCGCTTAGCACCTGCAGGTTCAACACATGAAGATAAAGTCAGACACCCACATACAGGTAAGAGAGTAAAGGTTCGATTCACAGTTCCAGATACTTTTCCGACAGCGCCAAGACAACGTGAATTATATGATGATAATGGTGGACCTATTCGTCGCAACCTAGCAGGGCGCGAATGGGTGCCACAAGATGCAGATTTTGAAATGAGATTATTCGTTACACCAATTAGTGTAGGTTATCGTACAAAACAAGGAATAGATTACGGAACAAGAAAACTAAGACAAGGAGCTGTAGGAACAGCAGGATTAACCGGTCAAGCACTATCAGCTGCTCGTCAAGGAATTGGTAATTTTGCATCAAGAAAAAATCGGCAATTTAATGAATATAGAACAGAGAGAGGAAGAGAGAGAGAAAGAAGACACGCACAAAGACTAGCTGAAAGAGAGAGACAAGAGCAACTAGGTAGAGATTTAAGACCATATAGAACTAGTGGTGAAGGATTATTTAGAAGAGTTCGAAAAGGATTAGGAGATACTTCTGCTGCTGCGAGTGCTCGTTTTTCTCGTATGACTAAAAAAAGGAAACCAGTAGAAGAAGAAGTAACAATGTTATCAGGTTTTGCAGATTCATCAGAACATTCTCCCGAAGAATCTGGTAATCAGAGTTCTGGATTTAGTAGACGGAGTGAACCTAGTCGTTTTCAAAAACTTAGAAGAGGCGCAGGAGAATTAGCTACTGGAACTCTAGGAGCAATAGGTTTAGCTGGACAAGCAATAGGTAGTGCCTATCAACAAAGAAAAGATGCCAGAAGAACAAGACGCGCACAAAGACAAGCTGAAAGAGACAGACAAGAGGAAGAAGGTGTTGATATAAGACGAAATAGAAGTAGTGATGAGGGATTATTTTCAAGATTAGGAACTAAATTAGGAAATGCTTCCACTGCTACTCGTGCTCGTCTTGCTCGTATGACTAAGAAAAGAAGAGAGGAAGAAGAAGAAGGAGAAGAATTGTTACCACTTGGAGATCAAAGAGATTCATCAGAATATTCTTCAGATGAATCTGGTATACAGAGTTCTGGATTTAGTAGACGGAGTGAACCTGATTTAAGACTAAATAGAACTAGTGATGAGGGATTATTTTCAAGATTTGGAAAAAGATTAGGAACTGCTTCTACTAATGCTCGTGGTCGTCTTGCTCGTATGACTAGGAAAAATAGACAGGAAGATACAGAAAGATTATTATCAGGTGAAGGAACTTCATCGTCTAAATATTTAGCATCTGAATCTGGTTCACAGAGTTCTGACTATGATTCAGGTTCTCAACCATCTTTAGAATCATTATCGGGACAAGAAGTTTCTATTACATTTAATGGACCAGCTAATATTCCTGGAGGAAATGATCAACTCTACACCAAAACTAAATTTTTTAAAAGTTTTAAAAAAGGAGACTCTATAACAGGAAGAGTTTCAGTAATACCTAAAGAGGGACGAAGGACCGCTATTGAATTAGACATAGGTGATGACGATTACCTTATATTACATGCAGTTCCAGAAGAACTTTTGAAAATAAAAATATTACCACAGAAAGCAGAAACATCTGATTTACAAATAATTAGACCTAGAAGTCCGGGATATTTTGAAAAAGCGGGTGCAGCTATAGGTGATGGATTTAGTAAAGCTTTTAGAAGAACAAGGAAAAAAAGTGCAGAAGAATCCGAACAACTTTTAACAGGAGCTAGATCAGATGATACAAGATTTGATACTTCAAGAAAGAGAAGCACAAGAAGAAGACAACTTAGAATGGGAGATATTATTCGTTCTGACGAAGAGCAAAGACTACCCGTACGTAAATCGGGAATGTTTGGTTTTGGGACAACAAAACCTATGATAAAAACACTAGCTGTACAAGATGATGAAACTTTACTACCATCAACAGGAGAAGCAGGTTCATCAAGTCAAGATGCAGAAATAGGAGCAAGAGAAATGGCAGAAGCAGAACAAAGAGAAATGACAGAACCATCATCAACAAGTTTAAGAGGACGTTTTACAAGAAGAGCTAAAGACCTCAAAAATGCTTTGAATTTTACTAGAAAAAATCGTTCTCGATTAGCAATTAGAAGAATTCCAAGAACAAAACCTCAAGATATACCATTATTAAATGTATCAGAACAAGCAATAAATGATGAATTTGGAGAAGATAGAGATTGTTTATTTTTATTAGAACATACTAAAGCACCATTTTATCCACGTAGAGGATTTAAATCGATTCCTTTAGATTTAAAAGCTTATGATCAAGTAGGTGGATGGAAAAGCCACGCTTTTCGTATGAAAATTGGTGGTTTACCTTTGTATTCAAGTTTTAAGGATTCTTTAACAAAAGGAAGGTCATTTACAGCAGCTATAGACGAATTTTCTCCTAAAGGTCAAGGTATAGTAGATAATAGAATGTTAATTAGGTTAAAAGACCAAAATGAATATAATTCAACAGATGTAAAAGATGAACCAGATAATAACGTTACCGGAAATAATCCTGATACACCTATAATTTTACGTTCATCAGACTTTAATGCTGACGATCTACCAGGTCATGGGTTAGTTACATATGATAGTGATTATACCATTTATTGGGATCGTATGGGTGGAAGTTTTACAAAAATGGAAAAAGATATATTAGAAAATAATACAAAAATAGTTAGAGAAAGTGAAAGAAAAGAATTTAAAGAACAAGATAGAACAAAGAAATATCCACCAACAGGAAAACTCAATCTATTACAGCATTTTACAATATTTACAAATGATGAATTTGATAAATTGAAGACTATGAGTTCTAAAGAAATTGATAAATGTATTACGCAAATGTCGAAAATTATGAAAATTTATAATGATGAATTTGACGAAAATATTTATTATTTTGGTATAAAAACAGCTAGACTATTTGCTGCTGGATTTTTAGATACTGCTAAAATTAGTCTACTTATAGCAAGAATTAACAATACCCCAGGTGATTTAAAAAGACGATTAAAGATATTTTTAAGAAGTTTATATCTAAGATGGGTAAATTTTAGAAGTAGAGGACCAGCCGCAAACCACCCTACAGCAGCAAGACAATCCGACCCGGGTGTTCCACTAGATATAGATGAGGATGATGAAGCAGATATACAAGCTATTCTTGCAGATTTAAATCGCCGATCTGTGGAGGTAGCGGGAGAAGCACCAGCATCAGCACCAGCAGCATCAGCACCAGCAGCATCAGCACCAGCAGCATCAGCACCAGCAGCATCAGCAGCAGCAGCATCAGCACCAGCAGCATCAGCACCAGCAGCATCAGCACCAGCAGCATCAGCACCAGCAGAAGAAGCACCAGCATCTCCATCACCACCATCATCTCCAAGATCATCATCAGATGAAGATATAACGGCTGGTGTTTTAAGAACACTCAGAGAGGAGGACGATGAAGGAGGAGAAGCAACTCCAACAAGAAGTCCAATATCAAGTCCACAGCCTACTCCACAAGGCAGTCCACAGCCTAAATCTACTTCAGAAGCAGGACCTTCTAGTTCTAGTGAAGCAGGATTTACACCTTCTAGTGGTCAAAAATTAGCGACTAAAGATATAAAAGATATGACGGAAAAAGAAAGATTATTTAGAGCTTGGAAAGTAATAGATGAAATTATAAGTAAAGAAGAAAGTGATCAATTAGGCATTATAGAAGCAAAAAAGCGTATTGATGAATTATATAAAAAATATTCAAGATTAAATCGTGACAGTTTACTCAAACTACATGGTAAAGAATTTATGCGCAAACATTACGATCAGGGATTTGAAAGTTTAGAAACTAAAAAAAAATATTGGAATATATGTATAAGTATATTAAAACAAATAAAAGTACTTTTGGATAAATATAATTTAGAAGGTAAAAAGTTGATTGAAATCTTAAACAAATTTCTAGAACAAAAATCCAGCGTAACTACACTTGATGGTTATCCTGAATTTCCACCAGAATTTGTAGATTTATTAGATAGATATTTACGCCTAAGTATTCAAGCTAACGTTTTTGTATCTCTTTTAGGAGCACAAGAAGAAGGTAGTAAAGCTTTCAAAATTAAGGAGACAGTAAATATTATTCTTGATGCAGAAAAAGAGAAATTTAGTGGAGTAGGTTTATACCAGTTAATATATGGTTTAAGTAAGAAAGTATTAAATTTTGAAGACCACTGTGCAAATCTTTTTAAAGCAACAGGTAAACATATATGTATTTTAGATACTAAAGAAATAAAAAGAAACATGTTAGAGCATAATATGAGTCTTGGTGCTAGATATGATGATTTATTAGAATCAATTGAACGCGATGATAATTTTGATATTGATAAATTATTTGATCTTAATTCTACAGATTCTACCAGACCACAACCTGCAAAAACACCTGGTTTAAGACTAAGATTACCAACTTCTAAATCCTCTAGTAGTAAACAACGTTATTCACTTAATTATCCAGATACACCTTCTGCTAGACCTCCAATGAAAGCTGGACCCAGTAGTTCTAGAGCAGAACAATCAAGATTAGAAGCTGAAAGAGGTGAAATACAAGATACCCCAAGAGCAGTTCGTCCACTTCCTTCAAGAGCTAGACAAACATTTACTTTACGTGCACCTTCATCTTCATCAACACCTTTATCAGCATCTCCATCTCAATCTCCAATTCAATCTCCAATATCACAATCAGGGGGAAAAAAGAAAAGAAAAAATAAAACAAAAAAAAGAAAAAATAAAAGAAAAAGAAGAACAAATAAGAAAAATTTATTTTTCTATTTTAAATAAATACTAAGTTTATATAATTATAATATACTAATTATATAAATTATGAAATTAGAATTATTTATAGGAATAATAGTGCTAATTTTTGTAGCAAATATATATTTTGAAGGTAAAATTTTAGCAAAAATTAAATCATACAGCAAATATTATAAAATGGCTTTTATTGCTTTTGCGGGATTATGCATATATATTTATTTAAAACGATCTCCTCAAAATAGTAAAGAATTTTTTGCAAATGCAAATGGATATATTAAATATCTACCTGTTGATAGACAAACAACATCTATGTTGGCACCAATTATAGATTTTACAGGAAAAACAATAGGAGATTCAATAAATAGTAACTATAATCAAGTTAATCAAAATCCCTATAATAATTTAACAGCCCAACAAAGAAAAATTCTTAATGGTTCAAAATCAACAAAACGTTCTGTTAGTGAAACAAAAAAGAAATTTGTTGCTTCATCTCAAAACTGGCAGTGTAAACATTGTGGATGTAAACTACCAGCATGGTTCGAAGTAGATCATGTAACTAAATTAGAATATGGAGGTTCAAATAATGTAGATAATTTAGTAGCATTATGTAGAGATTGTCACGGTAAGAAAACTGCTCTTGAAAATTTATAAATAAATTATTTATTATTATATATAATATATTAATAATATAATCATGAGTTCTATAGAAAAAAAATTAACTTTTAAAGAATTTGCAGATAGAGGAAAAAATATAACTGGAAATATTTATTCATTATTGATGCAAAAATATAAATTTATCAGAGATTATTTTGCTAACATAGCAAATGTTATTGTTAATTCTCCAAATTATAAATATTATATTAGTATTTTATTGACTTTAGTTTTTATACTTTTAGTAATTTTAACTAATTTAATTAATGTTCCTGATAAATACGTCCAAATAATTTCATTACTATTGGGAGCAATTATTATAAGTATTTTTTACTTTTTTGTTTATAGAAATCAACAAGAATATAATTTTGTAACAAAAAAAAATGGTTTAGCTGTTCAAGGAATTGAAGGTAATTTTTTTACTGATTTATATACTAAAGAACGAAAACAAATAGTAACAGAAGGCAAACCTATAAAAAATAGTAAAGGTGATTTTGAGAAAAAAAAAGAATTTAATACTACTAATTTTAAAGATACTATCGGACAACCAATTAAAAATTTAATAAAGTTTTTTTCATACTTACTCTTAAGTATAATCTTAATAGTTCTATTTGTAGTTTTTATTTATAATATGTATAATAATTATCAGTATTTATATTTTTTTACTAAAATATTTTTAGGATTTGCAATAGCAATTACAATATTAGCTATTATTGCTAAGAGTTTTTCAATTGTAATTAAAGATTGTGAAAGTGATAATAAAAAAAATAGTAAGGATGATTTTTTTGCTCGTATTAAAAGAATTTTATGTATTATCAAAAATACTATCTTTTTTATTCCTTGTTTACTCGTTATATTAGCAGATGAAATAAATAAAGATATTAAATCTACACCCTCTTCAGTTTATTTATTATTTATATTATTAATAATTTTTGTTTCTTCATTTATAGGCTTACCAATATTATTTCAATTTATTAGCAGTATGAATAAACATGATTTATTAGCTGGAAAAGGTCCGTATTATTTAGACAAAAGAAGAGTAATTGGTAAATATCAAGATTTTAGTAAAGAATATAAATCCATTAGAAATAAAATTACTCCACCTGCAAGTAAATATACATTATTTGATGAAGATCCTAGCCAAGAATTTAATATTAAAGCATTAATTGGATATTTAGGAGACAAAAAATTTCATTATAAATATACTTATAGTATTAGTTTTTATCTCTATTTAAACCCACAATCTCAAAATACAAGTTTAGCATATAATAAAGAATCAGAATTATTTAATTATGGTAATAAACCAGTTATATTATATGATGGACGTAAAAGAAAATTGTTAATTAAATCTAAAACTCAAACTAGTGAAGGAAGTCAAACTGATACTATTTATGAAACCAAAAAAATTAAATATCAAAAATGGATGTTATTTACTATTAATTATGAAAATAATACAATTGATGTATTCATAGACAATAAATTAGTAGGTTCCAAGAAAAATGTTCCACCTTATTTTGATGATGACAAAATTAGTATTGGAGAAGATAATGGAATTCATGGAAGTATTAAAGAAATATTTTATTATGATACTCCTCGACCACCAAGTAATATTGAATTTATGTATGATTTAACAATAAAACCTACTGAAGGTGAAGTAAATTTTGTAAAAGATAGATTAAATGATAAATTACAAAAAAACTTTCCATTATAATTTGATATTTTAGTAAATATTATAACCAGAAAATAAAATAATATAATAAAAAATATTATATTACTTTATATTAAATAATAATGAAAGTATCTAACATTATAATTATAACTGTATTAGTTTTAATAGTAATTTTCTTAATTAGCAGAATATTCTTTACAACAGATATCATTTATGACATTATGTGCGATGCGAATCTTTTAGCAAATACTCAAGAACCAGATTCAACCGTTCAATCATTTTTTGTAACAAATCAAAATATAATTTCTAATAAAGATTTTAATGAAAATAATACTTCTAATTTTATGTTAACTGTTTGGTTCTATGTTGATAATTGGGGAAACGCTATTTCTAATGAAAAAAATATTCTTTATGTTTCTACCAAAGCTAACTCAAAAACTGTTCCAGAATTACAAAATAATTTAATTGGTATGAGTTCATCACATGAAGCACTATCTACTGAACCCGTACCTTTCAAAAATTTAAGCATTGGTTTAGATAAATATGAAAATAACTTATTTTTAGATATTGAAACATACTCAGAAAAAGATGGTTCTGCCGGAAACAAAACAACATTTACAAGATATTTAATTAAAAACATTCCAATCCAAAAATGGAATTGTTTAACTTTATCTGTTGATACAAAAACATTTGATGTTTATCTCGATGGTAAATTAAGAAATTCATTTATTTTACACGGAATCTACAGAAATAAAATGGAAAATAACAAACGCAAAAATATCTACATTGGAAATTTAGGTGGTTCAAATAATGGATTTGAAGGTTTCATAACTAGAATAAGATATCAACCTAATGCTGTAAACCCTCAAGAAGCATATAACATTTACAAAGAAGGAATTAGTGCTTCTCTCGCCAAATCTATTTACAATAAATATGGATTGAAAGTGAGTTTTTTGGAATATGACACAGAACGAGGCTCCTTTACTATCTAACCATAATGGTAACAATTTTTTAAACATATTTTAAAAAAATTGTTATGATAAAATTATTTTAATAATGTTTATTAGTTTAGAGAGATTTTAAAGTAATTATCATTATTGTTTCAAAAAAAATTATAAAATTATAATATAAATATAATAATAATGGATAACGTTAATGATTTATTAGGTAAAGCAAAAAAAAATATTGTAGCTTTTACTCCCTATGGAACTGAAAAATTTTTTTCCTCAGGAAGCGAATTCTTAAATTCCAATACTTTAATTGCAAAAGCAACTTTCTTATTGCTTATTATTATTTTATTTGTATTTTTATTTTATGTATTTAGTAGAATTATTATTTTCTTTTTAACTCCACCTGAAAATCCTTTTATTATTAAAGGTATGAAAGATGCTACACAATCTATGACTATTCCACAAACATTCGCTGATAAAAATTCAGTTCCAATTTATAGAAGCAAAAATGAATATGATGGTACTGAATTTACTTACGCATTTTGGATGTATGTAAATGATTTAACATACAATGAAAATAAAGACTTTAAACATGTTTTCCATAAAGGTTCTTCCACACAATCTGATGATACTTTAGATGGAGTATATGGACCTAATAATGCTCCCGGAGTTTATTTATATACTGGCAAAAAAAATGTTTCTGATAATTTATTAGAAAAATACCCTGTATTAGGAATGTTAATTAGAATGAATGTATTCCATGATAACGATAACAAAACTAATCCTTATAAATATTATGATGATATTTATGTTGATGGTATCCCTATTAAAAAATGGGTTTGTGTTGTTATTAGAGTAACTGGACAAAATATAGTTGATGTTTATGTAAATGGAACTTTAACAAAAAGACATAAATTAACTAATATTGTTAAACAAAATTATGATAATATTTATATTAATCTTAATGGTGGATTCGGAGGCAATCTTTCTAATTTAAGATACTATAATTATGCAATTGGAACATTTGAAATATATAGAATTACATCAGAAGGACCTGATTTAACTATTGCAGAAAATACAAGTATTCAAAAATCCAAACCTTATTATTTATCTTCACAATGGTATTTTGATAATACTGATCCTTTAACTAATTAAAATTAAATACATAAAGAAACAAAATTATTTATTATTGATTAATATATAATTAATAATAAATATGGTATATACTAATATTGTAGATGCATCTAGAACTCATTTTATATTATTTTCTTCAAATTATAATGATGATTTAAGTTTTATTGGAACAAAAATCAATATTAAAACTTATATTCCGAGAGAAATAGCAACAGATAGTAACTACTATCAATTTGGTAGCTCAGTATTTAATGAAACCGATTTTTCAAGTGAAGTATTTAAAAACAGAGTTATTTTTTCTGCTAAAATTAATGATGATGATAAACGTTCTTTTACACTTTTAACACAACAAAATTTATTTCATAATATTAAATTTATTCAAAAAGATAATGATTTTAATAAACCTAGAGTATTATTTACAAAATATAATGTCACTAACAATATTACTAACAATAATCAATATTTATTCAATTCTATAGATAATGTAACTGATCTATCACTTGTTAATATTACTGATATCTCTCTCAACATTAATAATACTGATAATGAAGTTATTGGAATTAATGATTCTACATATTTAAATTTAACTAGATTATCCTACTTTTTTAATATTTATAAACCATTTGTTAATAGTGACTACTTTAAATTCAAATTTTCTGATTTTATAGATTTGAGTTTTATATTACAAAACAATTCCAATATTGCTGAAATTTCTAATAATTTATTACAAATTAATGCTAAAAATATTAATTTAAATAACAATTTTGCTTCTAACAATTTAATTAATTATGATGAAAATAATTTCACTAATTTATTCAATTTTGATTATTATGGTCCAATACATACTGATTTATCTGCTATGGATGTATCTACTCTTTTTCCTTTTCAATTTAATGAAAATAATAAATATAACTTTGATAATATTCTTTTATACAATAAAATTGATAATATTTCTACTATTCAATATAATTTAAATTATCCTAATTTTTCATCAACTTCTGATACTATCGACTCATATACTGATATTTGTATTAATTTTATTGTTTCAAAAGGTTTTGATTATTTTTTAAAAAACTATGGAAAAATTTATTTAACCAGTGATTTTACTTATTTAAATTCTAGAATCTTAGATTTTAATAATAATTTTTATTCAACTAATACTATTAATTCATCTGGATTAGATAACTCTATGATATATTTATCATTAGGTAATGCTATTACAGGTATCACTCAAAAAAATTTATATACAAATATGAAACTTGATATTCAATCAGAAGAAGTAACAACAGATACTCAAAGTTTCAAAAAATTAGGTAATTTAAATAAAATATATTTTAGTAGTTCTGTTAATTCTATTAATGTCGCTAATACACTTAAAAATAGAAATTATTTATTAGAAGAAAACTATGATTACAATTATACTAACATACTTTATAATAATATTCAAGAATCAAATAAAAAAAATCTTGATTTTAATTTACTAGATTTTTATCATAATTATAATTCTGATTTTTCACAAAATATTTATAATCATCGTTTTAACTCATTAGGTTTACTTAATAATGAAATTAGTAGCAATAAATTTGATGTTAGTTATGTTAACACTAATAATCAATTTTTTATAACAAATAGAACCGATATTTCTTATTTAGATATAGAAAATAAATTTAGCTTCAATAGTATATCTGTTAATTCCTCTAATGCAAATACTACTTTATTTAATCAACCAATTACTAATAATTCTTTAAATTATGACTTTAGATTCAACTATGATACCACATTTGACGTTGATATATTTTTCACCTTAAATTATAATTACGGCTCTAGTATAGATGATTTATCTTTTGAAACTTTAAATGATTATTCATCTAGATTATTACTTAATTTTCATAAAATTATTTTAACAAGTAATTTTGTAACTCCTGCTGGAAGTGATTTCACTAATGTCGATTGTGTTTTCATTTATTATGATCCATACGATGATAATACTCCAGAAGAATTTAGATATCCATACAATAATATTGAAATTAGTAATAATCCTAGTATTGATACATTATCTAGAGCAATTGAATTATTACCTGGCGCTAACACATCTGTTACTAATACTACATTTATTCCTGCTAGAAATGGTAGTAACTTATCTAGAAAAAAAATTCAAGGATTAATTGGATTAAATGATGTTCCCGCACTTTTATCAATAGAACCTTATGATGAAAATTTTATTGTTGGTAGAGGATTTTTAAATCAATATCAAATTGAAGAAGAATGTAAAACTGATACTCAAAGAGTTGAAGATAAATTAAATTCACAAAAACATATTTCTGTTAAAAATCCTTTAGTTAATAATTCAAATACAAATAGAGTTCCTAGAACAAGAAATTTTGCTAATATTGTTAGAAATAGAAGACAAAATCAAAATTTATCTACTGCAGAAACTTGTGAAACTGATCCAGCAACTATACAAAATTATACTACTCCTTTTACAAATCCTTTATGGAGAAGAAGATAAAAAACCATAAATATTTTTTTAAAATTGATAAAATATTTATGTAAAAAGTTTTAAGATAAAACATATATTAATATTAAATGACATCTTCAAATGAAGATGAACCACCTAAAAAAATACCCATGAAGTTTAAATTGTTTAAACTATATGATTTTAATGTATATGATGGCTTTAGTAAACAAACTGATTTTGATAAATCTAATTTTCAACCATATAAAGATAATAAAAAATTTATAATTCAAATGTTCGGTATTAATTCTTCTGGACAAACCGGTTCAATCTTAGTAGAAGATTTTAATCCATTCTTTTATATCAAGGTTGGTGATAATTGGACTGATTCAACCAGAACTGAATTTGTTGGACATATTAAGAAAAAAATGGGAAATTATTATGAAGATTCTATTGTTGAATCTAAACTAATTAAAAGACAAAAATTATATGGTTTTGATGACCATAAATTACATAATTTTGTTAGAATTAGTTTCACTAATAATGGAGCATTTAACAAAGCAAAAAAAATGTTCTATAAAGACACCTTTGAAAATGGTTATTTTAATCGAGAATTAATTAAAGACGGATACATATATCAAAATACTAATTGTTATCTTTATGAAGCTAATATTCCACCTTTACTTAAATTATTTCATCTTCAAGAAATTAGCCCTTCTGGATGGGTATTACTTCCTAGTAATAAAGTCAAAACTGTTAATAAAAAAACTACACATTGTGCATATGAATATATTATTAGTCATAAACACATAAAAAAAGCAGATAAAGATGATATTGTTAAATATAATATTTGTAGTTTTGATATTGAAGCTAGCAGTAGTCATGGTGACTTTCCTGTTCCAATTAAAGATTACAAAAAATTGGCTACCAATATTTTACAATATTATAATGAATTACAAGATAAAGAAAATTATGATTGTGAATTATTTGAAAAACAAATTTATGCTGCATTTGGTTACGAAGATATTAATTATATAGATAAAGTTTATCCTAAACTTAAACAAATTGGTAAAGAACAATTAAATAATATTTTTGATAATTTCATCAAATATATTCCTGCTAATGATAAAACTAGAAAAGATTATACATTAGAAATTGAAGAATCTGATTCTGAATCTGATAATGATGATGATGAACCTACTGAATCTATTAAAAAAATTAAGAAAGTAAAAAAATACAATAAAAATGCTAATATTTTTGAAATTATTACTGATGATAAATGTGAATATGAAACAAAATTATTAGAATTAAACAAAGCATTAACTAAATTTTATCCACAATTAGAAGGTGATATAGTCACATTTATTGGTATGACTTTCATTAATTATAGTGAAAAAAAACCTTATATTAGATATATTATTGTTAAAGGTGGATGTAAAATTCCTGATAAATACAAACAATGGGTACAAGAAAATAACGTCAAAATAATTGAAAAACCTACAGAAAAAGGTGTTTTATTAGAATTTACAAAAATTATGCAACTTGAAAACCCACACATTGTTACTGGATATAATATTAATGGTTTTGATTGGGACTTTATGTACAAAAGAGCAAAAGAAATAGGTTGTACTCATGACTTTTTAAAATTATCAAGAAATAAAGATGAAGTTTGTATTAATAAAGATTGGCGAACCGGAGAAGAAGATATCGCCAAAAACAAAATTATATTAGCAAGTGGAGAATACAATTTAAGTTATGTTAACATGCCTGGAAGAATAATTATTGATATGTGTGTTATTTTTAGAAGAGAATTTACACTTAGTTCGAACAAATTAGATTATGTATCATCATATTTTATTAGTGATAGTGTTAAAAAAATAGAAATTAATAAAGAAAATAATACTACAGAAATATTCAGTAAAAATTTAACTGGTTTAACAATTGGTTGCTTTGTTAAATTTGAAGAAATCAGTCATTCTGTTAATAGTTATAAAAAAGGTAAAAAATTTGAAGTATTAAATATTAATCCTAATAATGCATCTTTTACTATTCATAGTGCCGAAGAATTAGATCTTATTAATTATAAAATTAATTGGGGATTAGCCAAAGATGACGTATCCCCCCAAGAAATATTCGAATTAGCAAACAAATCCGATTTTGATAGATTTACTGTTGGTAAATATTGTCTTGGTGATTGTGATAATGTTATTTGGCTTTTACTTAAAATTGATGTTATCACCGATAAAGTAGAAATGTCTAATTTATGTGATGTACCTCTTAATTTCTTACTTCTTAGAGGTCAAGGAATTAAATTACAAAGTTATGTTTCAAAAAAATGTGGAGAAAAAAACACTTTAATGCCTGTTATTGAAAAAGAACTTGATGATGATGGTTATGAAGGTGCTCATGTATTTACTCCTAAAACAGGGTTATATTTAGAAGACCCTGTTGCTTGTGTTGATTATAGTTCTCTTTATCCTTCGTCTATGATTAGTGAAAATTTATCACATGATAGTAAGGTTTGGACTAAAGAATATGATTTAAGTGGAAATTTAATTAATTCTACTGGAGAACAAGATAAAGATGGTAATTATATTTATGATAATTTACCTAATTATACTTATGTTGATGTTAAATATGATACTTACAAATATTTTAGAACTAGTGCTAAATCTGCTGCTAAAAAAATCGTAGTTGGTTATAAAATTTGTAGATTCGCACAATTTTCAGAAGGGAAAGCAATTATGCCCGCAATTTTAGAAGAATTATTAGGTGCTCGTAAATCAACTAAAAAATTAATGGCTAAAGAAGAAGATCCATTTAAAAAAAATATTTACGATAAACGACAATTAAGTATTAAAGTTACCGCTAATTCATTATATGGTCAATGTGGTGCTAAAACTAGTGCATTTTATGAAAAAGATGTCGCCGCAGCTTGTACTGCTATAGGTAGAAAACTACTATTTTATGGAAAAGATGTAATTGAAGGTTGTTATGATAATATTGAAATAACTGTTAGTGATGGTACTAAAGTTATAGCAAAAGCAGAATGTGTTTATGGAGATACTGATTCTGTATTCTTTAAATTTAATTTAAAAACTACTGAAGGAAAAAGAATTATTAATAAACAAGCACTAATTTATACTATTGAATTAGCAAAACAAGCTGGTGAATTAGCAACTAAATTTCTAAAAAAACCACACGATTTAGAATATGAAAAAACATTTTGGCCTTTTAATTTATTATCTAAAAAAAGATATGATGGAATGTTATATGAAGAAGATCCTGAAAAATGTAAATTAAAGTCAATGGGTAATGTATTGAAGAGACGAGATAATGCACCAATTGTAAAAGATATTTATGGTGGTGTCGTAAATATCTTAATGAAAGATAAAAGTCTTCCAAAATCAATTAAATTTGTTAATGAATCACTACAAAATATGATTGAAGAAAAATATCCTATTGAAAAATTATTGGTTACTAAATCTTTACGAGGATATTATAAAAATCCTAAACAAATCGCACATAAAGTTTTAGCTGATAGAATTGGATTAAGAGAACAAGGTAATAAACCTGGCGCTGGTGATAGAATGAATTATGCTTATGTTAAAAATGATAATAAAAAAGCATTACAAGGAGAAAAAATAGAAACACCTGAATTTATTAAAAATAATAATTTAAAATTAGATTTTGGACATTATATTAGTAATCAAATTATGAAACCATTATTACAATTATTTGCATTAGAATTAGAAAATATTAAAGAATTTAAAGATAAACAATTTTATATTAAAGAATATAATGATAAAAAAACATTGACTTGGGATCAAGAATTAGAAAAATTAAAAACTAAATGGCCTGAACCTGAAAAATTTACTAAAAAATATGAAGAATTGCGTTGTAAAGAAGTTAAATCATTAATATTTGATAAATTTCTAAAAGAATTAAAATAAACAATTAATATATAATATGGAGTTTTCACAGAGACAACAAGAACTTATACATGCAATGATTCAACTAGAATCTGAAAGTATTAGGGATTTTTACGGTGATGGACCTGGATATGATATTTTTTTACACAATCATTTAATTACACCTGATAAAGAAATAGTAATAAATAATATTTTAAACTTTGCAAATACTATGGAGTTTTCAAACGAACAACTACAACTTATATATACAATGATTGAACAACATTCTGAAAGTATTAGAGATTATTGTAATGTAAATTCATTGAATTACAATGATTTTTTAAAAAAACATAATATTACACTTATAGAAGAAATAGTAATAAATAGTATTTTAAAAACAAGCATATAATATGGAGTTTTCAAACGAACAACTACAACTTATAGATACAACGATTGAACAACATTCTGAAAGTATTAGAGATTATTGTCATGTAAATTCAATTGATGACGATAGTTTTTTACAAAATTATCAAATTACACCTTCAAAAGAAATAATAATAAATAATATTTTAAAAAACGCAAGAGATCTCAATCCATATACTAGTGAAGGGTTTAATAAACCAGAATTACAAAAAATTAAAAAACGTTTTGATACTAATAAAATAGAATTACCAAAAATTTCACAAAAAAATAAAAGAGATTTTCAAACTTATAAAAGAAAATTATCATATATACAACCACGCCCCTCTACTCATACTATGACTACCAGAACTAATACAAAAAGAAAAAGAAGTAGAGGTAAAACAAAAAAAAAGAAGAAAAAAAATAAAAAAAAGAAAAGAAAATCTTATAAAAAATAATTCTTAATAATTTAAATATCTCTCGTTAATATAATATGAAACATAAAAATTCTAAAAATATTACAAGTAAAAAATTAAAACAATTTTCTAAAAAGTTTAATAAAACACGAACAAATAAAGTTCTTAAAAATGTTAACACCAAAGGCTATTTTGAAAATTTAATTGTTAAATCCGACTACTTACAAAACAAAAAAAGAACATTTAAAAATATGATAAGCACTGAAACTAAAATTACTGATCAACATCATAGTGGTAGATGTTGGATTTTTGCTTTTTTAAATGTTATAAGAATTCCTATGATAAAAAAATATAATTTAAAAGATTTTGAGTTTAGTCAAAATTATCTCTTTTTTTACGATAAATTAGAAAAAGCTAATTATTTCTTAAATTTTATGATTAAAAACAAAAATACTAATTTAAACGATTTAAAAATGATTTATATGTTAGACAATTTAACTCATGATGGAGGTCAATGGAATATGTTTGTTAATTTAATAGAAAAATATGGTATTGTTCCAAAAACAAATATGGATGACCACTTTCATAGTAAAAATAGTGAAGAATTAAAAAATTTCTATAATAATTTTTTAAGAACTGCTGCTCATACAATTAAAACTGCTAAATCTAGTGATTTAAATAATTTGAAAAATGAATTATTATCAAAATGCTACAAAATTTTGGTTTTATTTTTAGGAGAACCTCCCAAAAAAATAACTTGGGAATATTATAAAAAAGGTAAAAAAAAAGATGTTTATAAAACAGTTGAAGATATAACTCCATTAGAATTTTATAAAAAAATTGTACCTTATAATGCTTCTGATAAAATATGTTTAATTAATTATCCTTGTAAAAGTGCTCCTTTTTATAAATTATATAATATAGAATTAGCTTTTAATGTTAATGAAGGAAAACTTCAAAATTATATTAATGTACCTATTGATATTATGATTGATGCTGTTAAAAAATCTATTGATTCTAATGAACCAGTTTGGATCGGAATGGATACAAATAAATTTATATCCAGAAAACATGGAATTCTTGATATTAATGCCTTTAATTATAATGATATTTTTGGATTTGATAATATTATGGATAAATGTAATTCTCTCAATTTTAGACAATCTGCTCCTAATCATGCTGTAGTTGTTAAAGGATATAATTTTGATAAAGGCAAAACTAATGGATTTTTAATTGAAAATTCTTGGGGAGAGAAAACTGGCTTTAAAGGAAATTATTATATGGATATTGATTGGTTTAAAAATTATACTTTTGAAGTTGTTGTTGATAAAAAATTCGTTTCTAAAAAAGTTTCTTCTGTTTTAAATAAAAAACCCGTATTATTACCTTATTTCTCTCCATTTGGTTCACTATTATTTAAATAAAAAATAATAATTTAAAAATTATTCAAATTATTATTTAATGGAACAAACTATACCTATTAATTTATTAAATATTAATGATAATACTACTGAAGAATGTATGATTTGTAAAGAAGAATTATCATGTCAGCCTTGTTATACATTACCTGAATGTAAACACACTTATCATACTTCTTGTTTAGTAAGTTGGTTTAGAAATGGAGATAATAGATGTCCATATTGTGGTAATAAAGGAATTAATAATAAATGTATTAATGAAGATCATAATTATTCATGGAGAAGACAAAGATATAATTATTTATGTGTTCAAGGATTTGAAAATCAATATATTAATGATTTAAAAAAATTTATGAATAATAAAAAAAATATCGACAATCCAAATGCTATTAAATTAAAAAAAAGTTTTGAAAAAATTAAAAAATTGGAAGATACTTTGAGAGAAACTAATAATTCTTATAAAATATATAAAGAAAAAATCAAAAAGGAGCCAGTTTTACATGCTGAATATAAGAAAATGGTTGGCCAATTTAGAAATAACAAATATAAATTATCTAGACAAATACGTCTCGAGAGATTTAAATTAATCAATAATAATTATATTGTCCCTCTTATTGTACCCACTCCCGTAAATATTCATTAAATTTTTTATTTTTAAAATCTAATGAATGGTTGCTATTTATGATTATACTAATTTTCCAATTATTAAAGTCGATTTAAGTGGCTCTATTTCTAATAATACTGATTTTCAAAGTTTTACTGCACCTTGGTTACAATTATATACTTTCAAAAATAATTTTGAGTTTGAATTTGATACAAAAAATATAGGATTTGTTAACCCTATTTATTGTATATACACTGCTCTATTTATTAAATCAATTAAAAAACAAAATCCACAATATTTATTAAAAAGTAAAATATATGTTTATAACAGATACATTTTTAGATTAGCTAAATACATTTTCTATGTTGAAAAACCTGTCGCTCCTGTTGAGTTAATTTTAATTAATGAAGATAATACTCAATCTATTCAATACTTCAATCCTTGATTATCTGAAACTTACTGATAATACATTACTTGAACCATCTTGATTATTATTTAGAAAATTTCCAAATACTCGTCTTAATACATGTCTTCTAAATTGTGAATTTGTTAAATATAATCTCTCATTTGTTTCTGTATCTGTATATCTTATTAAATTTGTATCTGTTAAAACACTATGTCTACAATTTGGACAACTTTGATGTCTTATTAACCAATTTAATAAAGAATCATATTTAAAAATATGACCACAATTATCAATTATTCCAACATCATCATCCGGTTCAAATTCTTCTTGTGTAATTGCACACATAGTATCAATTGGATTTGGTAAATCTCTATATTTTAATTTTGTTATATTTGTTGCTATTGCATTAATTAAATTTTGTCTTGATAATTCTCTGTAATGATTATTTATTCTCTCTTCTCTTTCTTCATTTGTTTCTTCATTTGTTTCTTCATTTTGATTGTTATCTTCTTCATTTTCTACTCTAGGTTCTGCATGATGTACATGTTGATTATTATTTTCAACATTCATTTCTTCATTATACACACGACGTCTTCTATTATTTTCTAATGGTACATAATTACGATTATTATAATTTCTATTATAATTATTCCAATAATAATAATAATCCAAATTAGTATACATATTAGAAATTATCTCGTTAGAACGATTAAAATAATTTATTGAATTATTTACAGTAGATATATAATTATTTATTGTATTAAAATAATTATTCATATTTGCGTCTTGTGAATAATAGTAATTTGATTCTGGGTTGGACATTAATATAAATTATATATATTTTTTAAAATATGTTTAAATATAAACCATATTAATATTATAATAATGTCTATTGATTTAACTAAATATAAAGATAAAGGATTAACAGGTTTAGCTAATTTAGGAAATACTTGTTATTTAAATTCTTGTATGCAAATGCTATCACATTGTTATCCTTTAAATGAAATGATTGATAAAATAGATGCAAATTCTATAAACAAAATTGACGATAGTATCTTATTAATAGAATGGAATAATTTAAGAAATTTAATGTGGTCTCAAAATTGTGTTATCTCTCCTAATAGATATGTCAATACAGTGCAAAAAATATCTAAAAATAAAAATATTGAACTATTTAGTGGATTTGCACAAAATGATTTACCTGAATTTTTAGTTTTTATTATTGATGCTTTTCATAATTCTTTAAAAAGAAAAGTTGAAATGAATATTACTGGAACTTCTCTAAATAAAACTGATGAATTAGCTAAAGAATGTTTTATCATGATTAAAAATATGTATTCTGAAACATATTCAGAATTATTAAATTTATTTTATGGAATTCATGTTTCATTATTACATTCTGAAGATAATACTAAAACCTTATCTATTAAACCTGAACCTTTTTGTTTAATTGATTTACCAATTCCCGAAAATATACATTCTTGTAATATTTACAATTGTTTGGATTTATATGTATTACCTGAAGCATTAACTGGTGATAATGCTTGGTTCAATGAAAAAACTAATCAAAAAGAAAATGTTAATAAATGTATTAATTTTTGGAGTTTCCCAGAAATATTAATTATCTCATTTAAAAGATTTAATAATTATAACAAAAAAATTAATACTATTATTACTACCCCAACTTATAATTTAGATTTAAGTAAATATGTAGTTGGTTATGATAAAGAATCCTACAAATATGATCTATTTGGTGTTTGTAATCATAGTGGTGGTTGCCTTGGAGGACATTACACTGCATTTGTAAAAAATGCTAATAATAAATGGTATCATTTTAATGATACTTCTGTTTCTGAAGTTAATGAAAATAATATTATCACTAACAAAGGTTATTGTTATTTTTACAAAAAAATTAAAAATTAAAATAATTGTATTTTAACTATTATTTTATATAATATTTATTTATATATAATAATATGAGTTTATTTAATAATATTACACAAGATTTTTTTGATACATTAAATAGTTTTGGCTCTAATCCCTTTGTTTTAGTAGTATTAGTTTTCATCATTCTTATTTACTATGTTATTTTTGCATTTTTAGGAAATTCAACTCCCGATTCAGATAATTTCCCAAAAGGAGGATTTCTATTTCTTGAAGCAATATTGTGGGCACTACTTATTTTATTAGTATTTATGAATGGATTAGCCTACTTTTTTAATATTAATGTTGTTACCGAATTGAAAGATGTTTTTAATGAAAAACCCGAAATACAAATTGAATCTACTCTTAACCAAAACAAAGATATTTCTGGTGCCTCTTATGATTTTAAAGAAGTTTATCACGTTCCCGGTAATAGATTTAGTTATCATGACGCCCAAGCCGTTTGTAAAGCATTTGATGGTGAAATGGCTACTTATGAACAACTCTTAGAAGAACAAAAAAAAGGTGCTAGTTGGTGCAGTTTTGGTTGGACTAAAGATCAATTAGGTCTATATCCTACCAGTCAAAATCATTTTGATAAATTACAAAAAAAAGAAGGACATGAATATGACTGTGGATTGCCTGGAATTAATGGTAGTTATGTCTCTAATCCTCACATTAAATTAGGTTCTAATTGTTATGGATACAAACCTAAAATTAGTGATTTAGAAAGTGACCTCCTTAAAAATGATGAATTATATCCAAAAACTCATAAAGAAAAACTTTTTGATAAACGTGTTGAATATTGGAAAAATAGAGTCGGTAATATTCTAATTTCACCTTTCAATAATGATAATTGGTTTAAAATACCTTCTGCCTAAAAATAATCTACATCCAAATTATTTAAATATTTTATATCAACTGATCTTTTACTTATTAAATCAGTTGCTAACTTATTAAATGCATCTAAATTCGCCTCTATTATTGTTATCGCTTTTTCTAATCCAAAATTTATTAATTTTATTATATTTTCATCTATTTCTGATTTCGTATTTTCACTTAATGACAAATAAGGACTATTTGGTGTTTGAATCGTCCTTGTAAATTCACCATCATCATAACCAAATAATTCTATATATCTTCGCGCTAAATTATCCGCCTGTTTTAAATCTCCACTCGCACCTGTTGTTATATCCAAATCTCTCATCGAATTAAATAATTTTTCATTCGTATAATTCGTTTTTTCATAATCATTGAAAATTTTATCATACAAAATTATTTCTGCCGCACGACCACCCATCGTTACTATCAAATTTGCTAATAAATATTTCTTCGTTGGATAAGAATTAAACTTCTCCTTCGGCGTAAATAATGTATAACCTCCTGCACCATTTGTATTTGCTGTAATTGTTACCTTTCTTACATCAAAAAAATCTCTAAATAATAATGCCGTTATCGTATGACCCGCCTCATGATACGAAACTAAATTATCTGCATACTCATTCTTTTCTTTATTTACTAGCGGTAATCCTATCGTAATTTTCTCATATGCATCTACTAAATCCTTTGAATTTATTATTGTCCTATTTTGTCTTAATGCTAAAATTATAGCCTCATTTGCCATATTCTCTATATCTGCTCCTGAAAATCCCGATGTTAAAATTGCTATTTCATCTAAATCTGTACCCTCTTCTACACTCTTATCTCTCAAATGCACATCCAAAATCTTACGACGTCCCATTATATCCGGCATACCTACACTTACCTTTCTATCAAATCTTCCTGACCTTGTTAGCGCCGAATCTAAAATATCTACCCTATTTGTTGCAGCCAAAACCACTATCTTATCTGTTTTCTCAAACCCATCCATATTTGTTAAAATCTGATTTAATGTTTGTTCTCTCTCCTCATTACCACCACCACCAAATTGTTCTCCCCTTTTTCTACCTACTGCATCTATTTCATCTATAAATACAACACAAGGTGAATTCTTTTTTGCATTTGTAAATAATTCTCTCACCCTTGCCGCACCTACACCTACAAACATCTGAATAAATTCTGATGCTGAAACTTGAATAAATGATACTCCCGCCTCTCCCGCTACTGCTCGCGCTAATAATGTTTTTCCTGTTCCTGGAGGACCTTCTAATAATACACCTTTTGGAACCTTCGCTCCCACCTCATAATATTTATCTGGATTCTTTAAAAAATCCACTATTTCTTCTAATTCATATTTCGCCTCATCACAACCAGCCACATCTTCAAATGATGTATCAATTTCTGAACTATCAATTACTTCTCTCGATTCTAATCTATTTGCACCCATAGGATTCATCGGACCTCCCGGAAAACCACCACCCCCTCTTTGAATTAATGCTAATACTGTCGTAATCAAAAAATATACTATCACTGCATTCACTAAAAAACTTATTGGATTTGCTCCATTTACAGAATTTGATGCACCTAATTGAACTATTTTGTAATAAATATCATTTTTTATGAGAGAATCAACTATTATATCATTTACTCTTGGTAATCCTGTTTCTAAAAAATGTAAATTACTTAAACTTGGGGCAATCCCATCATATTTATTATCAATTACTACCATAGAATTTATATCATCCGCTGTTTTAATTACACTTACACTATCAATGTGCTTTTGAGAGACTTCTGTTAAAAAATCATTTAAATTCCATTTATCTAACTGGTCTGCACTTTTTGCTAAAGTATTTATTAATTTTGATGGATCATAATCTGGAATATGACTCATCCTAATTACACTTAATCTTGGTTTTGAAACTAATCCGGTTGAAAATCCTGATGCTGACACCAGTAGCAGAGAGATTATAAATTTAATCATAATAATAGTATTAAATTTATATGTTTAAGTAGTAAATTTTAAATGTTTTCTTTCTTTATCTGTTTTAAATTTCGTACGATTTCCTAAAAATTTAAAATATTTTTTAGAGAGATTATATTCTTTTGGCTTTTTTTTCTTCAAAACTTTTAATCTTACATACATTATCATTCCTACCTGCCATATTCTTTTATGTGGATATTTACCCGTTTTATATAATCTCTCCAACTTATTTATCGTATTTTTTACATCATCCAACGTTTTATACTTTATTGGTATTGTATCATTTGGATTCTTATCAATATATACATCAAATGATTTTTTTGGATCATTTGGATTATATAAAAATTGCTGTTTCTTCTTTTTACCACCTTTATATGTTTTCTTACAATTTTTATATGGAGCACAAGATGCTCTCATCGTAAATCCTTTTGGTTTTGAACTTAAACACTTTTTACGAGAGAATCTTCTTGGAAATGTAAAAACTTTATTATCTTCTTTTCTTACACATTTCTTTGTTGAATTATTTGTTTTACAACAATCTATCATTAAAATATATTTATTTTTTTTTTCTACTTTGCTTTGATTTTTTTAAATTTCCTTTTCTTCTTTTTTTTGAAGAATTGTTTTTACCTTCATCTACTATCGTTATTAATTTTATAAATACCTTTTCATCTAAAATATCTGAACCATCAAATTTTTTATTTAATAATGTAAATTTCTCATTAATACGATTTGAATCACCTATATTAAATCCTGGTAAAAGTGCTAAATTTTTATAATCTTTTTTATCAATATTTAATTCACTTAATAATTTAAACATTTCTTATTATATTATGTAAATACTATTTATATATAATCTATTCTTTATTATATATCCTTTTTATAGATGATACATTCGTAAATGTTCTTTTACTTTTTACAAAATCCAATAACTTATTTGCCTCTTTCTCATCATCAAAATATTCTTTAAAACTATCTAATAAAAATTTAAAACTCATTACATTAGCATGCTGAGTTTCAATTAAATTCAATCTACCATCACTTATTTTTATTATTGGTGATTTAATATTTTTATCAGAAAAATCTGTTATGATAGACCCTGTTAAATTATTTTTTTTATCTCTTAATTCTTTTACCTGTTCATTTAATTTCTTTTGTTGATTGTCTAAGACCACCCATTTTTTAATATTTTCTTCTAAACTCATTGATTTATATTAATTCTAAATAATTATTTAAATATTTAAAATTAATAATTATTTAATTTATCTTCTTCTGCGTGTACGTTTTTTGCTTGATTTTTTACTCGCTTTACGTGACTTTCTGTTTTTTAAATATCTGTGTAATAAAAATATACCCGCTGGGACACTTGCATCTGCTAAAAAAGAACCTCCTCTTTTTGATTTTCTACGTTTACCACCCTGCTGCTTCTGACGTTGCTGCTGACGCTGCTGTCTTGATTGACGACGTCTGCGACCTCCCGCCTGGTTTTCCATATTCATCATATCTAAAGTCATTTATATATTATCACTAGAAAAAAATTATAATTTACTCATTTTATTATTATAACGAATTAATAAAACTAAAACTCCTAAATGTAATAAAAAACTTACTAAAATAAAAAATATAAAGAAAAATAAGTAAATTGATATTTCTTTAAAAACATAATCTAATAAGGGTTTTAAAAAATTCTTTATTTCTTTCTTAAATTCTTTTGAATTTAAAGTTTTTAAACATTGGTCGTATATAAAATTATTATTCTTCATATTGTTTAAATTAATAATTAGAATTTATTTAATTTATTTTTGCGTGTTATTTTATTTTCATTTTTCTATTTTATTTATTAAATGAATAATAGTATATTCGATTTAAACCAAAGATTCAATTTTTCTATTTTAAATTTAGGTAATCCTACTCTAGCAAATAATAATAATTATGTTAGCAAAATTAGTCATGGTATGACTAACAAAAATTTATATATTCAATTACCTAAATGTACCACTAAACAAGGTATCATTAAAAGTTCTTCTAAAACATACACTGAACTTAATTTTTGTATTTCTCAAAAAAATGTTATCGACTTTTTTGAAAATTTAGAAAAATTCTGCACCGAAAAAATTTACAATAATAGAGAATTATGGTTTTATGAATCTTCTAATATGGAAAAAACCGATATTGATGAATTAATTTTATCCACTATGAAACCTTATAAACACGGAAAAAATTTCTTACTTAAAACCTACATCAAATTAGATAAATTAAATATTTATGATGAAAATGAAAATAAAATTTCAATTGATGATTTTGATAATACTCATGAATTCATTCCTTTAGTAAATATTAATAATATTAAATTTTCTACTAAAAACTTCAGCATTGAAATATTTTTAACTCAAATGATGGTCTTATTACCTTCTGACGAATTTGAAAAACAATTACTTATTAAAACAGAACAACCAAAACATTTAGTCAAATCTAATACTATAACACCTACTGAACCAATAAATAATCATGAATCTACTAATAACATTACTTTAAATACTATTGAATCTAATACTGAATCTAATACTGAATCTAGTAAAAATTCTACTTCTTTAACTACTGATATTCTGTCAGAATCTCAAGAAATAATTACCACTTCTGAATCTTCCCCTGAAATTGTTACAGAGGAAGATACTTCTGCTTTAGTAAAAGAACCCGAATCATCTGAAAATAATGAATTTAAATATTTAATGAATGGTGATTTAGAAACTGTTAACATTTTTGATATTCATGAAACCAAAGATAATATTATCGATTTAAAATCGCATGAAGAAATCTATTTAGAGATTTATAAAACCGCAAAACAAAAAGCAAAAGAAATTAGAAAAAATGCTATCGCTGCTTTTTTGGAAGCAAAAAAAATTAAAATTAAATATAATTTAGATAATCTTGATATTGAAAGTAGTGATGATGATGAAGATTTCTTAAATTTTGATAGTTAAAATTTGAATTTTAGAAATAATTAAATAATTATGAAATTATTTTATTATTTATTTTATATAAATGGCTGCTTTCAAGAAATTCTTTAAAGACTTGAAAAATGAACATGTTTTAGGAATTGTAGGTTTAGTATTTTTAGTATTTGCTTTATACCAATATTCTAACAATAAAAATGTATTCCAATTAGGAATGACACCTATGACTGCTCCCGCTCCCGCGAAAGGAACCAGTGATAAACCATCAGTTAAAGTTGTAGGCGCTTCTGGACAAAACGCATACGCTCCATATAATGGTGCCGCACAGTCTGCATCTAACTCCGCCACCACTTCGTCTGCTATGAATAAACCTGTCGCTAATCCTGCCGATTTACTTCCTAGTGATGCTAATAGTGCATGGGCGGCAATGAACCCTGTAGGTGAAATGAAAAGTGTAAGCTTATTAAATCCACAGCAAGTTGTTGGAGTTAACACACAGGGTTCATCTTTAAGAAATGCTAACTTACAACTAAGATCTGAACCTCCTAATCCTAGAACTAACACTAATTGTCCATGGAATATTTCCACCATTGAAGATGATAAGTTTAGAAAACAATTAGAAATTGGTACTGGTGCATAAATTTATTATTAACAAAATATTATAGTTTATTATTATAATATTTTATATTATAATGAATAATTTCATTTTTAATACTATTTTAACAATATTTATTATTGTTATCGCATATCGTATTTATATTACTTCTGACTCTTTCCAATTAAGATGTATTATATCTGATGTTAATGGAAATAAATATTGCGTTCGTGATAGATCCAAACTTGAAATGGCTGCTGATAAATTAGCCAATGTTAATGTTAAATTAAATAAACTTGTTAAACATTTAGGAGAAAAATATCCCGAAAAAGATAATGTTAAACGTTTAGTTAAAGGATACAACCCTCGTAAAATTTATGAAACATTACCAACTAGCGAATATACTGCTTATAGTGAAAATAAAGGAGAAAAACTCGCATTTTGTTTAGATACTGAGAAAAATAGTAAAGGCCGTATCATAGATGATAATACTTTAATGTATGTTGCTTTACATGAAGTTAGTCATATTGCCACTAAATCAATTGGTCATGGTGATGAATTTTGGACTAATTTCAAATTTATATTAACTGAAGCTAAAGAAATTAATATTTATAATCCAATTGATTATAAAAATAATCCAGCCAGATATTGTGGTATGAATATTACAGATAATCCATATTATGATTATTGATTATTACTATAAATTACATCATATAAATTATATTTATTCGTATTATCAATATGTATTGATTTACTCATAAAACTATATTTATCATAATCTAATTTTGGAAAAAATGTATCACATTCTATTTCATCATCTATTAAAGTTACATAAATGTTTTTAACCACAAATATATTTGTTTTATTTAAAAATAAATCATATATATTTTCTCCACCAATTACCCATAATTCTTCATAATTTTTATTATCTAAAAACTCTTTTAAATTTATCTCATTTTTAAAAGATCTAGTTATATTATTATTCTCATCTATATTATCAATTTTTAATGAACTACTTAATATTAAATTATCCCTATTTGGTAGTGACCTGTTATTTAAACTTAAATAAGTATTTTTTCCCATTATTATCGCATTTTTTTTATTACCAGTTGTTAAATTCTTAAACTTTTTTAAATCACTTGATATCTTCCATGGTAATGAATTATCTTTACCAATTCCTTTATTATTACTATAAGCAACTATAATATTTACAAACATTAATATATAAAATTATATGCTTGTATTTATATAGATGTCAGATATATTTAAACTTTATATTAATAATAATAATAATTTAACAGATTTATACTTATTTATTAAAAATAAATACTTAGCAAATAAATTACTTGAGTCTATTGCCGAACTTCAATCTAAATATCATAATGCAAAAGACTTTATTACTTCTGATTTATTTAACACTATTTTTATAGACGATTTTAGCGATTTAGATATTAAATATATACAAGAATTTGATATTTCTATTTATTTTATTGATGAAAATATTTATTATGATGATTCATTAGAAATTATTAAATTTAAATTCTTAAAATATTTTAATCAATCTATTTCACCATCTTCACAAATTTCTTATGAAGAAATTTACATGTATGGATTAATCAATAAACAATACAACCCATCTGAATTATATAATACTCTTTCTGATAACAACACCAATAAAATTAGCAATGAAAATCTTAAACAATATTTATTAAATGTTAATGAGCAAATACAAATTTATGAAAATATATTACAATTTAATCAAGGAGTTGAACCTGACTATTTCGATTTTGATTCAATTAATTCTGTACAATTAGAGGAAATCAACATACTCACTCCTATTGGTCAAAATATTAACAGCAAATTACCTCATTCATATACTACTAATCCTTTTCAAGTTAACAAATATTCTAATTATATTAGGTCCATTATTAATACTTCACTTAATACTAATAATAGTAATCTTCTTTTTGAACAGAATCTCGTCAATGATACTTTATTTATTTGTTTATTTCAAGATGTATTAAATTATTCTAAAAAAATATCTTTAGATGAGGATATTACCATTAAATTATATTATCCTCTTATTTCTATTAATCAACTTAATAGTTTAGACCTCTTTAATAAAAATAAAAAAACATTCTTAGATAAAACCAATAAACATTTATCTTTAGAACTTTTCAAAAACAAAAATTCATTTATTGATACATTACATGATATCAATATTAATTATCAAAAATTTCCAGAACTTAATTACACAATTAATGGTGTTAAAAATTTGAATTTTAATATACACACCAAAATTAATCTCTCTTTATCATTAGAATCTTTATTCAAAATTATCAATAGTACCTACACTATGCCATTTATTAAATATAATCCTGGAAAAAAACACGAAAATATATATAGACTCTTTTGTAATAAAAAAAATAAAGAAAATAATAAAAAAATACCACTTCTCTCAAAAGAATTAATTATTAAATTCTCCAAAATTACCGGCAAAAATAACACTATTTCTATGATAATTTTTAACGATGAACCAATAGTTAAAGATAATATCAAACTCTTTATTATCGAAATAGATATTTATGGTACCATTAATGTTAAAATTGAATTATTTAATCATCTTAATATTCAACAATTAGACTCTATTATTCAACTTAATATTAATCCTGTACTTGATATTATTAAAAAAAATATTAATAATGATACCAATAATATTTCTTATTTTACATCTCTTATAGATAATAACATCGAGCTTATTAATCTCAATTATACTATTAAAATTGAATCAAAACAAAGTATTAAACTTTTAAGTAATATCAAAAATTGCTTATATTTCTTTTTTAACATCATTAGCGATAAAACTAAAGAAAAAATCTACCGATACAAAAGAGTTTCTAATTATAATGAAATGAACGACAAAGATGCTTTCATTATTGAACTTATTAAACAAAAAGAAACTCCTATTAAAATTATTCAACAATTAAAAGAAAATTTTAAACTATCATCTACCGAAGAAGCATCCAAAATATTTGAAACTACTATACAATCTCTCAATCTTGTCCAAAATATTTTTAATTACAGAAAATTAAAAATTAAAAATTCACCCGGATTCCTTTTCAAAATAGACAATAATATTAACAACCAAATCAATATCTCAATTGAAAATATTGATAATGTTAGATACATTTACTTTATTAAATTATACATCGACTCTATCTTTAAAATATCTTTTAATGATATTAAAGATATTGATTTATCCATTTGTAAATCTAGCAAAAAAAAAGAACAACAATTTACTGAAGATATCGTTCCTGATGAAATCGCTGTTGATCTAAATCAAAAAAATATTGGTAATGTTCTCAATACCCCATTAGAAATTGATCTCGATGATGCTATTGATGCCGCTAGTTCAATTGATGATGAAGAACAAGGTAACGATCTATTAGATATTTTACTTGATGATGATGACGATGATGATGAAGAAGAAGAAGAAGAAGAAGAACTAGATCTAGACGTTTCTCAAAAAGAAGACTTAGAAATTGAACCTGATAATGATACTATTAAACCTGGAGAACTTAAAGATTTTACACCAAAAGATATTCAAATTAATGTGGAAGAAGATGATGATGAAGAAGAAGAAGAAGAAGAACAACTACTTGATGATGAAGAAGAACCAAAACAAGAAATTCCAGAAGAAGAAGAAGAAGAAGATAAATTAAAAAAATTTAAAGAATCTACAAGAGGTAATCCTATTTTAAATAGATTAGAAAAATTACAACCTGGATTATTTAAAGTTAAAACTTACAAACCTAATCTCGCAAAGGAAGATACTAATAAAAATTATGTCAGTTATTCAAGATTATGTCAGTCTACTCGTCAACCAGTAATTCTTAATGAAGAAGAAAAACAAAAAGTTTTAATTGATAATCCCAAATATACATCTAATGATATTTTAGAATATTCTACTAACCCTGCTGAAAAATATTATTATATATGTCCTAAATTTTGGGACCTAGAAAAAAATTCTACTTTAACACAACAACAAGTTGAATCTGGTGATTATGGAACTATTTACTCAAAAGGAACAGGTAATATATATAAATTTGAAAATAAAAATAGAGAACCAGCATTTTTAAAAGATACTGTAGCAGATGAATTTGGTAATGAATTTTGTTTACCTTGTTGTTTTAGTAAATTAAAAAAACCCAATGAAGATAAAGGTAATCGTGCATGCAATATTACTAGTAAAGTCATCAAACAAGGAGATATTAAATATATCATTAGATCTGATAAATTCCCCTTAGAACAATATAAAGTTGGACATCCACCCATTAATGTTAAAAAATTTTTACAATTTGATTCTGATGATTGTATCAATCCCGATAATAATAATCTAAAATATAAATATACTTGTTTACTAAGATATGGAGTACAAAATGATAAAAATAATTCATTTTTAGCTTGTATTGCAGACACTTTTTCTAAAGAAATATTAAAAACAAATATTACTATTTCTATAGATGAAATGAAAAATATTATAATTAAATCATTAACTATTGATAATTTTATTACTTATAATAATGCTAATTTAGTGCAAATATTTTTAAATAAAAATATTACCGAACAAATATTAGACTCATTTGATATTGCACAATTTGAAAATAATAGTATTTTTTACAATAAATTAGACAAAACCAATTATAATCATACAAATTTATACAAAAGAATACTTATTTCTTTTGAAAATTTTAAACAATATTTAAAAGGTAATAATTATTTAATTGATTATACATATTTATGGGATATTGTTTGTAAACCTAATCCATTATTATTTCCTAATGGAATTAATTTAATTATATTAGATATAACAAGTTATGATTTAACTGATAATGTTAAAGTAATTTGTCCAAAACAAAATTATTCTAACGAATTTGTAGATGATAGCAAAAAAAATCTTATTTTATTGATGAAAGAACAATATTTTGAACCACTTTACTTAATAAGAACAGAAGTAACTGATATAATTACTCCATTAATTTCTTTTGCATCTAAATCTAGTGAAACCAGATTAAATGAATTTAAAAAAGTTATTAATTTTATTAAAGAAGATCTTAATAATAGTTGTATAGAAAATGATTCTAAAAATATTAAATTTAAAAAGAATATTTCACTTGAAAATATAGTTAATATATTAAATAAATTAGGTTATGAAATCAATTTTCAAGTTATGGATTATGAAAATAAAGTTATTGCTGTTATTGTAAGCAATCATATTGATTATGGAGCATACAGATATATTCCTTGTTATCCATCTAAAATTTATGATTATTATGAAATTCCAATTAAATTTATTGATGAATTAACAGAAGAATTTTTTACTGACTATAATTCAACTAAAGAATTTTTACAACTTATATATGATTCAACTAATCAAATTATACAATGTAAACCAGTTTATAAAATTATTGATGACGATTTAACAATAGGCATTTTGACTAATGCTAATCAGTTTGTTATGATCAATAAACCTGAAGTATATGTAAAAGATGATTTACCAGAACTTTCAGATAAAAATTACTTATTTACAGATATTATTATACAAAATAAATTTAATGTTGATGAAGAAAGAAAACAAATGATTAATAATATTAAATTAGAATCTGGATTTTATAATTCTTTTAGAAATACTATTTTAAAACTCCTTTCTGAATATAGAAATTACAAATTTAATGTTAAATTACAAGATATAATTAAAAATAATGCTCTTATTTATTTCGACAAATTAAAACTTATACGTGATGAATTAGAAATTCTTGCTCAAGATTATATTATTTTTGCAGAATATGATCCTAATATACTTGCTAATATTCAAAATTTCTCTTTATGTATGAACAATTCCTCTTGTGATACTGATTTCTGTATGATTAACACTACCACTAATATTTGCAATCTTATTATTCCCAAATTGAATTTAATAACAAATGATGATAATTATAGTATTTATTTTACTAAACTTTCTGATGAATTTACACGTTATAATAAAACTAAACTTCTATTATTTAATTCATCTAATTTTATTTCATTTAATAACATAAAATATAATATTAATGAAGATGAAGTTATTTTAATGGAATCTGTATTGGCTCAGGAAATAAAATCTACTGGATTACAAATTAAAGATCCTTATTCTAATTATACTACATTTGATACTTATAATATTAAATCTTCTACTAAGGTTAATAAAGTTGATACTTCTAAAATTGCTACAGAATATGATGATTTTGACTTAGATAAAATACAACCTGATGAAAAAATTGTTTTAAAATTACCAAAAGAACAAGTTGAAAAAATTAGATTATTAGAAAAAAAATATTTACAAGAAAAACTAATGGAAGAAGGATTACCAGATTTAGAAGAAGATTTACCTCCACTTGAAGAAGTTCCACCTGAAATACAAGTTGATAAAGATGTTAATATTGAACAATCAATTAATGAATATGTTAAATCAGTTGAATGTAAACATAAAAAAAATGCTATTAAAGAATTAGATTTAAACAAATTATTTATTGATAGAGTATATGAATTTTATTTTGATATAGATTCTAATAAAATTTGTTCTTTTGAATTATTATTATTTATTTTGAAACATTATCATTCCAAAACTTCAGAATTTAACTTATCTGAACTAGATATATTAGATTTAAAAAATTTATTAATTGAAGAATATTTTACTCATGAATATACTGAAGCCTTAATTTTAACTAATTTACAAATTAATAAAAAACTAGTTGAAAATTCATCTTCTATAGGAAGTGTAATTAAAACAAAATTAAAAACCTCTCCATTTTTAAAAACTCAAGAATTTAAACTATTATTATCTGAATTAATAAATAGTCCTGACTTTTTTATTACTTATATGGATATTTATTTAATAGCTAAAAAATTTACTTTACCTATCATTTTAATGTGCAATAGTATTATTAATTTATCAATAACTGAAAAAACATTTATTATTTTAAATAAAAATACTCAAAACAATAATTATTATTTTATTAAGGTGCCTAGTAGTTATCATAGAGGTGTGAAAAATTATAAACTATTATATTTCCGTAACTCATCTACTATTAATATTAGAGATGATTTAGTTGATACTGATAAAATACAACTTAAAACAGAAATTTTATTAGAATTAGAAAAGTATAAAGATTTAATTTTAAATGCAATTATTAATTTCGATTCTAAAAAAGTTGCTCCAAAAAATAAAAAACTCGCTAAAAAATTAAAAAAGTAAACTATATGCTTTCCTTAATATAAATATATTACAATAACAATTTATGAAAAAAACATTAAAAATTGTTAATTTACAAAATATTTTATATGGTTTACTATTTTCACATATATCATTTAGTTTAAAAATATTTAATTTTATTCTTTCTTTTAATAAAATTATTTTTTTAATTTTACTATCATCTATTACTTCCTCTTCACTTATTTCTTCCTCTTCACTTATTTCTTCATTTTCCTCTGTATTTCTCTCTTCTCTTTCAGTTTCTCTATTATTTATATCACTATAACCATTACTTCTTTGATAATTTAAAATTACATCAATATTATTTATAATTCTATAGTCATCAATTTCTCTTGATATAATTATTTCTATTTTATCATTTATTCTTTCCACTATATCACTTATAGTTAAATCACTAACTATATCATCATCTATAAATGAAATTTTTTTATGATATAAATAACCCATAACTAATTTTATTTTATAACCAACAAAGTTTTTTGAATTATTACATTTATAATAATAAATTAAAGATAAATAATTAAATATTATTTCATTATAATTATCACTTAAAACACTTAAATCTAAATTATAAAATTTATTTTTAAATACTGCACATAAATATCGTATTACAATTTTATCAAAATGTTTTGTTAAAAAATCACAAAATATTATATTACTTTTTAAAAGATAATTATACTTTGTTTCATTATCTAATGAATTAGTATAATTTTTTATTGAATTTAAAGTTAAATAATTTTCGTGTAATAAAAATAAATCTTTTAATTCAAAATTTGATTCATAATACATTTGATAATATGTTGGTATTTTATATTTATGATTTTTACTATACATGTAAAAATTATACAAAATATGTTTTTTAAATGGTATATTCGTATATGGATTTTTTATTTCTAATGGAGTTAAAAAATTATTTGTTATCATTGCTCCTGCATTTTCTGAATCATAGTTTAATAAACCATTTTTTATTATTTTTATCAAATCCTCATAAGTAAATTTATAGATAAATTTATCAATGTATGTATTAAATGTTAATTTATTATCTATTTCATTTCCTAATAAATCTTCATTATTGTAAATTTTCGCACATCTATATTTTAATTTATTACAAAATTCTCTTACTAAATTATATATTTTTTGTGATCTAATAAAAATATTTACTTCATTTTTATGATTCAAAAAACATTTATATTTATAATATTTATATTTTGTATAAAGATCTACTATTTTTGCAGTTAATTTTAATTCTTTCACCTTATTTACTTGTAAATCACTATCTATTATATTAAATGCTAGAATTTGATAAAAAATAGTTTCTTCCATATTATATTATCATCTTAATAAATTTTTATATGTTTATTAAATTTATTAAGAATTTATTATTTCTTAAAAATCTAAATCATAATCATCGCTTGAACCCATTTTTATTCCTTTTAGATTTGATACCATAGACTCTATCTTTAGATTATTTGTTGAACATTCTCCAAATTCATCTGTTTCATCTAATTCTTTTAATATATCTTCTTCTTCATATTCTTCTTCTTCTTCCACCTTAATTTCAGACATCTTATCCATATTTACTAACAATTTAAAACTACTTGTTCCAAAATATCCTTCTTGTCCACACATTATATTTGATGATACACCTTTCATTATATCTAATTCTCCATGTCTTGCTGCTTTTAAAAACATCTCTGGTGTTTCTTCAAAAGAAGCTTTCGCAATTGGACCAATATCATCATTATTTATTCCATGTCTGAAAATTGATACCATCTTATCATTACAACACATTCTGTCTGCTAACATTGTTAAATGATGATAATTAATATATGCACCATCAAATTCAATTGCTTCCGAAAATTCATCAAATATCGCTTGTCTCGCTGCCTCAATTCCTAATACACGATAAATTTCAATTATATCATTACTTATTGTTTTTGTTTTATCAATAAAATCTAATGCTAATATATCTAATAAATTTGTTCCAACTGTATCTAATACCCATAACTCTTTCTTTATATATTTTAAATCTACTTCTTCAAAATTATCTGTTATCTTTCTTAGTAAAACTTTTTTAATATTTTTTACACCTCTTAAAACTAAACTATCTAATAATTCATCTTGTAAATTCTTTAACATATAAATCTCATCTGATTGATCTAAAGTTTCTGGTAAATTCTTTGCTTTCTTTTTCTTCGCATTTTGAATACTTTTATTTATTCTAATTCTAAAAATTATTTTATCTGAATTATAATCATTATACATACAAGATATATTATTATATGAATTTGTTAAAGCAAAATGCACATCTTCCATCGTAATATTTTTATCTAACATTTCAATCTTATTCATACTTAATCTAATTATCCATTTTGATTTCTCTTTTGATTCATCTAAACTTGATTTACATTCATCTAATAATTCTTCAAATTCTTTATATTCTTGCATCAATTCTTCATCGTCTTTTATTAATGTATTTAAATCATCTGGATCAAAACAAATTTCACAACTTTCTGTAATCTCTCTTAATTTTGTATATTCTAAACTATTTATATGTTCTTTCGCTTTATTTTGATCATATTTATCATTTTCATTTAAATAAATTGTACAAGATGGATTTTTTGGATTTTCTGATAAAGATAAAATCTCTTCAATTCTTGGAACTCCACGAGTTACATTTGATTTCGACGCCACACCTGCAAAATGGAAAGTATTTAAAGTTAGCTGTGTTGTTGGCTCACCAATACTTTGTGCTGCAATCATACCCACCATTTCTCCTGGCGCAATAATCGATTTCTTGTAACTATTATTTATTGTTAATAATAATACTTCCAGTGATTTTTTTGTTAATTTTTTATGCATAATTAATTCTTTTGGACTCAAGTAATAATAATATAATACTTTAAATAAATCACCTGGCTTATTATAATGAATTTTATTTAATAATTCTAAATTACTTTCTATCATTTGAAATACCTCTAATGGAGTTACATCTACAATAACATTTTCTTCTTGATTTCCTGCTATATTATTTATTATATTTACAAATGAAACTGGAAGATTTACACTTCCTTTAAATATATTCTTTAATACTTTTTCCACTATTAATTTACGTGACTCAATAATATAATCAATATATTCTTTACATTTTTTATCCATTTCTGTTTTTTGTTTCTTAAATCTACCATATGCCTGTTTCGTATATAATGTCGTATATACTGAATCTTTTGTTTTATCATTAGGCATCTGATAATGACCATATATTTCTTCAATACTCATTGTTATAAATCCTAAGCCTTGAGATTCCACTTTTACTGGATCAAAACCATCATCACCATAACTATATTGAATTATCTTACTCTTATTATTTCTTACAGTCATATCATATCCAATTACTAAATCTTCTAAACTTTTAATCAAACGACGCTGAATATAACCAGTTGCTGATGTCTTTACTGCTGTATCAATTAAACCAACACGACCACCCATCGCATGAAAGAATAATTCTTCTGGTCTTAACCCCCCAATAAATGAACTCTCAACAAATCCACGCGCTTCAGGAGAATCATCAAATTTTGTAAAATGAGGTAATGTTCTGTTTTCAAAACCATAAGGAATACGCTTTCCATCTACATTTTGCTGTCCTAAACAAGATATCATCTGTGAAATATTTAAGTCACTACCTTTTGAACCCGCATTTACCATCGTCACAAATCTATTGTTTGAATCTAAATTTGTTCTTCCTAATTTACCTGCCTCAAAAGATGCCTTATTTAATATATTATTTACACGAGTCTCAAACTCTTCTACATTTGATTTTCCTGTTTTATTATCAAAAATTCCTAAGTGTGTCTCATCAATTAATGATTTTACTTCCATCTTCTTTTTTGTAATTACATCTACAATCTTCTCAATTGTATCTCTATCAGCTATTAAATCACTAATTCCAACACTATAACCATGAATTTTCATATATTCTGTTACTATATCTTGTAAATCATCCACAAATTCTTGTGATGCATCTACTCCAAAATCATTATAAATTCTTTGTAATAACCCACGAGTTGTATCGCCTAAAATACCTTTCTCAATATGACCACGCGCTAATATTCCATTATTTAATTCAAATACATTATTTGATGTCGCATAATCCTCCTCATCTTTGAATCTTTTTGTTTTATATTTTAAACTAAAATTTGGAAAAATTTGAGTTAATATTTCAAAACTTGAAATATTCGCATTTGTAAAATCTATCGTATTTATATCTATCTTTTTACAATGCATTAACAAATTCATCGCCGTTCGTGAATCAAAATTTATACCACTTCGTGTAAATAAATATACACTCAATAGTGAATCTTGGAAAATACCAACAATTGATTTGTTATTTGCTGGACTTATTATATTATTCTTTACTGCTGCTAGTAATTTTAATTCTATTTCTGATTCTTCATCTTGAGGCATATGTAAATTCATCTCATCACCATCAAAATCCGCATTATATGGCTTCGTATCTGCTACATTCATTCTAAATGTATCACCTTTCATCATTACATGAGCAATATGACACATCATAGACATTCTATGTAATGTCGGCTGACGATTAAATAATACAGCATCACCATCCAAAACATGACGATGAACTTTGTCTCCTTCTTCTAATTTTATTGATTCTCTATCTACATATCTTAAACTAATACAATCTCCATTTTTCTTCTCATATATCTTCGCTCCTGGATATACATCTGGACCATTTAATACAAATTTCATCAAATAATTCTTATTTCTCGCATTTACTGTAATTGGTTTTGTTAAATTTTTAGCAATCTTTAGTGGAACACCTAACTCACTAATTGATAAATTTGGATCTGGAGTAATTACCGAACGTGCACTAAAATCTACACGTTTTCCCATTAAATTTCCTCTTACACGTCCACCTTTACCATTTAATCTATCTTTTATCGCTTTTAATGGCCTTCCTGATCTTTGCGCTACTGCCGCTACTCCTGGAATCTTATTATCTACCAGTGTCGCCACATAATATTGTAAAACCGTTGACCAATCATCTATTACATTTGCATTCGCATTTTGTTCTATCTTCTCTTGAAGTGTTCTATTCGCTTTTATTATATTTACTATTATATGAGTTAAATCATCTTCACTTCTTTGCTGTGAATCATGTTTTACAGATGGACGAACCGCCGGCGGTGGTACAGCCATCGTCTGACATATCATCCATTCTGGACGAGACCATATTGGACTAAATCCCATAAAATTTACATCCTCATCTGAAATCTTTCTTAGAATTTTTATTACCAATTCTGGAATCAATTTCATAACTAATGTTCCATCTTCTTTCGCAAATTCATAATTTTTTATTTCTTCCTCCTTACTACTCCATTCAGCAATTAATGTAGCCAAACCTTCTTTCTTTAATTTTGGTTGTAAACAACCACATCCATTATGCGAACATTCACCACATCTTTTCTTTTTACTTGCTAATGCAAATACTTTATTCCATCTTTCATCTGCATTATAATTTAACAAGTATGAATATTTCTCCTTATTTATTAATAATTTACTACATTTTATACATATACATCTTAAAATTTTCATTAATGTAGTTAAATATTGAATGTAAAATACCGGGCGTGCTAAATTTATATGACCAAAATATCCTGGTGTTTGAATATAATCCAAACCATCTGTAGGACATATAAATCCTGGTTCTAAAATACCCATTCGAGGATCAAATAATCCTCCCAAAACTGGCTTATTATTGATATAAGTGTCCCTATTTACTATTTCTGCCACCGAACCTTTTTGTATCTCATGAGGACTTAAAAGACTAAATTGAATACCAATAATTTTTGAAGGTTTTTTGGTTTCATCACTAGTCATACTACTATATTATAAATAATATATATTTAAATTCATTTCAATTTTAATATTATTTGTCTTATTTTTTCATTTTATTATTTTTATTTTTTTTATTTTTCATTTTTTTAAAATTGATTTGTTAAATTTTTTTATTATATATATTATATCATCTATGTCTACGTTCTCCCATAAACATACCACCCGTCTCAAAACTGGAGTATTGAAACGTAAATACCTCAGAGAAGATTATTCTGATGCTTCATGTAACGATTCTTCATCTGGTTCTGATATTGAAAGTGATGATGAATCATCTTCCGAGCCAGATGATATGGAAAATAATGAACATGTAGAAAACAAAATTTTAGCTAAAGATAAATTACAATATTATCAATTTTTAAACAAATTATTTCCATCTAATTACAGCAAATCTAAAATTAATAAAATTAAACGACAGCGTCTTCAAACTTTACCAAAAACTAAAAAAAATCTTTCTAAAAAATCTAACAAATCTATTCTTTCATATAATGATAGTAGTGAAAATGATAATGAAGAAGAAGAAGAAGAAGAAGTAGAACATGATCCTAATTCTTTACTTAAATATGAAGGATTTAAAAAATTATTTGAAAATGATAACAATAGTAATAAAAATATTAATATCATCTTGAATATGAAAGATGGTAAAAATAATATCTTCAACTATGAACAACCATCTTCACGAAATGACTTACAATTATATTATGAAGATGAAGAAAAAGAAGAAAATGATGAAGATTATGATGAAGATGATGATGATGATGATAACCTTATTAAGAAAAAAAATAAGAAAAAAGGATATACTGATACTATGGAAGACAATGAAGATAATACTATAGTTCCTCCTCCTAAAAATGTTTCCACCAAAAATTATAGAAAATTCTCTAAAATTTTAACAGAAGAAGATAAAGAATCTGAATACTTTAAAAAACAAATGTCTATTAAAGACCAAGAAACCGCAATTGAAAAATTAACAGTTATTAAAAATCTTACATCCATTGAAACACCTTATCTTATTCATTTAATCAATATCGACATTCCTGATATATATAAAGCCTGTGCTTTAAGAAAAATTAATATGCTTCGTGAAATGGGTGGAGGTTTCGGTAATAGTGAATACTATAAAATTAAATCTTGGGTTGATGCATTTATTAAAATACCATTCAATAAATACAACAATCTTCCTATCACATTTGCTGATGGAATTGAAAAATGCCACTCTTTTATGCAAGACGCCAAAAATACTCTTGATAGTGTCGTTTTTGGTCTCGACGATGCTAAAATTCAAATTATGCAACTTATCGGCTTATGGTTAGTTAATCCTAATGCTGTTGGTAGTGCTATTGCTATCAAAGGACCTATGGGAACTGGTAAAACCACCTTAATTAAAGATGGTATTAGTAAAATATTAAATAGACCTTTTGCTTTAGTTGCACTTGGAGGATGTGGAGATAGTGGATTTCTTGATGGTCATGATTATACATACGAAGGTAGTAAATATGGTAAAATTATTGATATTCTTATTCAATCCGGCTGTATGAATCCCATCATCTTATTTGATGAACTTGATAAAATTAGTGATACTCCAAAAGGTGAAGAAATTGCTGGTGTATTAACTCATCTTACAGATGTCACTCAAAATTCTCATTTTGCTGATAAATATATGTCTGAAATTAGTTTAGATATGTCAAAAGCACTTTACATTTTCAGTTATAATGATGAATCTAGAGTTAATCCTATTCTAAAAGACAGAATGTATAAAATTGAAACTAAAGGATATAAAGTTAAAGAAAAACTTGTAATTTGTAAAGATTATTTACTTCCTAAAATTTATGAACAAGCCAAATTTAAAAAAGAAGATATTACATTTACTGATGATATATTAGAATACATTATTAAAGATTTTACTGAAAATGAATCTGGTGTAAGAAATCTTAAGCGATGCTTAGAAATTATTTACACTAAATTAAATTTATACCGACTTATGAAACCTGAAGAAAATCTATTTGAAACCTCACTTAAAATTGATAAAAAAGTTGTATTTCCATTTGAACTTAAACAAGAAATTGTTGATAAATTACTCAATCGAACTGATAAAAATGATGTTCCCTTTGGAATGTACAATTAATTATCTTCATACAACCAACTATAATAATATCTTTCATTTGATGAATTTTTTAAATTCGAAAATTTAAAAAATACCATCGCATCATTCGCCATCTTTACCAATTCCTGTTTAAAATGAGCTATTCTATGTGAGTCTAATTCATCTTCCATCATATAATTTGGATTTTGAATTATTAAATATGTTTGAAATTCTCTCTTTTCTGGAATTAATTCAAATGAACCTATATAATATGGGCCATGCATTAATCGTGTATCACTTGGAAAATAACCTATGTAAAAATATTTGTTCGTATCATTTTCTCGAGCAAAATCTCTCATTAAAAACATATCTTGATACATAAATTTTGGAAAACTATTACTATAACCTACCATATCATGAATCCAATTTTTTGCCCATTCTATTGTCGCCACATTATTTAATAATTTCAAATCTTTTGATGTTGGCTCTATATTATCATAACGTTCTCTTATTCTTCTCTCCTTTTCTTCCGCCTGTTTAAAATATTTTAATACTTCTTCTTCATCCTTAGCTTTTTTATTTTTTAAAAATTCCTCAAATGATGGAAATGTATCTTCTTTTTCTTCTGAATTATCTAAATCTAATATCCACATATCTTGTTCTTCATCATAATCTACTGATTTTATATTTGCTAATGAAGAATTTAATGTATCATTATTTAAAAAATTCTCTTCCATAGAAACTATACTTGGAACTCTTACTTCCTTTATTCTATTTATCATCATATTAGGTAATCTATAACATCTTGATAATTCTACAAATAATAATAATATAAATTTCATCTCTATATTATTATTGTCTGTATATTTAAATTTTTTTATTTTATATTTAAAAAAAAATTGAATATATTTATTTTTTTTTATTTTATTGTATCAACACTACTATGTGGTCCCAGATTCTGGCCGCCAGCGAGAACCGCGATGATGATGAGTATGACGAACTTGGTCGTAATCGTTCAGCTCATCTTCGACGCCAGGCACTTCAGCGATGGAAGGTAGTTGCTCGTAAGGAGCGCAAGGAGACTAATCCAATTAGTTAAATTATCTTTCTTGTAAATTTAATATTGAAAATACATCATTTTTACTAGCATCACTTAATGGTTCTGGTTCTTTTTTTATATATGTATCATGTTTTAAAAAAATTTCATCTTTATTTCCTTTAAATGTATTTGTTGGAGAAAAAAACATATTTTTTAAATCAAATTCATGAATAAATGATTCACTTGATCTATTTTTTCCTCTTCTTTGCAAATAATTTTGTTGTTCTGGAGTTATACACGGACACCCCTTATCACTTGAATAATGTGAATAATACATACAGCATTCTGGTAAAAATTTATTATGTTTAAAAACTTCTTGTCCACCTTTTACTTCGACATTTGGATACTCCCCTAAATTATATTTATCTTTTTTATATATTTCACTTATAGATCCTACTTTATTTTCTTCATAATTATTCAAATCTAAATTATTAAAATTTTCATTTTTTTTATTGGTATATTTTTTTATTAATTCTAATGGATTTTCTATTTCATTTTGTAATACAAATTTCTGAAATCCATAATATAAGGTTATCATACCTAATATTACTAATTTATCAAATATTATTAGTAACAATACTATAGAAAAAATTATTTTAAAAACTTTACTTTCTCGTAGTTTTTCTAGTAATCCCATTAAAATAATTAAATATTTTAAATAATAATTAATTATTTTTTTATTTAAGCTCCTGGTGCTTTATTGAACGTCATTTCATAATCATCTTGTGATACTGGTCTTATTATTTTAACTAATATATCATTACACATATTCGCAAAAATTATATATAAAACCAAAATTAAAATGAAAAATATCATTAAAAATATTACTACAATTACCCATATTGCTACTGGTGCCCATGCCCAACAACCAATACAAAATACTGGACTTAGTGTTACCGCTATTACATAAAATACTGCTAAAAGAATTATAGAAATTATTAATGATAATAATGTTGGTAAAACTACTCCCATTAAAAATGCTAGAGCCATCATTGGAAAAATCAATTTTATTGAATCTACTAATATTACTATTTGGTAATAAATTAATGAAATAAAACCCAATATTGAACCTATAAAATTATTTATTTTACCAAATATTGTTATATTTTCTTTTACTATTCTCTCTATTCTTAACATCATTTCTCTAAACAAACTTACCAACAAATTATATAAATGCATAATAAAAGCTAATAAATTTGAAAACATACCTGCTAAAAATTCTAATATTTTTGAAAAGAAATTTACTATTGCATTTATTGGAGCTAATATATCAAAAGCTAAATTTGATGTTAACTCATTTAAACAATTTTTTAAATTCTCTCCATTAAATCCATCACTACCATCATTTACTGATTTCGCAAAAGGCATGTAAAATGGATTACACTTATTTTCTTCCCAATTTATTTTTTCTAAATTTATTCGGGAAGAAAAATATACATAAAAAACTACATATACTACAAAAAGTATTGCTAATATTGTTATTACTATATCAAAGTTATATTTTTCACCATATGATATTTTTTCAAAATAATTTTTTATTTTTTCTTGTAATTTCTTATCTTTTGATTCATCCATGTTAATATATAATTATAAATTTTTATTTAACCTAAGGCCCCAAAACTTGCTATTTTTATAAATGTCCCTGGTAATTCATTCCACGCTGATTCTCCTACTACTAATGCTGATTGAATCGTATAAAATAATACTGTTATTGTTGATGTTAATTTACTAAATGTATCTGTTACGCCTATAAAAATTCTATTTGCACCATCTGCCATATTATATAATCTTCCTTTTGCATCAAATGCAAAACTTCCCATATTATCATCTTGAGTATTTCCAAATAATTTTAATCTCTCAAACATATCTGCAAATAATGCTCCATTTTGTGCAAAATAATTCAATGATTGATATATTGGCCCTAAAAATGAACTCATAAAATCTACTTGGGTTGTTTGCACACATTCATTGAAATTCTCTCCAACATCATGTCCAAATACAGCCGCAAATGGCATTATTGATGGATTACATTTGTAATATTCCCAGTTATTTTTTATATTTGATATGCCTATGCTTACCGCTAATACCGCATGTAATAAACTAAAAATAAATATAATTACTACTGCGCTTCCTAAATCTCCAAATGTACTAGTCATATTAAATTATATACCTATTATAAATATACAATTTAATTATATTAATAGTAATTTAATTTTTCTTTATGAGCCTCATTTAAGACTGATTTATTTTTATTTTTTAAATGTTCTAAACTTTCACATTGTGAATTTACCATTAAATTCGCTTGATTTCCTTTCAATCCCAAATTACTATAATTTGATGAACAATGATGCATTCCTTCTAAAAAACCTTCTACCACATTTTTTGGTTTCGTCATACCTTCTAACTCATAATTTAATGTATCTTTTCTTTTTCCATTCTCTCTTTTATAAAATCCTGTTATCTTATCTTGTAAATTTAAACCATTCCCTGTATCTGCCGTCACATTATTTAAATGATTCGACCTCTCTTTTTGTGTTAATCCTTCTACTAAATTATAATTTCCACAAATTAAAAATATAAATATTAATCCCATTAATAAAAAAATTATAAACTTATAATTTTTACTATTTAAAATTGACTCTAAACTTCTTTTTAAATTTACCATTTATATATTATTTTATTATAAATCTTTTACAAAATATATATTTTATTACTTAAATATATATTTATTTTTCTATATATAAATGTCTATCCTTGATAAACAGCAAAAACTTGATCTACAAGGAATGATTAAAGCCAACGAAACCGAAGATGTTACTCAGCAAATTCGCGAAAATAAACAAAGCAACCTCATTAGAACCGACATTAAACAAATGCTTTTCTTAAAACAAAAATATACTCGTCTTGCTAAATCTAATCCAAATGAATTTGATAAAATGTGTGTTAGCCAATGTCAGTTTCTATTTAATAATTATACCGACCTATTCAATAAAATCAAAACTGATACACTTAATCTTACTATTATGGATAAATTTTTAAATATTCTTAAAAGAATTGAAGACGGTGAATTAGATCAACACGAAGGTTCATATCTTGTCGGTCAACATCTAAAAGAACTATATATTGATAGTGCTATGAGAAATCAACAAAAAATTGAAGCCAACGATCGTAAGAAAAAAGTTCAAAAAAAACCTACTGTTCCTGAAAAAACCATCTCTTATAAAGATTTTAAAAAAATGCAAAATTAATAACCTAATCCTCCACTATATCTCATTATTCTATTATGACTTCTTGACCAATGTGTTATTAACGGTGTCGTTTTAAAAATATACCATTGTTTCCCTCTTTCTGATTTCTTTAAACAATCATATAAATAATTTAGTGTTTCTTTATCACAATCTTCATTAAAATTTGTCTTACCATAAACCTCCCTATTAAATTTTACTAATTCTTTTGGGTCATCTTTTATACTTTCTAACCAATTCTCATAATTCATCTTTATTTATTTAAAAGTATATTTTTTTAAACTAATATAAAAATTATAATATATTTATATTATTATAAAATTATGTTGTCTAAATTAATCATTATTGGTTTAGCCTCTGTATCCGCATTCTTTAATCCATCCGTTAAACTTTCTAATGGAAGAACCGCCACCTTAAATGGTCGTGGCCCCCCAGTTTTATTTTCAACTGGACTTTTTGGAACTATGCCTCAACAATTTTACAATGAACTTATTAAAAGTTTAAAACATAATGTTACCGTTGTTACACTTGATGGTGCTATGCCTATCACACCTAAAGACATTACCGATCTTGCCGATTCTCTCAAAGTTGATTCACTTACATATGTTGGACATTCCTCATTTAATCCTGACCTACTTGAAACAGATAGAATTAATAATGCACTTCTAATTGACCCTATTGTTATTCCCGCATTAGATATTAATGGTGTACTTTCCGGTGGACTTAATAATATTGATGGTCGTACTATCACACTTGACTATCCTGTCGTTGTTATTAAATCTGAAAAATTATATCAATCCAAATTAGATTTACCTACCTGGCAAGAACTTCAAATTAATGGTGACGTTCAAAATGAAGTTTATGATGGCGTCGGTCATCCTGATATTCTTGATGATACTTGGGCTAATATTGCTAAAGGTACTGATTTATGGGGAACTGCCCAAGGAAAAACTATGTCTTTTAAAGACTGGAAATATGATAATAAAAATACCGTTCCTGCTATTCGTAAAAATTATAGAGATTATGTTTCTACTAGAATCCTTAATCTCGTTAATAATAATCTACAAGAACAAACTACTGATATTGATGTATTTACTACTGAATCCCAAGTTTTACCCGGTGATTATGAATTACCACTTAATTAGATACATCTATCTTTTTTTTTCTTCTAAATAAATTTGTGCAGCAAAGAAATATTGAATCTTCTGTTTCTTTTTTATCTTCTAAATCTATTTTTAACATCCCGCCTGTTTCATCATAGTGTCTTATTAAATCTATTGCATCGCATGACTTTATACATGGAACTCCATTTAAATATAAAATTACATCACCTTGTTTTAAGTATTCTCTCAATTTTTTATTTTTTTCTAAATTACTAACTACTACACCAGAAACATGCACCTCTTTTGTTGTTGGACTTCTATCTGTTAATGTTATCCCTGGTGATATATGATCATTAAAACTCACATATATTGTTTTTGTATACTCTTTCTCTAATTTTTCTTTATTTTTTGGATTGTTTTTCAAATCAAATTCTTTATCTAATATGATTTGAAACATTCTATCCTTACACATTGGACATCTTATTCCTCCTTTATTACACCATTTTTTTAAACATTTGTAGCAAAAATGATGGCTACAACTTGCATAACAACTATTAGAAATTACTTCAAAACAAATCGGACATTCCATTATATAATTTAAATAATTTTTTTTTATATTTATATTATATATTTATGACTCAAACATTGAAACAAAGACGTAGACAAAATTTTACTAGAAAACAAAAAGGAGGAGGTTTCTTTGATTTTTTAAAAATTAATGTTCCTGTTGGAGAAAAGGTAAAAGGATTCTTTAGTGGATTAAAGGCTAGATTTACCAGAAAGAAAACATTTACTGAAAAAGTTAAAGATAATGTTGCATCTGGCGTAAAAACTGTCGCAGCTGCACCCAAACAAGTCGTCACTGGTGTTAGTGCAGGAGTTAAAAATATGGCTGCTGCTCCTAAAAAACTTGTTAGTAAAATTCCTGGAGTTGCTCCTAAACCTAAAACTGTGTTTGGTGGAACCAGAAAAAGAAAACAAAGAAAAAATTAATCTTCATTATCCAAAGATTCTTTCAGATAAGTATTTGAACAAATCTTTTTCACTATCTTATCATCCACTCCATCCATCGGTTTTCCTAAAGTAGACATCGCTCGTGCGTAAAACATTTGTTTATCATCATCTTCCATAAAATCTGGATTCTCTTTTGTCCAATTTGTTAATGCCGTATAATTCTTATTTGATGTTTTACGTATCGCATTCTTTAATTTTGATTTATCTTTATCTTTTTCCCAAGTATCATTATCTTTTATATAAATAGTCTCTCGTTTTGTATCAGTGCAATGCATTGGCCTCTCATACAAACTTAATTTATTCATATTTTCCATTATTACATTACTTATTCCTTTCTCTAATCCTTGAGTTTTAGTAAAATCTAATTGTTCTAATGATACCGATATTGACTTGATAAAATCACTCATATTTATTGCGTCTTTACATTTCTCATTTAAAAATAAATTTATACTAAATCTCTGATTATTATTTATTGTATTGTTATTTGTTGTTGAATTATTATTTCCTATTTTTGGTATTATTTCTGTCATTTGTTTACTTTGTTCCATTATCGTTTTTTGTTGTTCTACCATCGATTTTTGCTGTTCTACCATCATGCTACGTAATTCTTTATTTTCATTAACAACAGTCAAAAACATATCTTTTAATTCTAATTCTTTTTCTTTGTTTGTTGGTTTTTCTATTATTACACACTTTTCAAAACTACATTTTTTTTTGTGACCAAATAAGCCCTGTCTTGTTTTATATTCTTTACCACATTCACAAACATATTCAGCATTTTTTTCGTAAACAATCGGCATTTTTTTGTCTTCATTTGTAAACAAAAATGCCTTTTTATGTTTCTTAGTCAATAAATGCGTATCAAAATTTGATTTTTTAGACGTGGAAAAATCACAAAATTCACAATAAAAATTTTTCGCATTTTCGGCATTTTTTTTTGTAAGCATTTTTTATATACTTTGTTTACAAAAAAAATGCCTAAATTATTTTTTTATATATTTTATTTTTTTGGGATTTTTGGGGATTTTTTCGTCATTAAAATGTATCTTTTTAATTTATGGTGTTAAATATATTTTAAAATATTAAATTTAAAATCTATTATGATAATAAATATTACTAGTATAAAATTAGGGATTTTTTAGGGATAATTCGTCATTCAAAAAATGATTACAAAAAAATCCCAAAATCCCATTTTTTTCCTGTAAATTTGATATTTTGACCATTACAATTTACCAATACATTATGGTTTATAAAAATTTCATCTTAAAAATGTGTGTTTTTTTCGAAATCTATAAAAGCTCGCCATATATTAAAATTGGACATTTTTTTTTGTCCAAAATCAAAAATTTTTTACAAATTTAAAATTCCAAAAAAACACACTTTTAAAAAGAAATATTTTTGTTATGTAATAGCGTCACAAAGAAAAAAAGGCTATTTTTGGGCGATTTTCTTTAAGTTCAAAAGTAATATATATTATTTTTAAACTTAAACTAATTCATTATATTCTAAATCTGTTTGAATGGGTTTATCTTGTCCAGTTATTATTAATTTCTCACACCAATGAGTAGTAGTATCATTTTTCTTAAACGCCTTTTTTCTTTGTCTTTCAATTAAATTTGATAAAAAGCGTCTTGGAACCATAGAAATATATGCTACTGACCGTTTCTTTTGTGGAATAACTCTGTGTATAATTCTTGAATCAAATATTAATAAATCTCCAGCATTTAAATGTGGAGTAACTATTGATAAACCTTTTTTCCAAATATAATCTTTGTTTGGAATTTCATAATATTCCCATTCATATGGATTTTTTGAAGTGCATCTTTGAGACATAGACTGAAAATATTTTTGAGAACCAGAAACTAATTGTGTAGCAGTTGATTCAGATAATGCTAATATTCCTTGAACGCATCTCATAGTATTTCCATGTGTTTGATTTTGATCAACATGCCAGGGTAATGTATAATTGTCTAAATCAATAACATTACCTCCAAAACAAGATACTAAATCTTTAGTATTCCATAATTTTTCATAATGTTTTTTAATTTCAAAACGTAATTTCCACATAGTTTTTGAATGAACTCGATTGTCTTTTCTTAACCTTCTGAGTCTTAAAGAAGGGTAAGAAATAGCATCTCTAATAATTATGAAACCTTGAGTATCCATAATAAATATACTAATAGTAAATTAAAAAAATATAAACTCAATTTTAAATAAAATTGAAATTTAAATAGTATAAATATATTTCATTAAGTAAATCATAATGAGTTATACATTATTAATAGTTGAATCACCAGCAAAATGTGCTAAAATAGAAAAATATTTGGGACCAGGATATAAAGTGTTAGGTTCTTTTGGACATATTACACATCTCTCAAACTTAAAACAAATTGACTTTGAAAATAATTACAAACCTAATTTTGAAGTTGTAGATTCAAAGAAAAGTCAGATTAATAAATTAAAACAGGCAATTTACAAAGCAAAAGAAGTTATTTTGGCGACTGATGATGATAGAGAAGGTGAAGCAATTGCGTGGCATATTGCTCAAGTTTTCAATTTATGTCCAACAACTACTAAAAGAATTATATTTCATGAGATTACAGAACGAGCAGTAAAAAATGCGTTAGCTAATCCAGGTGTAATTAATATGAATTTAGTTTATGCCCAACAAGGAAGACAGATCTTGGATTTAATAGTAGGATTTAAAATCTCTCCGATTTTATGGAAACATATTGTTTCTAATACTAAGAATTCTCTCAGCGCAGGTAGATGTCAAACGCCTGCTTTGCGATTAGTTTATGATAATTATAAAGAAATTCAAGCGAGTCCTGGTAAATTAAGCTTTAATACAACTGGAATATTTACTGGAAAAAACATAATATTTCCATTAAATTATAATCATCTCTCCCATGATGAAATAAAAGAATTTTTAGAATTATCAAAAACATATAAACATGTTTTATCAAAAGAAGTTGAGAGACAAACAAAGAAGAACCCTCCCACTCCTTTCACTACTAGTGGTTTACAACAGGCTGCGAATAATAATATGCATATCTCTCCGAAAGATACGATGGCTTTAGCTCAAAAATTATATGAAGGTGGTTATATTACATATATGAGAACTGATAGTAAAGTTTATAGTGAAGAATTTATTGAAAAAGGAATAGAATATATTACAGAAAACTATAACAAAGATTATATTAATCCAAATATGGGATTAATTACACAAAGTCTTAATCGGGAAGATAAAAAAGAAGAAAAAAAGAAATCAAAAAAAAAGAAAGAAGAAAATAATAATGCTCAAGAAGCACACGAAGCTATTAGACCAACAAATATTCTAGTAGAATCTATTCCAGAAGATGAAGATATTTTCACTGCTAGACATAGAAAGTTATATAAGTTAATTTGGAATAATACATTAGAAAGTATGATGGCTCCTGCTATTTATAAACAATTGATGGTAAAAATAACTGCTCCTCAAAATCATTTGTATAAATATAGTGCTGAAGAAAATATATTTCCAGGATGGAAAGCAGTTCAGGGTGTAGATGATGATAAATATTATTCATATTTACAAAATTTAAAAGGAGGAGAAATAATTGCTAAAAAAATAATTTCAAAACAAACATTAAAGGATTTGAAATCACATTATACAGAAGCAAGATTAGTTCAATTATTAGAACAAAAAGGAATCGGTAGACCATCAACATTTTCATCGTTAATTGAAAAGATTCAAGAAAGAGAATATGTAAAAAAACAAAATGTAGAAGGTAAGAAATTAGAAATAGTTGATTATACATTAGAAGATGGAAATATAAATGTAGAACGAGGTTCAAAAGAATTTGGAAATGAGAAGAATAAATTAGTGATAACACAAATAGGAATTTTGGTGATAGAATTTCTAATTAAATATTTTGATTCTTTATTTGGCTATGATTATACAAAAAAAATGGAAGATGATTTAGATCAAATTGCTCGTGGATTAAAAGAATACCATACATTATGTGATGATTGTAATAATTTTATTGAAAATTTAATTCGTGAAAATTCTTTATTAGAGAGAAGTATAAAATCTGTAATGCAAAAGTTAAATATAAAAATAGATGAAAAACACACATATTTAATTGGTAAAAATGGTCCAATAATTAAATTTTTAAAAGAAGATGGTACAGCAGGATTTTATGGAGTTAAGCCAGATATTGATTTGGAAAAACTAAAAAATGGTGAATATAAATTGGAAGAAATAATAGTTGTAAAAGAAGATAATATAAAAAATTTGGGGATGCATAATGGATTGATTGTATATTTAAAGGTTGGTAAATTTGGATATTATTTAGAATGTGGAGAGATTAGAAAATCATTAAAGTCAGTAAAGATGAATGTTCCATTTAAAAATATAACATTAGAAGATGCGATTAGTATATTAGAAGATGCGAGTCAAGTAGATAATTCATTATTAAGAAAAATAGATGATAATTTATCTATTAGAAATGGAAGATATGGACCTTATATATTTTATAAAACACCACGAATGAAAAGGCCACAATTTATGAAGTTAACAGGGTTTGATGATAATTTTAAGACTTGTTCGCTAGAATATTTAAAAAATTGGATAAAAGAAAAATATACGATTTGAATTTAAAAATAAAATTTTAAGATTATAAAATGTGGTTAAATGCTTTATATATGGGTGCATTAATTGATATAGTTAATGTGCCTTATGACAGAGGGGCAAATATAGAAGGTTCGAGACATGCATATTTAAGATTGCAATCAAAATTAAATTTTTTAAATGTTGATAATGTAAATTTTATAGATTGTGAGAATACAAAAGTGAGAGATGTATTAGGAAATGGTTTTTTATGTTGTTGGGATACATTAAATACAGGTAATTTTCCATTATTAGTAGGTGGTGATCATACTACTGCAATTAGTAGTATATTTGCAGCAAATGAATATTGTAATACGAATAGAGAGATGTTGGGTGTATTGTGGTTTGATGCTCATGCAGATTTTAATACAATAGAAACGTCACCAAGTGGAAATATTCATGGAGTGCCTGTGGCTGTGTTATGTGGTCATACATTAAATGAATTAAGTTATGGTAATAGTTTAGAACCAAGTCAATTTGGTTATTATGGTGTGAGAGATATTGATAGTTTAGAATTTAATAGATTTCAATATTATAATATGAATATATTGGATTCGGAGAGAGATTTTAAAGAATGGATGAGTAAATTTGATAAGATTCATTTAAGTTTTGATATGGATTGTTTAGACCCATCAATAATGAGTTGTGTAAATACGAAAGTAAATGATGGTTTGACTATGGAAAAAGTGAGAGAGAAATTAAAAATGATAAAAGATAGTAATAAGTTGATGTCTATGGATTTGGTAGAATATAATCCTTTATTAGGAAACGATGAAGATGTGGTAGAAGATATTTTAAAAACATTATTTGAAAAATAAGTTTAAATACTAATTAATATAAATTATTATCATAATGAATAATAATTTACATTCTCTCTTGGATTCGTTTAAAATGATGTATATGATGAATATGAAAGATAGTTCGATGTATGATAAAATGTTTGGAATGGTAGTATTATTTTTTTTAACATATTTTTTGTCGAATGAAAATAATGATTTTTTGGATGGTATTTTTCGATGGGTTGGAGAGAATCTTAGTTTTTTTAGACCACGTAAGAATTCGGTATTTATAGAAGGAAAAAGGTGTTTAAAGGTTTCAGGATATTTAACAAAAACGGATAATTTATTTAGTAATAGATTTACAGCATATTGGTATTATATATCAAAGAATAATTTAAATAATAAAACGATATATTCTCTCAAAGAATATGCAAATAGTTCAAATATTTATGATGATTATGGAGATCCAAAAAATAGTAGAAGACATAAATCGAGAGAAGGTTCAGATGATGAAGAAGAAAAGGAAAATAATTTTATAAATTCAGATATATTTGTAGTGGATCAGTTAAAATATTTTAAAATAGAGGATAATATTTATTGTAAAGTTCATAGAGATTATGATAAAGGAGATGAAAAAAGGAAATTTGAGATGGAAAATATTTCAATTGAAATCTATAGTTATAATAAATCTCTCGAATATTTGACGAAATATTTGGATAATATTTATGATAATTTTAGAAAAGATTTAGTGAAGAAACGAAATCATAAAAAATTTATTTATACATTAGTTGGTTCAGGAAATAATGATTCTTGTTATGGTGAGAGAGAAATAAAAAATGAATGGGAGGAATGTGAATTTGTAAGTTCAAGAAATTTTAATAATTTATTTTTTGATGATAAAAAGAAGTTAATAAGTAAATTGAATTTTTTTGTAAATAACAAAGCTTGGTATGATTATGAAGGTCATCCACATACTTTTGGATTAGGACTACATGGTCCGCCAGGAACAGGTAAAACAAGTATTATAAAATGTATTGCTAATAAATTAAATCGTCACATAATAGTGATTCCATTAAGTAAAGTGAAGACACAGAGAGAATTTAGTGAATATTTTTTTGAACAATATTATAATCGAGCAAATAGTAGAAAACTAGGTTGGGAAAATAAGATAATAGTATTTGAGGATATAGATTGTATGTCAGATATAGTAAAAAAACGAAAAACAAATGAGTCAAGTGTAATAGTAGATGAGGAAATAAGTCAAGATAAAAATATGTTAGTTCAAAATAAATTATTAAATAAAATAGCAAAAAAAATGGATGATGATCATGTAGATAGTTTAGTAGTAGATTTAGATAAATCAAAAGATGATAAGATAACATTATCATATATTTTAAATATTATAGATGGAATTCGAGAGACGCCTGGTAGAATATTAATAATTACAAGTAATAATTATGAATCATTAGATCCGGCATTAGTAAGACCAGGTAGAATAGATATGACATTAGAAATGAAAAATAGTAGTATTGATACAATAAAAGAAATGTATAATCATTATTATGGTGATATAATTCCAGAATATGTAGAAAAAAAACTAGTAAATTTTGTAATCTCTCCAGCAAAATTAGTAAATATGCGATTAGAATATGAAAGAAAAGAAGATTTTCTCTCCGCACTAATAAATGAATTTCATTAAATATATATTTTTTTTTAATATATATTTAAAATTAACAAGTATTATTAAGTAATTTAGGTGAATGACTATAAGCACCTTGTGCTGTTAATACTCCAGAAACAATACCAACAAAAATACAAGTAATTACCCACCCAAATAAAGTCTTAAATAGAATTTTTTTATTAATTGCTTGAAAGCGATGTTTTTCACATAAAGCAACTCCAACTTCCGCACCAACCTGACAATGAGTAGTTGATAAAGGTATTTTTAATCTACTACCAGTGATAATAACTAATGCAGAACCTAATTCAACACAAGTACCTCTAGAAGGTGTAATTTTACATAATTTATCTCCCAAAGCATGAATAATTCTTTTACCATAAACTAATAACCCAATAGCAATACCAACTCCTCCACAAGCAAGAATCCAATAAGCATCATCGCCAAGATCATTTTTTTTAGATAATGTTCCACTATCTCTATAAATAACATAAATTGCAGCGAAAGGTCCAATAGAATTAGCAACATCATTAGCACCATGACTAAATGAATCGCATATAGCAGAAAAAACTTGTAAATATTTATATGTTTCTTCAATTTTGGGGTCAAAAGCTTCTGCTCTATTATGAATATTAACAACTGTAGATAGTTCTTTATCAGAATTAATATTGTATTCGGTTCTATTATTTTCAAAAGTGGTAGACATTTCAATGGAAGAAGTAGTAGTAAATTTATTTTCAACATATTTACATAATTTTGGAATAAATGGAGCAGTAATTAAAGCACCTGCAGTACCAATACCAAATGAGATAGCAAATGCTTCTCCTACATCAATTTTATTTAGACCCAAACCTTTAGCACCTTTATAAATTATGAAAAAACTATTAATAATTAATGTAAATCCAACTAAGCAAGGATACATAATTGTAAGTCGTTTATAATTAAATGGTTTTCGTAGTACAAAAAATCGGTTAATTAAATAAATTCCAGATGCAATAATACTAGAAAATACAGGTGAAATAAACCAAGATAATACGATTCCTCCAACACCTCCTACATATGGAAATGTGTCTACTGATTTAGTCCAAATAACACAATTAGTACCTTTTAAAGCAATAGTCATACCAATCATTCCACCAACACAAGAGTGAGTAGTAGAAACAGGCATTTCAAAATAACTAGCAGTAAATAACCAACCTGCTACAGCGGCTACAACCCACATACATCCATAGGCTAATAGTTCAGGGTCATCTTCAAAACATTCATAATCAGCAATTCCTTTTCTAATTGTATCAGTAACATGATTTCCCATCAAAATGGCTCCACCAGTTTCAAATACGGCTGCTAATCCTACTGCTTGTTTTAAAGTAAGTGCTTTTGAGCCAACTGATGTAGCAAAGGCATTAGCGGCATCATTAGAACCAATTCCCATAGATGCAATTAATGCAAATATTCCTCCTGTGATTGGAATCCACAAGTACATTTTAATAATTTAATTAAAAAAATTATTTTTAAATTGAAAACAATTATATTTATAAAATGTAGTAGAAAAATGGGAACACTTGAATTAATTTATGGGTGTATGTTCTCAGGAAAAACAAGTAAATTGATAGATAGATATAATGAATTAAAAGATAAACATAAATGTTTAGCAGTAAATTATATATTTGATAAGAGATATACGAATGGAAATAAGATAGTAAGTCATGATAAAGTTTCAATAGATTGTGTATGTATTCAAGATTTAGAGGAATTAACAAGTGATTTGGATAAGTTTAATGAAGCAGAATATATATTTATAAATGAGGCACAATTTTTCAAAGGTTTAAAGAGTTGGGTTTTGTATGTGAAGAATACATTAAAAAAGAATATAATTTTGTGTGGATTAGATTTGGATTTTAAGAGAGAGAAGTTTGGTGAGATGATGGATTTAACTATTTCAGCAACAAAAACGTTTAGGATGTTAGGAAGTTGTGATAAATGTGGAAATGCTTCATTATATACACATAGGATAGTAGATAATGAGGCGCAAGTTTTAATAGGTGCGAGTGAGTATATTCCAGTATGTGATAATTGTTGGAATTTCTTAAATAAGAAGGGTTAAAATTTAAAAGGTGTTCTAACGTTATAATTTTTCATTTCATTACGAATTTGATTGATTTCTAAAGTAAGAGAGATATTAGAATTAGCTAAATCAACAGGAAGACCATTATGATAGCGAAATTTAATTTTTAATTTAGATATTTTTTCTATAGGAGGTTGGTAATAACTTAAAGAATCAATAAAATCTTCTTTACAACTTAAACTTTGATTAATTGAATTTCCATCATAAGTTTTATATCTAATAGGAATTTTAGCAAAATAAGAATTAACTAAACCAGCATTAGTATTATTAAGTCTATCATTAATAAATGGTTTAATTTCATCAGAAGTGTTATATTTATCAATTTCTAAATATATAAATTGATTCTGATTTAGTTCAGTTTGTTTAGGGGGTATGATAGCTCCGGTAGCGCTGGTAGGTACTAGTTGATTGGAATTATAATAAAAAAATATATCAGAATCACTAATATCAGCTACGGCGTGTGATTCAACCCATTGTTTATTATCAAAACCTAAATTATGTCCTAATCCCCAATTAGAATGTTGTTCATAGACATTATTATTACATAGACTATTAGAAGAAGTACTATAAGAAAGAGATGCATCAAAAAATATAAATGAAAAATCTTTAGACGCGCTTGTAAAATGTGGTTTTTGGGAAACATTATTAAAATCAACATTAAAGACATTATTAGGAGCCCAAGCGGTACCAAATCCTAATCTAACTTTATTTTGTATAGTTTCGCATATGTGGGAATTACTATAATAGCCATCATCTAAAGTAATAAGAACTTTCTCAGAACCATTTTGAACAATCATTTTATTATTTTGTAAATGTTCACTAATATTATATAATTTATTAGGTATTTGTATATTTAATAATCTAATAGACTCAACGTTAGTATATGTTTGTGGTAGTGAAACTTCAAATTCATTGGCGTTGGGCCATCTGAATTTATCACGATCATTAGTATCAATGGATAAAATTTTTCTGTCTAAAGTGAAATTTTGTAGCCTTTCTATTAAAAATTGTTCCATAATTATAATTATAATAATAAAATAAAATAAATATATTTATCTCAAAATATATTTATATATATTAGATAAATAATGGGCGATAAAACAACTACAAAAGAAGGAACTGATGCGATGATAAATAGAAAAGGTATTTTTGGTTTTGGGTTTAGTGCAAATAGTAATTTGGATATGATGAATTTAGTGGTTTTAGCGGTGGCAGGAATAATTGTAAAAATATTTTTTGAAGAAAATTATACTAAATTAGGAAGAAGCGGTCCTGCATCAACTACAATATGGGGTTATGGTTTAACGGCAATATCGTTAGTTTTAATGATATTTATGGCTATATATTTAACGACAAAAAAATCGGAACAAAGAGGAGAATTGTTGCTAGAGAGAGGTGCTAAAGATAAAAGCATATTTTCGTATTATATTGAAATATTATCATCGGGAGCAATACCGGTAATTCTAACTTTGGGAATAGTAGTATATATAATTAGTTTAAATTTCATATATTTTACAAGAATAAATTCAAATAAGGTAAGTTCAAGTTATCCAGTATATTCATTTTTCTCGTCGTTGTTGGTAATAATTCAAATAGGTATAATAATAAAATATATGTATAGTATTTTAAGTGGTATAAATACAAAAAGAAATGAGACACCTCAAAAACAAAATGAGCAATCAATATTAAAAGGATTAAGTTTAATAGTGATAACAATAAATTATATTTTTGTATTAATTTTACATATATTATTGGCGTTTTTTTCAACAGATGGTTAATTAAATTCGATTGTATCTTCGACTAAAATAATTTTGAAAGTGACTCCAATATTTTCTTTGGTTTCCCAAAGACCAGAAATTTTAAGAATTAAAGATTTATTAACATTATTAAAGTTATTAGATGTAATATTATTGATAGAGTTATCATTGTAGCAATATTTAATATAACCATTATTAAGTAATTCTGTAATTTTATAAATTCTATTTTTATTAGAATTTATTAAATTCAAAATATATTCTTCGATGATGGCGATTTTATCGATACTGATTTTATTATCAAAATATTGAAATAATATTTTTTCTTTATTTTGATTAATTTTATTTAAATTAAATAATATGTAAAGTCCATTTAATGATAAGAGTTCATTAGAATAAACGATTTTATAAAAATTACTATATTGCATAACACTATTTTTGATAGGGTCACAAATAATAATGTGATTGAGGTTAATATCTTCAACATTTTCGGCGATCATTTAAAACTAAATTAATTAATAAATTAACTTTAAACATTTTTTATATATTTAAAACTAAATTATTAAAATACAATAATGATTTTAAAAGATAATTTTGTGACATTAATAGAAAAAAGTAATTCAAATGTAATAAATAATAAGTATACAGAATATATAAATAATTTACCAAATGACTTAGAAAATATACCAAATTTTATATTATATGGACCATGTGGTACAGGAAAGTATAGTGAGGCATTAAAAATAATAGAAAAATATAGTGGAAGTTATTTAAAATATGAGAAAAAGATGATAATAAATTCATCAAAAAATGAACATATAATAAAGATAAGTGATATACATTATGAGATAGATTTGGAGAATTTAACATGTAATTCAAAGATTTTATTGAATGATATTTATAATAATATAATAGATGCGATACAAAGTTCAAAAGATAAAAGGGGAATAATATTATGTAAAAATTTTCATGAAATAAATAATGAAATAATTGAGATATTTTATAGTTATATGCAAAAAAATCTGGTAAATAATTTAACATTAAAATTTATAATATTAACAGAGCATTTGAGTTTTATTCCAAAAAATATTCAGGATGTGTGTAAAATATTATATTATTCAAAATTAAGTTATTCAAATTATATAAAATTATCAAATGGAAATAATAAGAAATTTTTATCAGAGAAACAGAAAATGGATAAAAATGGTCAATATTTATCGAATATATCTTCAATAAATTTATTAAAATATATTGAATTGAATAATGGTAATGAGAATTTAATAAATTTGAAGACGTCAATATGTAATAAGATAATAAATATGATATTTTCAAGTAATATAAATTATAATAATATAAGAAATATTTTGTATGATATATTGATTTATAATTTAAATATTTATGATTGTACATATTTCATAGTAAATAATGTAATATTAAAAAAAATAAAATTAAGTGGTGAAAAAATGGATCAGGATTTTATAAATAAGATTTTTGTAAGAATATGTATATTATTTAAATATTACAATAATAATTACAGACCAATTTATCATTTAGAGGCATTTATATTATATTTAATAAAGTTGGTAAATGAGAATGAATGTACAAATAGCACTAAGTAAATTAAACTTGGATAACAAATATAATATAAAAAACATAACAGAATTAACGAGTGTGGAATTAAAAAGGAGTTATCATATAATGGCTTTAAATTATCATCCGGATAAAAATAAGGAAATAAATGCAAAGGAGAGATTTCAAGAAATAGGTGAGGCGTATACATTTTTACATAATATAATAAATTCGAACATTTATAATATATATGAAAATAATACAGAAGAAGAAATATATGATACACCATATACGGATTTAATGATTAATTTATTAAAAATGTTATTATCAAAACCGGATAGTGGAGAGATAAATAAATTTCAGAAAAAATGTATAGAATATACGAATAAATTATTGGATCAATTATTTGATAAAATAAATTTGAATGTGTTAGAAGATATATATAAATTTATAGTAAAAAATTCGATGGGTTTATCAGAAGATATGATAAATGTAATAAAAGATCTTATAAATAAGAAATTAATGAAGTATAATATGTATATAATAAGTCCTTCGTTAGAAAATATTATGAATAGTGAAATATTTAAGTTAGAAATAGAAGAAGATATAGTTTATGTTCCATTGTGGCATCAAGAAATGGTATATGAAAATATTTTAATAAAAATTCAGCCAATATTACCAGATAATGTAACAATAGATGAATATAATAATATGCATATAACATATGAAGAGAGATTTATAAACTTGTTGAATTTGATAAAAGAAGATATAAAATTTATAGAAATAAATAACTATAAAGTTTATTTTGAGGAATTAAGGTTGAAAAAAATTCAAGTAGTGATATTTAAAAATGAAGGTATACCATTAATAAATACAAATGATATATTAGATAATAAAATAAAAGGGAATGTATTAATTCATATTCATTTGGAATAAAATTTATAAAAAAAATTATAAATTTTATTTTTTTGTGGTTTTAATAGTTTTAGTGATTACATTTACTCTGCTCCCTTTGCTTTCTTAACAACACGCTTTTTCTTAGGTGCATCTTCAGTTACAACTGCCTTAACCTCTTCCTTTGCTGCCTCAACTACTGCTTCTGTAACTGACTCAGCTGCATCGGCTTCATCATCAGAATCTGCAACTGTAGTAGATGCAAGCTGCTCAACTACAACATCATCTTCTACCTCAACCTCTTCCTGCTTAGCAGCAGTTGCGGTGAGTGTCTCTTTATCCTTTGTGGAAAGGTTAATATGACATTTACCAGCAAGAGTTACACGAGGCTTTACAACAGCCTGGAATAGACGCCACGTAACACCAAACTTACCATTAGCAACCCAAATTCCACCACAAGATAGAATTGTAGCAACATGAGAACCCTTCGTAATTAGTTCAGGAGGAACAATACCATTATCATTAGGAAATAGCGAGAGCTGATTATCATCATAAATTTCAGTATTTTTGTATTCACCCTCCCAATAATTAATCTTTACCTTAAGAGTAGGAGCACGAGAATAATCAAAGTCACCAGTCTCCTTATCCTTAGGATAACGAAGCATAGGAGTCCAAAGTGCATCAACTGCATCAGCATTAGTCTTTGTCTTGTTAAGCCAGTCTTTGCAATTAGTAATAGCATCAGTCTTAATACGCTGTTCTAGAGCCTGCATATTCTTAAGAAATGCAACACATTCAGGATTGTTATATTCATCATTAGGAAACTGAAGAGCCATATCATAAGATTTTACTCCACTCTTATCATCAGTATATTCATTAATACCCCATGTTAGCATAAGTGGAGTCGCGAGATGAACACCCTTTTTACTTTTAGAACTTAGAATTCCGACCTGCTTACGGCCATTCGCATTAATCTTTGCCTTCGTAAAGGTAAGATCGGAAGCAGGATCGAAGTCAATACCGGAGAGGATTTGCTGAGCCATGGTTATTTAATAATACTAATAATATGTTTTTGTCTTTAAATCAATTTTTTTTAAATTATAAACTTTTTTATTTTTATTTTTTTTATTTTTTTTGGCTGCGTAAATGGTTAGGAAATTTTATGAATATTTTAGGCATTTTTTCATAAAATCTATGAAATATGTAAAATATTATATTGTGTTAGTTTATATGGATCCAGATAAATCTAAAAATGTGAATTTATATGGTTTAATAATTTGGGCGGTGCTTTTTTGGATATTAGTTCCATTTAGATTAGTTAAAAGATATCCAATTATTTTAATAGGTTATTTTTATACAATTTTTATATTAGCAGCAAATTATTTTTTAATTGGTGATGATGTTGTAGAAGCTACTGATGAAGTTGATTTTGATGTTAAACCAATTACATTAGCAACATTATTTAATAATAAAGTAATGCAAATATCAACTGCAGTATTTGCAATTGCAGTTTCTACAAAATCATTTTTCAAAAGTATTTTTTATAAAGAACTTTTACTTTTTATATTATATACGTTAATATTTGGTGTAGGTTTAATAATTCCAATTTATTTTATATCTAATTTTAAAGATAAAACTAAAGTATTAGAATCAAATATGTTATTAATGAGAATGAGAAATGTTTCATTATCATATTCAGTAGGATTTATGGTTTGTGGATTTATGTTAACATTAAATAGGTTATATGTAATGAAGTTTAAAAAATAAATAATTTAACGACGACTTATATTACATTTATTACATAAAATATTTCTAAATTTTCCTGTGGCGTGGTCGTGGTCTAAAGTTTTTTTTCCACAACCTACATTACCTTCATGTAATTTACAATTACAAAAATTACAAAATTCAGTTTCAAGATATATTTTATATACTGATTCAAATTCTTCTTTTGTTTCAAAAATTACTCCTCGTTTTTTCCAAGCCGCTTTTCTTGATATTTTTTTACCTGCATCCGTTTTTCTAAATTCTTTATCATATGCTTTTTTTGCTTCAGGATTAGCAGCATATCTATCTTTCTCTCGTTGTAAAATTATTTCACGATTTTTTAAGTATTTCTCAGCATCATATTCTTTTAATTCTTCTTTATTATCTTCTCTATATTTAACTCCATATTCATATGTATTTGGTGCCATTAATAGTAATATTAATAAATAGTTTTTATTTCAATTTTAAAAATTAATTAAAATTGAAATTATGGTTTTTTTTGGATTTTTTTTCTTACGCTTCTACGACTGGAGCGGCTTTAGTTTGTTTTGGGAAATGAGGTCCCATGTAGCGCTGAAGGTTAAAATATGTGAGCGCAACCTCATCATCAATCTTGAGTAGGGCTTTTAGTGGAGCATCAGCGTTGATTTTGCGACCATTTTCTTTGTCCTGAAGGTTGTTGGCGCGAATGTATTTGTTGATTTCACGTGTAACATCTGTGCGCGCCATTTCAGAGCCTTTGTCGCGACCAAGGAAAGTGGCTAGTTCATCACTAATAAGCGATGGTTTGACGAAGCCACTTGGGGCACGTGTGCCTTTCTTGCGTTTTTTGTTGTTGAGTTTCTGTACAACTTTGAGCTGTTTGACGGTTTTGCGCTCAAGGTTTCTGAGCTCAGTTTTGAGAGAGCTAAACTGAGATAGCATACCCTGGAATTTCTGAATGAATTCAGTGAAGTTATCGGTGATCGATGTCTCAGTGGTATCGGTAGCAACAACAACATTCTCAACAACTGGAGTCTCAGTTGTGGTAGTCTCAACTGGAGTTGTATCTTTCTTAGAACGTGGTTTGGTTTCTTTTTTCGCTACAACTGGTGCAGGTTCAGTTGTGGCAGCAGCTTTGGTAGTTTTTGTTTTCTTGGTTTCGACAGGGGCAACTTCAACGACAGGTGTCTCGGTAGTTTTTTTCGCAGCAGCTTTGGACGGCATCTTTTTATAATTATGTATATAATTATCCTTTTAAGTTGTTTTAGGCTTAAAATATATTATTTCTCTCCTAAATATATTTTAAACCCCATTTATGCTAAAGAATTTATTTTTTTAACTTACTTTTTAATTATATTTAATATTTTAAACGAATCTAATAATTTACAGATTCATATAACCAAGGCATCGCTTCTGCCGCTGATTCATTGACTAAAGTTAAACAACATAAAATATAATAACATCCTAAAGACTTTGAATCATTATTTATTCCTTTTGTTATAAATTCTTCAATTATTGTTACTACACTTTTCTTAATTACACTATGACTGTAATTATGAATTGAATTAATATTAATATTTACATTTCTAAATGGATTTCCAAAAGGAGGACATATTTCTCTCTTAACTTCTTGAGTTAAATTTGCTCTATAATGCCATAAATCTGCTAATTCTCTCAAAAATTTTACTAATTGATATTTATTTAAACTAGTTAACCAGCGCATATCAGTATAATTTCCTAAACTATCCATATGTTGAAATAAAGTTAATATTTTCATTTCTAATTTTTTTGTATCATTCATTTTTTCTACATTATCATAGTCTATATTTATTTTGATATCTAACATTTTACTATACTTGATAAACATCATCATATTATTAAATACTTCTTTATTTATTAATTTTGTTGAAAATGGATTTTGCACTTGAGTTTTATTTTTAATATACAAATTGTATATTGATAATATATCAAATACATATATAAACTTATCTTCATCTTCAAAACTAAAAAATTGAGTATATGGAATAGATTTTAATTCATCTAGCGTAGCAAAATCACAATCATTTGTACATCTGCTTCTATTATAAAATCCTGGTCCATGTAAAGCAATATAATTTTTAACGAAGATTTTTCTAACAAATTTTTGAATGTAATTTGAAAAATATGAATAATACATGTGGTTGTAAATTCGTTTTTTTAATTCATCTTTATTACCTGATGCTCTTATAGTATATTCTTTACTAATTTTCTTTAGTTGTTGAATATTATAATTTATAGTAAGTAAATTTGAATATTCAGATAACTTTGGTAGTATAAAATCATCATCTCTCATTTTAGTTTTGGCTTTTCTTAATGGTAGTTCTTTATTTAAAAAATATTCTACAATATTTTCTTCTTTTGTGATAACAATATTTTCATCAGATTTTTGGGTTTCTATATTTAAATCAGATACTCTACTTTTTTTTTGCTTCTTTATCATTATATATATATATATAACATATTTTCTTTATTTAATTATTGTTATAGTATACATAATAATTAAAATTTTTCAATATTAATGAACTAAAATCATTATAAATAAATATTTCTAATATATAAGATTATGAAAATACCTTTATCAGAAAATGAATTTTCTTTATTGGTGGGATTATCTTTATGTCATGATCCAATTCATGATTTTAAAATGCAAACAAAAGTTATAAATGATAAAGAAACTATGACTAAAATATTAGGTATTGATTATTTACTTAATGAACGAGAAGAAGAATATTATGAAGATCAACAAGGAGGCAAATTAATACCATCTCAAAAGCCAAGTTTATTAAAATCGGAAGTAAAATTTGATAAAAAACATAAAAGTAGAGATAAACTTGATGAAAAAATAAATGAATCTGCTTATCCATTATTATTCTATTTAGGATTATTGACTAATGATGATATAAATAGTATAAAAAGTACAGTTAAAGATACAAATGACTTACAATATGTTAAAGATAAAATAATTTCAAAAATTATTGAAAAAGCAAAAATTGTTAATCAAGAAAAAGCAAAAGGTAGAAAAAAGAAAAAAACATTTAAGAAAAAAAATTTAAAGAAACAAAAAACTAAAAAAAAACTAACAAAACGTAAACAAAAAAGAATTAAAAAAACTAAAACTAAGAAAAATTTTAAGGGAGGTGTAAATAAAAGTAATGGAGAAAAAAGAGACTACAAAGAAGGAATTAGAATTCTAAAAGTAAATATGGAAAATTTCCAAAAATATGAAGGAGAAGCAGAAAAAGATTATTGGGTAGAGATTGAAAAACTTTTAGAAAATGATTTAAAATCATCAATAAAAAAAGTAGGAGATTATTTAATTGAATTAAGTAAAGATAAAAAAGATATTTCAAAAATACTTTTAAATAAATTTATAGACGAGTTGTTAACAAATGATGATGATATTTACAAGTATGAAGATCTTGGTACTAATAAACAAATAAATGATGAAGTTGAAAAATTAAGAAAAAGATTTGAACCAAAAAGTAAAGGAAAAGAAAAAATGAAACCTGATGCGGGTCCATCTGGAGAAGCACCAGCAGAAGCACCTCCACCTCCACCTCCGCCTCCGCCTCCAGCACCAGAAGCAGCACCTGAAATAGTGGCCGAAATTAAAGATGAATATGATAGTGAAGATGATGAAAGTGAAGAAGAAACAGAAGAAGAAAAAGAATTAAGATTACAAATAGAACAAGCAAGAATTGAAGCTGATAAAGATAAAGAAGCTGAACAAACATTAAAAATGAGAGATGTAGAAAGAATTAAATATACTTCAAAAGAAGCATCAAAATTTGCTTATAAACATATTGGTTTACAATCACATGATCAAAAAAGTATTAAAAATTATACTGTACAACAAATAAAAGATTTAATTCAAAAAATTTCTACCAAAGATGAAATTATAGAAGTCGTTTCTAAAGATGATGAACTATCTAAGTTAAAAAATGATGCTAAAAAACCACTTACAGTTATTGAAATATTAGAAAAATCTACTAGTAGTATAAGCAGCATATTTATAATGTTGGAAAAAAATAGAGGTATTTATTTGAGAAAATTAGCTGAATTACTAGTTAAAAAAAAAATAGAAGAAGATTATAGAGAATTACAATTACCGTTTATAGTTGAAGAAGAAGATGAAAAAGAATTGAGAAAAAGAATCAAAGAAAATGAAGAATTAGTATCATTTAAAGCACCAGCACGATTATTAAGTATAGGTAATCATAAAATTATGCAGTTATTTAATACAATATTTGATATTATTGATATTTCAAAAATAAAAGAAACTCCACTATATGAATTATTAGAACATGAAAAGAATATTTTTCATTCTTTATTAGGAAAATCTTTTAAATTTAAAATGGAACTAACTGGTGATACAAAGTCTTGGACTGGTAAAGATGAAGTTGCACAACCAAATGCAGATGAAGCACTAAAACTATATTTTGTGTTAACTTATTTAAAGCAAATTGGAGTAGATCTAACTGATTTAGATACTAAAACATTAAGAAGCAAATCTGGATTTTTACCTGAAGAAATTTTACGAAAATATAATGGAAAAAGGGTAATTATAAATAATGGAGCTCTTCCATTTGCTAGTACAACTCCCTATAATGGTGAATTAATGAAACATGCTATAGGGTCAATAACATCATCAATTGATTCAGCTGCTGGAGGAGCAACCGGCGGAATGAAATATAATTTTGAACCTTATGAAAGAGGTAATTTAATAGTAGAATTTAATTGTAACGATAAATATTTTAGAATTTCTCTACTGGATAAAGGTATTATAGATGGTGTATTTAATTGTGAATTATTTATTGAATTTAAATTTGAAAATAACGGAATAATATTGGAAGTTAGTGAAGAAAAAGGTAATGTTAAAAAAACAAAAATTAATAAAAAAGGAATATTAGATCTTAATAAAGCTTATCAAAATATGTTAGATGATATTACTCATCATATAGCAAAACAAATAGTTTTTAAAAGAGATGTTCCATTTCAATGGGAAAATTTATTTGATGATGCTGAATTTTTAGAAACATTTATTCAAAGTTATAATTTAAAAGGCTTAGGTGATTTACTTATTGAATTAACATCATCATTAAATAACGGAGGTTATGAAGGAGAAATTATTTACGGAGGAGAAGATGAAGCAAGAATTGAAAAATTTGATGAAAAAGGAAATGCACCTAGATTATATATTGCACACGATTGGCCTTCTGCAATTAGATATATGTTATTTAAAACAAATTTAGAGGATAAATATAAAAATATTTTATCTGAAGGAGGATATTTTGAAAGTCGCATTGATAAACAAAATAATGCTTATTTAGCATCATTATTAATTTAATAAATATTTATTATAAAATATAATTAATATTTATTTTTGTGCTCGTTTTTGTTGTTTTAATAGTTTTCTTAATCTTTTTTCTTCTTGAACCTTAGCTAATCTTTCTTCTAAATCTCCCAAAACGGCTTTACTTTCTTTTGCTTTTTTTTCAGCATCTAATACATCTTGACTTGGAACGTAAATTGGTGAATCTTTAAGTTTTACTTCTTTTTCTTTTTTCTTTTTTTTCTTTTCTTTAATTTTTTTTACCTGTTGACTAATTTTCTCTAAAGCTTTCTTTTTTTCGACTGTTCTAGAACCAGCTTTTCTTCTACTTTTTTTTCCTGCTTTTCTAGAACCTTTACCTCTTTTTCTAGTTTTTGGAAATTTCATTCCTTTATATGCAAATCCTGCTTTTTTTCTCATTTGTATTATAAAAATAAAAAAATATTAATAATATTCTAATACACTCATTCGCAAATTATTAAGTAAAAAGTTGATATTTTTATTTTTAAGAACTCTTATAGACATATAAACTTCTCTCATAAATTTGAAGTTTAAAATAACTGATTCATATTTAGATACTGAAATCATATAATCAAAGAATTTTTGCATATTTTGGAGAGATTTATTGAATAATAAGACATTCTCTCTAGTTACTGAAATTTGTGAATTTACAAATTCTTTATAATCAAATAGTAAAAACAATTTCAACATATAATAACTGAAAATATGTGTTTTCTCTCTATAAATAAGAGATTTATTTTTAGAAAATAATCCATCATAAGTAAGACGATTGTGATAAATAATTTTGGTGGTTTGTAAAAAGGAATGTATTATTTCAAATTTCATGATAGTTTCAAAAACTTGTTTGTAAAAATTAAATTCTTTATTATAGGTAGAGAGATTACAATTTTTTGAATAAATAAATGAATAAATAGCATTATTAAAGAATTCTCCCCAAAATTCTACTAAACATTCCTGTATTCCCAATTCATTCTCTCTAGGTAAGTTAAAATTATTTAAAAATTTGTTATACATTTTATTTTGTTTAGAATTTTCAACTCTAACTTGAGACATAAAATCCCAGATATATGTATCAAGCCCATAATTATGTACTAATTCGTGAGAGAATACCTTAAATACTTCTTCTTGTCTATAAACAACAATCTCTCCGTTTGATACACATCCATAACAAAATCCACCATTTGAATTAGACGCACCCAATACTTTTTCTTGGGATTTTTCTAATTCTCTCTTAAATGGAGTCAAAAATAAATAAATATTTAAACTATCTTCAGAACATGTATTATTTTTAGTTAAGGTGCTAATTAAATATATTTGTGCCATCATATTTCTGATCAAATTATCAAAGTTTGCTAGAAGTTTTGGAGAGATTTTTGAATATTTAATAAGATTAATAGAGATAGTTTTATCTTTAAATGGTAGTTGATAAATTACGAGAGAACCTTGTTTATTTCTAATGTATTCTTTAACTTTAACATCAATATATTTATTATTAGTGAAGTGCCTTCTATAGACATTTTCAATTAAAGTTTTATATTCTCTCGTATTATTACCAAAAACTCGTCTAAATTTAGAAATATTTTGTAAATCAGTATCTAATAAATCATAAATACTATCTAATAATTTGAAGATTTGTTTTTGAAAATCAATATAAAGAGAAGTTTTTTTGTTATGTTGAGAGAATAATAAATTTCCATCAGATTTTTTAATTAGGTCATCATAATAATCTATTAAAAATGTAGATTCTTTTGATAAATTTAACATTACTTGATTAATATATAAAAATATTTTTATACAAAAATTGTAAAAATATTTTTAACATATGACTAATCTGTAGGAACAAGACTATCTTTTTTTATTAAACTAGCAACTTTACTTTGTTTTCTTTCTAATTCTCTCAATTCTCGCCTTTTTTCTTCTATTTGTTGACTTAATAAATCACCTTGTCCAGTTCCCATTTTTAATAAACGTTCATCAAATTGGAATACCATACCCTCTGGTCCAAAAGATGTTAATTTTGGTAATATTAATTGAAGTTTAGCAAGTAATTTATCAGTACTAATTCCATCAAATTCATCAATATGTTTATCTATATCTTCTAAAACATTTCTAAACATACCAAAGTTACCTGAGAATACATTAGCAAGTGCTTGTCGAACTTGTGCATTTTCAATTAAACCTTGTTTCATCGGTTCTTTTCCTAATATTTCTACAGTAAATCTATAATCTAAACGAGATGCAACTTTAAATTGTCTATTGGCTAAATTAGAGTCATCCATAGCATTTTCTAAGTCTCTGATATTTCTGTAAGTTTTAAAAATAAAGTCTCTTATCTTTTTATTTTTTAAATTAAAAAATGAATCAGTTGAAAATATCTTTTCTCGTTCCAATTCCTTCTCAATTTGTCCTGCTTCATTTAAAGTAGAATCTCTATTTCGATCAATTGCCTTTATATTTTCTTTACTTTGTTCACCCATTATCTGTTGTTGTTGTAGTGATTTAATATTAAATGCTGCTCCAAGTTTCTTTTCAAAAGTGATTGCTAATGCTCTAGCAATAGAAATATAAATACTTGAGCTGTTAATAACAGTTGAGAAATTCTTTTTAAACATTTCCATAAGATCATCAATATAATCACCAAAGAATTTTTTAATTTCAGATTCACGAACTTTTAATGTTTTAGAAAATACATGGTAAAATGCATAAGTAGAATAATAAACAAATTCTATAAATAGACGTTTTTCATCTTCAGTAAATTTTCTTGTTCTTAATCCTTGAAACATTTTACTTTTAGAACTTTTAATTACATTTCCTCTTGCTCTCATTGAAGGTCCAAATAATGCACCACCTACTAGACCTTCACCTCCTTCTTTTTCTTCTGTTGGTTTTTTTTGTGGTGGTTTTTGTTCTGGAAGGAGCGTTCCTGTATATTTTTTATCGCTTTGAATTTCCATTAATTGTTTTGCGTTAGTATCTACTGCGGCTCTCCGAGCTTGTTGTCTTTGTTTTGAGTCATTTTCTCTCAAAGCTTTTGATTTTTCTTTATTTATATAATCTAAATCAAATAATAATTTTTGATCTCTTTGTTTTTCCAATGCTTCTTTTTCTTCACTTTCTTTATATTTTTCTTTTAATCCAGCAGCTTCACTTCTAGCAGTATCTCGTTCAGTTTCTGTTTCTTTTAAATCATCACGCATTTCCGCTACTTTTGCCTCTAATGCTGCTTCTTCTGGAGTTTGTGTTGGAGTAAAATCAAGTGCGCCATCTTCATCATCTGCTTGCGCTTGGAAATCCTGTAAATAAGATGTTTTAAAATCTCTAATTTGTTCACTAATAACTTTAACAAATGGTGGAAATTGCATTAAAACCATAACATTTTTAGCAAATTCAGTTGTAATAGAATTTTCTTTAGAAATTGCACGACTAGATTTTTTAACATCATTATTATTTATTGTTACAACATCAACAACATTAGATCTAAATAATTTAGTTAATCCAACATAACTAATAACAACAGGTGCTATAGCAAGACCTAAAGTAGCTTCTATTGCTTGACCTGTTCTTAAAGCAGCTCCTTCAGCATAACTATATTCTTTTTTCTCTCTAACTTGTAAAACTAGTTCATCATCTTCTATATTTTGTTTATAAATAGATACAAATTCTTCTAAACTTGAAAATTTAATTCCATTAATACTTATAATAACATCACCTTTTCTTAAACCAATTTTTTCAACTCCACTATCAGTTTGAACTTCTTTAATTTCTAATCCCTCTTTAAATAATCCTAAAAATCCATTCATTTTATAATAATTTAGACTTTCTAATACTTTACCTCGGTCTTTTGGTTCTATTTTTATATCACGAATAGGTGTATCTTTAAAAGTCATCATGTCTTGACTTCTTCTACCTTCTTTAATTTTTAATTCTATTTTTCCTGCATTAGTGGTTAGCATTGTATTTAAATTAGTATCGTCAATTAAAGGATATGGTGTATCATTCACAATAACGGATAAAATTATATCATTTACTCTTATTTGATCTTTCTGAACTCCATCAGGATTTACTTTATCAACTATAAAATCACCATAAAAATTTCTTTTAACATGAATACCAAGAAATTTCTTATCTAAATCTATATTATCATAAGTAAAAGTTCTAATACCTTGTTTAACATCATAACCTTTACCAGTTTGATCGACAGTAAGACCCATTAATGCACCATTATCTACAGCAGGAATATCTGGAACATCAAAAGTATAAACTTTATTAAAACCTGTAAATTTTTTTAAATCATTCATTTTACGCCTTCTATATGCGCCAGCATTATTTATTTTGTCACCTATAGGTCCACCTCCACTTTGATCATTTTCTTCATCAAATTCTTTATCGCTTTCTTCATCAAATTCTTCATCAAATTTGTCATCTGAGCTAAGACTTCCACCCGTTTGTGTTTCCATTCCAGTAGTTTCAAATGGATCAGTAGATGCATCTTTTTTATTAGAAGATTTTTTGACTTCTTGTTTTAAATCTCGTGCTTGATATAGTTCATCAGAAGTAGGTTTACTATCTTTAGCACCATATACGTATTGTAAGCGTTTTTTGAAATATTTACAAATTTCTTCAGGTGTTTTAGAAGTCATAAATTTAGAACTTAATTTAACTCTTACAAATTGTCTAGTATTTCCATCATTTAATTGGTCACAATGAAAATATAAATAATCATATGTAGATAAATAATCATAAAAACAGATAAAGTTTGAACCAACTCTATATTTTTTAAATGGTTCTTGATTTAAATCAAGTTTCATACCATCATCAGGTTCACCTTCTTTTCTTTGTTGAAAATGAATAGGCAACATAAGTTTTTCTGATGGATAGAAATGAAGCATACTACTTTGCATAGAAATAAATATCTCAGCAAGTTTATCAAAAATTTGATAATCAATAAAAAATTGTTTAACATTTGCTTGAAATTGGTCATAATGTTTTAATGGAGGATATTTAGTTTCACCTAATTTACTTTGTTTAGATTTTTCATTCATTTTATCTAAAATATCTAACATTTGTTTTTTAATGAAATGTTTAACACGTTTTTTAATTCTTTCTTTTCTTGAAACAGAATATGTAGTATAAGCAACAAATAATGCAGCACCAACAGCAGCACCAATTGGTCCGGCTAATGCAGCAGCACTAGCAGCAGCACTTCCAGCAGCAATACCAGCAGTACTAATACCTAAAGGTCCAAGAGCACTCATAGTAGCAGCAGAAATTTGAGCTGTTAAAAATGTTGTAGCAGGTAATCCAGTAGCTAATCCAACTGTCATAAATGTAGCAGCACCAACAGCAGTTCCAGCAGCAGTAGAACCAACTGCTTGTTTAGATGGTGAAATTCTACTTATAGCACCTGTTGTATTATCAATAGCACTTCTACCAAATGAAGCAGTAGTATCAACAACAGAATTAAAAACTGAACCACCTTTCAATTTTCTAGTAGAATTATTTTTTTTTTTAGATAATTTTCTTCTAGTATAAACCATTTATATATAAGTAATTATAATTAAATTATAGATTTTAATTTAATATTTTGCATAATAATAAAAATATTAAATTATTTATTTTGCTAAAACTTCTCTAATTTTCATTAGTTCTGTTGCTTCATAAACACCTCCACCTCTTCCTGGTTTATAAATATTAATTTTAGAATTTCCAGTCAATAATAATATATCATTAAGTTCTTGGTTAAATATTTTGGAACCATCTTTTTTCAAATTGAACTTTGCATTTAGTGCTTCTGTTAAAAATTTAGAATAATCTTTTTTATAATCTGCATCAGACATAATTTTAGATTTATATGTAGTGATCATTTTATCATAAAAAGATTTGGCTAATTCGGATGAAGAAGTTTCTTCATTTGATAATGTAAATTTATTATAAATATCCGGTAAATTAGAGAATCTAACAGCATATAAATAATGATGGACACTGGGCCATAAATTACCTTTAATTTCTAATTTTTCATTATCTTGATTGAGTAAATAACTATTATCTAATTTTCTTCTCCAGTCTTTAATTTTAAATAACTTTAATACACTAGGTAAAGTTTTTTGTTCTTTTGTTATAGTTTCACCACTGCCTTCACCAAGTTTTTTATGAACTGATTTAGAATAAATTTGAATTACCATAGTTTCATCATATAATTGAGATTTAGGTTTATCAACAAGAGAGTCGAATTTAGGTTCAGAAGTTTTTTGAATTTTAACATTTTGTTTAGTTGCGAAATCTCTAAAATCGGGTATTTTGAAAAATAAAGATGATTCAGCTTTCATACATATATCAACAATTTCTTCCTTTAATTTGTATGGTAACTCTGAAAATTTAAATGCTCCTTTTCCAATATTTTTATCATAAGTAATTAATTTATAATGACTTCCAATTTGATAATTACAAATTATATAATAATCAGGTTCAAATATATCTTTTTTTTGTAATTGTTTATCAGTTTCTCCACATTGTAAAACAAATGGATTAACTTCTTGAGTTTCATCAAAATTTTCTTCAGCCAAAATAATAAATTTAACATTATATAATCTTTCTAATGCAGAAACAGCCCAAACATCAGCCCAAAAATCTTTAGTTTTAATAACATTTCTTAAATCATCAATAGTTTTAACATCTTTCATAAATTCTAATTCTTCAGTAAGTTCTTGATATTCTTTACTTTCTTCATTTGAATCAACTACTTTTTGTAAATTAGATTTTGCGTCTTCTAACATTTTAGATTTTTCACTAGTATTACTAGTGCCTCCAATCATAACTTTAAGACGTTTATGCATTTTTTTCAATTCAGTCATTTTTTCTTGAGTTTTTTTCAATCCACCTTTATAAAAATCATAAAATTCTTTATATGTATTATACTGGACTTCATCTAGGTCATCAGCTAACTTTTTCCTTATATTTTTAACACTTATTGTGCCATATTTTTCTGAATTTAAGGTTTTTAATCCATCTCTAAAAACAGCATAAAAACAATCTCCACCCCCTTCATTATCAACAATAGAATATTTATGACTTTTTAAGAATTTATTAATCCATTTATCGGAGTCATTAGATGTAAAATTTTGTATTTCAAAATCACTTTCTTCTTTTGTTTGTTCTTTTAAAATAATAGGTTTATCTTCAAATTCTTTAACATCTTCTTCGTCTTCATCATCACTAGTAATTTCTGAATCTTCACTAGTAGCTTCTTCACTTTCACTTTCAGCTTCATCTTCATCTTCACTTTCAGCATCTTCATCAAAATCAATGTCATCTTCTTGAAAATTATATTTAGATAAAATGTATGATTTTGCGTATGAAAAAAAAAGTGGATAATCAAGTTTTTCTATAACAACATTTCCATCAACATCTAACAAATCTCTATAAGAGGTATTTTTAGTTTCAAAAATACCAATTTTAGAAACTAATTCAGTATTCTTAACTAAATATATATTAAAATAAACTATATTATTATCAATAAATTGAAAATTAGGTTTTCCAAGTACAAATTTAACTTTTTTTCCAAATATTTTTGCTCTATAAGCATAACTTTCACCTTCATCATTTTTATCAAGATTATTAGATTCTAAATAATTAATGTTTTGATCTATTTTTGATAGAACCATATATAAGTTATAAAAATAAGAAAATTTTATACTTTAAATTAATAAATATTTATTTAAAATTTATTTCAATAAATAGTATAATGATACCATTATATTATTTACTATATAAATTGATAAATGATGATATATTATGGATAGTAAGAACATCAGATATATTAGAAGAACTATTAGAATATACTGAAAAATTTAAATCAAATTATGAAAAATATTATTTAGTAGAAAGACCAATAAAATTAAAATATAAAGAAAAAGAATTACAAAGACAAGCATTTAAAATTTTTACATTAAATAAAAATGATCGTATAATAGATTATTCACTTTAATTTTATAAATTCTTTTCTATAATATCTTTGTGTTTGAAAATAATTTTATTACTAATACTTGGATATGAATTATTTTTTAAATTACCTATGTATTTAAAATTTTCAATTAATTTTTCATCTGTAAATTTAAAATTAGAAGTAATTAAAAATAAAAATTGAGTTAATAATTCATTATATTCTTTTTTTTCTTCTAATTTAATATTGTCTAATAATTCTTGTTGTAAATTAGAAGTAGCATCTGTAATAATTTCTGATGGTATTAAATTAAATTTAAAACAATAGATATAAAATCTACATAAACATTTGTATTTATCATTATGTTTATTAATTTCAGTCATTTCATCATAACTATCACTAGATTTTGGGATTTTAATAAATTTGTAAATATTATAAAAAATCTCTAAATAATTGTTTAATATATCTGAAAAATCAGAATTAATATTAATTAAGTTATATAATAAGTCTGAATAAAGATTGTTGAAAATAATATTATTATAAACTAAAGAATCAAAAATATATATATTAATTTTATTTATATCTATTTTATCTAAATTTTTTTTATCATCAAATATAGATTTATAATAACATAAAAATTCATTTTTTAATTTATCATAATTTTGGTCAGTAATTTTATTTAAAATTTTTCTAATATTTGTAACAACCATATCATGATCAGATTTATTATTAATATCCTTAATTCTATTAATTTTATAATTATTAATTGCTTCCTTATCAAGTCTCATTTTTTCATTAAAATCTTTATCAAGTTCATCTTTATGAAAGTTTCTTCTAGAATTTTTATAATTTCGCATATTTTTATTTTTTTGATTTTTATGGAAAGAATTACAAGCAAAATTGGGAACAATTTTATATACTGGTTTTTTGATATCAACCAGTATATTATTTAAATAATTTTCTACATCAGAATTTAATTTATGAGAACTCATAGTTTTTGATAATTCATTTATAAAATTTATGTCATAAGCAGGCATATATATATAACTATAATGAAGTTTTAAATTATATTTATATATATTTCGTTAGCAATACAAAAATAATATATAATTTATTAATAATGGATTTAATATTAGATTTATTAATTGCGCAAGATAAAAATTTAGATGAGTTAGAAAATATAAAAATTAATAATTATTTTCAATTACCAATTGAAATGACTGAAAATAAGATAGAAATAAATAAAAATATTGAAAATGATTTGGAATTACTAGAATTTAAAGAGGAAATAGATAGTTCAAATAATTTATATAAAGAAAACTTGTATTATGTACTTTTAGAACCTAAAAATAATCTAGAACAATCTATAGCTTTAAAATGGGGAAAATATTATAGTAATGATAAAAATTATTTAACTGAAACTCAAAATTTATTAAAAAATTTTAAAAATAATGTAAATTTTGAAGATGAAGCAAGTAAAAATGAAAATATTTTTACTGATTCAGAAGAAATAATAAAAGATAATGGTTTTAAAGAAAAATATCAATTTATAGATTTACCATATTTTAATAAATACAACAATGATGAATTATGTATGCAAATGTTATCAATATTTAATTTGGCTAATCCGGTATTAAGTTTATTAGCACCAATATTATTATTATTATTACCATTTTTTATTATAAAACTTCAAGGACATGAAGTAACATTAGAATCATATTTAGTTCATTTAAAAGATGTCTTTAGTAATCATATAATTGGTCAATTTTTTAATGATTTTTATGATGCACCATTATCAACTAAGATCTATTTATTAATAAGTATAGTTTTTTATATGTTTCAAATATATCAAAATGTAATTAGTTGTGGAAAATTTTATAAAAATATAAGGTATATTCATAATAAATTATTTGAATTGAGAGATTATATAACAAATTCTATAAACAAATTCAAAAATCTATTAAAATATACAGAATCTCTCTTAACCTACGAAAATTTTAATAAATATTTAAATGAAAATATAAATATTTTAAATAATTACTTATCAAATTTGAATAGAATAAAAGAATATAATTTAAGTTTAAGTAAATTATTTCAGTTAGGACATTTAATGAAATGTTTTTATAAGCTGCATAATGATAAAAATATTATAAAATCTCTCTATTTTTCATTTGGTTGTAATAGTTATATACAAAATTTGGTTTCAATTCAAAAACATTTAAAAAACAATAAAATTAATTTTACGAATTTTGTAAATAATGATAAAAAAACAAATTTTACTAATTCATATTATAGTGAACTTTTGAGAGATAGTAGTAATAATATAGTAAAAAATAATTATAAATTAGATAATAATTTAATATTAACAGGTCCTAATGCAGCAGGAAAAACTACAATATTAAAATCAACATTATTCAATATTTTACTTTCTCAACAAATAGGTTGTGGATTTTTTGATAAAGCAGAATCTAAAATTTATGATTTTATACATTGCTATATAAATATACCTGATACATCAGGTAGAGATAGTTTATTTCAAGCAGAAGCAAGAAGATGTAAAGAAATATTAAATATTATAGAAGAAAATGGTGATAAAAATCATTTTTGTGTATTTGATGAATTATATAGTGGAACAAATCCAGAAGAAGCAGTAACTAGTGCATCAGCATTATTAAATCATATAAATAAAAAAAATAATGTAAATTATATTTTGACTACACATTATTATAAATTATGTAATAAATTAGATAAAAATGTTTCAAAAAATTATCATATGGAAATAAAAAAAAATAATACAGATGATGATTTTAAATTTACTTATAAAATTAAAAAAGGAATAAGTAAAATTAAAGGTGGAGTTAAAGTATTGAGAGATTTAGAATATCCAGATACTATTATTAATAAATTATCAAAAAATTAATCACTGTTCATTAATAATAATGAAATACCCGCAATAATTAATAAAATAGAGAAAGATTGAATATATGATAAATATTTTTTAAATGTAACAGCACTTATAATTGCTAATAACATTATAAGAACTCCAGAATATACTGCTCTAGTAATTCCAGGATTTTTAATATTTTTACATGCATTCCAATAAATTAAATTTCCAACAAATGATAATAACCCCATAATTACAATAAAAAATATTATTTGATTAGGTAAATGTTGTTTATGATAATTTCTATATAAAAAATAAGGAATTGTAACTATTCCACTAATAATAAACCATGCAGTAACAAATAGGTCGGGATTAATAGATGAACAATTAGAAAATTTATATAATAATTCTAATATTACAAAAAATAAAGCACTAAAACCAGCTAATAATATAAATTTCATTATATATACTTGAATATTTTAAATATATTCGTTAAACATTGTTAAAAAAAATAAAAATAAAATTTAATGATTTCTTTATTAAATTTTATTGATACAGGATTTATAATTACTTTAGGCTTATTACTATTAGTTTCTGGAGCGGTTATGTTATATTGTTATAGACGCTTAAATATTTTAGAAAATAGTTTAATTGAACATGGTAAAATTTTACAAAATTTTATTGTAAATTATAATAATCAAATTTTAGCTACTCAACAAAATCAATTAGGAGGTTTAGAATCTAAATCTACTACAAATTTACAAAATCAAAATAGAATTAGTGTTTCAGATGATGAAGATGATGATGATGAAGAGGAAGATGATAATGATGATGAAGAGAGTGATGAAAATTTAGATGAAGAAAGTGATGAAGAAAGTGATGAAGAAAATGAAGAAGAAGAAGAAGATTTAGTAATAAAAAATGATACTTTTGAACCAACGAATGAAGAAAATCCAGAAGATGTATTTTTAACAAATTTACCAATTGATTTAACTGAATTAAATTTAGATTCAAAAATTATTAAATTAGAAACATCAGAAACAGAAGTAGAACCTACAGAAAAAGTAAATGAAAAAAAAAATTATAGTAGAATGAAGGTAGATGAATTAAGAAGTTTAGTAGTAACTAAAAATTTAATAAGTAATGAAGAAGCACAATCAATGAAAAAAAATGATTTACTAAAATTATTACAATAAATTTTTAATAAAAATATATTATAAAATTATATATTAAATGAGTTGGGGTACTTGCTACAAAGGTTCAAATAATATTCATTTTAATTTTCCTCCTTTAATGGATGATGGAAGAAATTATTCAAATTACGAAGCTGGTGCTAGTTTAGATAATAAATTAAAAAAAGAAGCAAATATAAAAACTAATAGTGATTACAGAAGATATTTACAAAATAACGCAGATTCAATTATTAAAAATAATCAATTAAGTGCTTGTGATGAATGTAGCACTTGCCCATATTATTCATCAACAAATCAAAATTTACCAACTACAAAACCATATATTTTTGATTCTATTATTTCAGATAATCAACCATTTGGTTATGAAACAAGTGATTTAAAAAATATATATTTATCAAAACAAGTTTTAGAGGCTCAAATGCATGCTCCAAGATTTAGAATTCCAAATGAAGAAAAATAAAAATTTCTTTTTAATTAATTTTTGTAATTAAAAAGAAAAAAATCTATGACAATATTATAAAACTATGCCGATGGCTTTTCTAGACACTTTAATGGCGCCTTTAGGCAAAGAACATTGCACTGTATACTATGTTCTTGGTCTTTTAACATTATTTTTTGCTGTTTTAGCAGTTCTAAATGGTGTTTATCAAATGTTAGACAAAAAATCTAGAACAACTGGTTTATTTTTAATTCTTAATTCATTAACCATGTTCTTCATGTATTATTTATACAGAATTGTTTACTCTATTTGCATCAAAACTTTGTAAATTATTCAATATCTAGAAAATAAGACATAATCCATATTAATAAAAATGGAGCTAATATAATTGAATCTATATGAGTAAAAATAGCAATTACATATGCAATCAAAGCATGTTTTGTGGCTATTTTTACTCTTTTCTTTTTTAAATCTTTTTCATCACCAACTTCATCATCTTCATATAGCACAAACATAACATAATAACTAAAAATTATTATACCAATAAATGAAATAATGAAGTATTTATTTGTAATAAAATTTAATGCATTTTTTTGATCTTTATTAATTATTATACTTACAATAGTAATTATAATTAATGAAAATACTGCTAATAAAAATTTAATAATTTCATTAGCCTTAATTTTTTCTTTTACTTCAGACATTTATATATTATTTTAATATTAATAAATAAATAAAATTATTTATTAATATTAATGAAAGTTCTTAGTATTGATATTGGAATAAAAAATTTGGCTTATATTATTCTTCAACATGATACAAATAAAGAAGCATTTAATATTGAAAAATGGGATGTAATTAATCTTTGTAATAAAATACCCAGTTGTTCTACGTGCCATAAACCAGCCAAATTTTATAAAGATTGTAATTATTTTTGCACTAAACATAGTAAGAATACAGAATATAAAATTCCAACAATTAATACTAAAAATTTACCTAAACAAAATTTAAAAAATATTATATCTATAGCAAATGAAAGTAATATAGAATTTGAAAAGAATATATCTAAAAATGAATTAATAAAAGTAATTGAAGACCACATTAATAATACATGTTTAAATGTAATAGAAATATTAAATGCTAATGATATAAATTTAATTGATTTAGGTATAAATTTAAAAAAAGAATTTAATGAATTATTTACAAATATTGATTTACAAAATATAGATATTATAATTTTAGAAAATCAAATTAGTCCAATAGCAAATAGAATGAAAACAATACAAGGAATGATAGCCCAATATTTTATTGATTGTAATAATTATAATATTGAATTTATGTCTGCTGCTAATAAATTAAAACTTTTTAATAATAGTAAAAAAACAACATATTCTGAAAGAAAAAAATTAGGAATTCAATATACACAAGAATTACTTTTAAAAAAAGAAATGATTAATCATTTAGAATATTTTAATAAAAATAATAAAAAAGATGATTTAGCAGATTGTCTTTTACAAGGTATATATTATCTTTCTACTTTTAATAAACTTTTTATTTAGAAAATAAATTATTACAATAATATATATGAGTTTATTAATAAGAAGTGAAAAAGATTTACCTTTATTGGAAAAACCATTTCTAGATAGGAAATTAAATAAATTAAGCAAAACAATTTCAGCGTCTTTTGCAAAAAAAATATATGGTGAAGATTCAAAACCAATACAGTTTTGTAAAGATCCAGATAAAACAAAAACTGTTAAAGTTCAGTTTGCTAAAGTAAAAGATCACTTGTTATCTAAAATTCATGAAGCAAGAGATACTAGTTTTTATAATATTTTAGCATTATATTTCGAACAGTATTTTAAACTTATAAAACATGGTGAAAAAGAAAGTAGCCTTATGACTGATTCACAGTTTGATGATTTTTTAGAAGATATAAATCATTTAAATGTACAATTAGGTATAGTTTATGAACCAGTATATCCAGAAGATTACAAAGGTTATATTTTAATGCAAGTAGACAGATCTAATTTGGATAAGCCTCCTTTTAGCTTAACTGGAACTTTAGTGCAAGATCAGCGTGATGATGAAACTTGTGATTTTACTGGTCAATTTATAACAATAAATCCAAACATAATTTTTACTGATATTGAAAAACATAGACAAATTAAATACATTGGTGGAAAAGAATATTATATGAGTTTTGGTGAATATGGTGCAATTTATTTACAGGGTAATGTTGATTCTAACGGTGAAAAACGTGGAAAAGAGTTAAGAAAACTCCGTGCCCGATTTGTACAACAAATGTCATCTGGAAATTTTGATTTGGACGATGATGATGATGGAAGTGAATATGGTGATGATGATGATTATGGAGATAGACCCCGATTCTCAAAATCCGCCGCCTCCAATTTTGGCCGTGCCGTCACCGCGCATAAGGCCGAAGGCACGCGCATCGAAGAAGCCGCCCGGAGCGCTCTCCCTAGTCGTCGCGATGCCGACGAAAAACTTACCGGTAGACTTGACAGAGATGCTGTAAAATCCGGGGGTGAAGAAGAGCGACGAGCTGTAGCCTTTGGGGCCGGAGTCGAAACACCAGGAGCAAAATCAGGTGCAAAACCAGCTCCACCTCCACCTCCACCTCCACCTCCACCTCCACCACCACCACCACCGCCAACGACACCACAACCAAAACAAGATTTAAGAGAAGCGAGTGAAACCGTGATTCCGGTGGGGAAGGAAGGGGGGGCCACCGTCGACGCGCTGAGGGGGGAGCTGACCAAGCTTGGACTGCCTACGGATGGCAAGAAGGAAGTCCTCGTCACGCGGCTGAAGGAGGCACGGGCGAGAGCAGCAGAAGGAGTTGATTCCCGTGCTACTCCCCAACCTGTCGATGCTCAAATTTTTATGAGAGATCAGGGATCTGCAGCCGAGATAGCAGCAAAAGCTGCTGCAGTATCTAGTCGCCTTGCTGCTAAAGACAAAGAGCAACCTCAAGAAGCTATAGCTACTCCCACTCCACCTGGTGCTGTCCCCGCCGTCGCCGCACAAGTAGGTGGAAGAAGAAAAAAACATAAAAAAAGTAAAAAATATTATAAAAAAACACAAGCCAAAAAAAGAAAGAAAACAAAAAAAAGATAAATATATTAATTTTTTAAATAATAATATATTTATTTTTCGTATTACTTAAAAATTTAACTTCTATTTAAAACATAATAATATGGACGTCATAGAATTAAATCCAGATATAATTGAATTAGGAGATTTTGATGAACCAGAATTACGATTAGATGTAGAAGAAAGTCAACCTAGACCTTCTGTAAATTTTGGAAGTGGAATAGAATTATTAATGAATGATAAAAAGACAGAAAAAAAAGGAAGTTCTAATGTAGAAATAGATGATATAACAAGATTAGAAGACGAATTAAATGATTTATCTGAATCAATCAATCCTGAACCTACAACAAATAAAAAAATAAGTGAACCATCATCTAGTAAAAGTATATTTGGTGGATTATTTGGTGATAAAAAAGATGGTTCAAATGTAAAAACAGTTACTCAAAACGATGAAGCAAAAGCGAATTTAGGTAAAGCAACATCAAATATGAATGAAAATAAAACGTGGGATGGATTTGGTAAATTTAATAACGTTCCTGTAAATTTAGATAAAGTTGATAAGAAACCAGAATTAACAAGAGAAGAAGAATTGAAAGAAAAATTTAAATATTTAAGAAAATTAGAAGATTTAGAGAGAAAAGGAGTAACATTGAGCAAACGCTACAATATGGATTCAAATTTACAAGAAATGATTGGAGAATATGAAACTATAGTTGCAGAAAAAGAAAGAACAAATTCTATGAAATTTCAAGGTAAAATGTTAATGGCATTTGTAACTGGTTTAGAGTTCTTAAATAATAAATTTGATCCATTTGATGTAAAATTAGAAGGTTGGGCTGAACAACTAAATGAAAATGTTGAAGAATATGACGATATTTTTGGTGAATTACATGAAAAATACAAATCAAAAGCGAAGATGTCGCCAGAATTAAAACTTTTATTTCAACTAGGCGGTTCAGCAGTAATGGTTCATATGTCAAATACACTATTCAAATCAGCGATGCCGGGCATGGATGATATAATGAGACAAAATCCAGAATTAATGAAACAATTTACATCTGCAGCAGTAAATACAATGGGAAATAATGGTAATCCTGGTTTTGCCGGTTTTATGAATAATGTATTTGGAGGAGGAGGTTCTAGTTCTCAACAAAATGATTCTGGATTAGGATTTGGTCCTTCTATGAGAAGAGATATGCCTCCAAATGTTAATGAAGGTCCTCCGCCACCACCAGTTGAAACTAAATTACCAGAAAGAAGTGCAAGAACACAAAATTTACCAAATAGACCAGATCTAATGTCTGCTCGAGGAGTTTCAATTAACGAAAATGAAGGAAATACTGATATTGAAGAAAGAATTTCAAGACCAGAAATGAGAGGTCCATCATCAAGACAAAGTGAAATAAATTCATTATTGAGTGGTTTAAAAACAAAACAAATAAATGTTGATAATAAAGAATTATCAACAATTAGTATAGATGACTTAAAAGATTTAACAAATGCTAAAGTTCCTAAATCAAAAAGAAAACAAAAATCAGATAAAAATATAGTATCATTAGATATCTAATTAATCACCATTGTTTTTTAAATTAATTAAAGTTAAAGCATATTGTACTAAATGTTGTCTTTGTTTCATAGAAAGACATTTATAAGGAACTTGTGAAATCGTCGAGGTTTTGTCTTTTTGAATAACAAGAGTGATTTTTTTAGACATTATAAAATATATAAATTTATTATTTTTATATATTTTTTATTTAGAATTAATCTATAAAAATAAACTAATGAATGAAGATTATTCAAATTTAAAAACTCTAGTTATTAATTTAGATGATTATATTCAAAATTATAATACACAATTACCATATTTGGAAAGTATAGGATTAAATATAGAACGATTTAGTGGAATAAATGCATTAAAAGGTGAACATAAAAAAGAAGATTACAATAAATATATTTCAAGATTTGCATCAAATTTTCAACCTCTATCCATTATTGGATGTGCATTAAGTCATATATTAGCTTGTAAATATATTTATGATAATTATATCAATAATTATGACTATTTTTTGATTATGGAAGATGATGCTTTTCCAATTTATAATAAAAAGGATTTTTACAATTTATTAAATAAAAATTTAAATGAAATAACAATTTTAGATAAAAACTGGGATATTATACAATTACATAGTGATGCATTTTTTCCTAATTATGAAACTTATAATACACATTATATTTGTGGAAGCGCTGCAGGATATTTAATTTCAAAAAAAGGAATAGAAAAAACCTTAAAATTTAAAATATATAGTCATGCGGATTTTATACAACAAAATTTTTTAAAATTTAATAAATACAGAGTAAAATCAAATTTATTTTACACAAATGAAAAAAATAGCTTAAATAGAGTTAAACAAGAAGGCTATAGTTTTTATAATTTATCTTTATATTCAAAAACTAAATTTATTGAATTTATAAACAACTATTTTATCTCTCTTCCATTAAGAGGAGAAAAAAGTTATGGTAATTTTTTAGAATATAAAATTATAAGATTACCATATTTTGAAAAAGAATACACAGCAAATGAAGTTATTGATTATTTATTTGCTGTTTTTTTATTAAAAAAATTAAATAAGTTAAAAATAAAATATTAATTAAATAATTAATAATTAATGGAGATTACTCAACAAGTAAATAATACATTAGTTTGTGATAAAGGAAATATGTTTCTACATTCATATATGAAAGATAATACAAAAACTTATAAACTTATATTTTCTATGAACAATATTGATAGTTCTAAAATAAATTTAACTAATTTTTTGAGTCACAATATTTATGAGTTATTAGATAAAATTAATCCAGATTTAATAGAAAAAATATATATATTAAAAGTTTATAATGATGATGCTGCTGATATTTTAATACTATTAAAACATATAGCTAAAGAAGTAGGAATAAAACAAAAATATATAATTTTTTATACAAAAAGAACAATAGATTATCAAAATAATACTCTATTTTTTACAAATCAAGATATAAATTTAATAGATGAAAATTTAGTTAAACAATATTTAGAATCAATTAATTTAGATAAAAACAAATATGAATCAATTTTATATAACTTTGGAACAATAAAAATTTCTTTAACAAATACAAGTATTTTAGAATTATCTGATGAAAATAATAGTAATAAAATAGTTAATACAGATTTTGAAACACATTTTCAATTAATTATGAAAGATAAATTACCAATTTATATGGAAAATTTAATTGGATTAATGATTAAAAAAATATTTTATAATTTAAAAGTATTTATAGACAATTTAAAATAATAATTTATAAATATGTATTACAAAATTAAAGAATTAGAAACAATGGAATTCAATTCTTTTAAATATATTTTTAATTGTATAAAATTATATATGAGAATTTTTCATATTTTATTTATTTTAATACAAAGTTATATAGAATTTAATTGGAATAATTTTATATTATATTTAAAAAATAATGAACCTGAAAAAAGATTAGAATTAATTAAAAATATAACAAGAAAATTAGAAGAACTTAATATAGTATATATTAAAATATTTCAATCATTATGTTTAAATGATAATATTTTGAATACTGAAGAAAAAGATTATTTATTAAAATACACAGATAGTGTTCCATTTTTATCTAGTGATATTAATTATGAAATTCTAGACACATTAGAAAGTAAATATAATATAAGACTAGATATACAGGAACCATTAAATTCTGGAATTGTTAGTGTTGCATTTAAAGGAATATATATGAATGATAATAATAAAGTCGTAGTAAAAATTCTAAAAAATAATATAAAACAACGACTAGAAAACGTATTTGAAGAAATAGAATTTTTACTCAAGTTAATGAATATAATTCCATATATTAAAAATTTTAATTTAAAAAAAACTTTACTTGATAATAAAGATTTACTTTTAGAGCAAACTGATTTTAAAAATGAAGCAAATAATATTGAAGTTTTTAGAAATATTAATATTAATAATGAAGAATTCGTTTTTCCAAAATGTTATCTAGATATTACTGAACAATATAATAATGTAATTGTTATGGAAAATATCAAAGGGTTGACCTACACTGATATAAAAAATTATGATGATTCTATAAAACAAGAATTTGGAAAACTTCTTTTAAAATTTGGCTTAATAAGTATATTATACAATAGTGCAGTACATTGTGACGTCCACCCAGGTAATTTATTTTTTTATATTAATGAAGAAAATTCTAATAAACCAAAATACCAACTTGGATATATTGATTTTGGAATTGTATGTTTTCCTTCACGCGATAATCAAAATTATTACTATAAATTTTTTAAAAATATTCAAATAGATAAAGAATATGATAAAATTATGGAAGTTATAGGTGCTATAATTGAGGAAAAAAATAAATTTGAAAATTTATCAGTATTAGAAAAAAATAAAATAAAAGAAGAAAGTATTTCAAGTTTAACTAAATATGCTTCTAATGAAAATTTTGATTTTAAATTATTTTTTAACCTTTCACTAGTTCTAAATAATTATGGATTATCATTTAGTAAAGAATTTAATCAATTATGTTTATGTATACAAGTAGTAAATGCTCTTGGAGAATCTTTATGTAAAAAAGAAAATCTAAAAAAGTTTCAAGATGAAATTATGGAATCTTTTAATCAAATTAATAAATTAATTGAAATTTAATAAAAAATTGAATTATTATTATGTATTAAATATTATACATAATAATAACTAATGAACTATCTATTACTTGATACTAGTTATATTATCTTTTATAGATATTTTGCTTTACTTCAATGGTGGAAATTAGCTAAAAAAGATATTCAACTACCAGAAAATCCATCTGAGTCCCCAGAATTTGTTGAAAAATTTACAAAATTATTTTTAGAACAAATTAATACAATAAAAAAAAAACTAAAAATTCATAAAGAAGAATGTAGGGTAATTGCAGCAAGAGATTGTCCTCGCAAAGAAATTTGGAGAAATTCTATATTTCCACAATATAAAGAAAGTAGATATAAAGATGACGTATTTATGGGCGGAGAGTTTTTCAAATTAGTATATGCAAATGATTTTCTAGAAAAAGCTGGAGTAGAATATATTTTTAAATATAATAAATTAGAAGCAGATGATATAGTTGCTATCACAAAAAATTATATCAGGAAAAAATATCCTGAAGCAACTATTTATATTATAACTAATGACCAAGATTATTTACAACTTTCTGATGAAAATACAAAACTATTTAATTTACAATTCAAAAACTTACTAGATAATAAGAAAGTATTTCCAGAAGCAGATAAAAATCTATTTTACAAAATTGTTTTAGGAGATAAATCTGATTGTATCCCCCCAATTTTATCCGGTTGCGGACCAAAAACTACAGAAAAATATTATGAAAACAAAGAATTATTTTTAAAAGCATTAGAAAAAACTGAAGGTGCTAAAGAAAGATATATATTGAATAAAAAACTTGTTAGTTTTTCAGAAATACCTTGTGAATTGGTTGAAGATTTTATTCAAACATTCCATCTTGAATTTAGTAATTTATAAATAAATTTGAATGTTCAAAATTAGCATTTCCATTAATATCCCATCTTACTACTAATGTAAAAACTTCTACACCTTTTTTTACTGCTTCATTAAAAGCTTCTTTGTAAATTGGGTCTAAATTTGATGCTTGAAAACTACTTGAATCTGTTCTTTGAATTACAAAACAAATAATAGGTCTAATTATCTTTGAATTAGTAATAAATTCTAATTCATTTATATGCTTTAATGCTCTTTCACTTACTAGTTGATTCTTTGCTTTCCTATATCCATCTGGAAAATATGAAATTTTATTAAGTGGCTCAATATTATCAAAATTCATTTTCTTTCTTGATTTATTATCACAATCAACATAATCTGCTAATGGTACATTTTTAACTTCCAAAACAAAATATTTATCATTATTATCAATTCCACCAAAATCAAATCTAGAATTACCTAATTTAATTTCTCTTCGTAGTTTTTTCACATTTTGTAACTTTTCAAAACAATTATTTAATATAGCATTATTAACTAATGTTTCTGCTAATTTAGGATCAATTCCAATAATTTGATTATTAATAAATTTACTTTCATTTATAATCTTTTCTTCATAAATACTTACCAAATAAATTTTGTAAGAACAAACTTTTGACTTACTATTTTCACTATTACTTAAAATTGGACTTGCTAACACAATACAATCTTTTTCGCATAATCCACAACATCCTAAACTAGCACTATGTGCTTGAACTATTGAACCATCTTTTAATTGGATATCAGCAACATATGGTGTTTTACATATTTTTGATGGTCGTGAAATTATTTTAACTTCTTCTAAATCTAATAAGTTATGTAAAATCATCATCTTCATTATAAAAAATATTATTTAAAATTTCAATTTTTTAAATAATAAATTTAAATATATAATGGCGCTAGTCAAAAATACTATGATTATTTCATTTTTTGCACAAATTATTACATTATTTTTAGGTGTAAGCGCACAATTTTTAGAATTAGCAAAAAAACATACAATTTTAAAACATGCATTAGCACTTGAGAATATAGTCCAGTTTGTAGAAGGTTCTTTTTATTTGTGGTTTATATTATTTTATATAAAAAATGTAGATAAAATTGATATAGCAAAATACAGATATTATGATTGGTTTATTACAACACCCACTATGATCTTATCTACTATTGCATATTTTCATTATAACAATACCAAAGATACAGATGAAGAAGGTTTTACTTTATTAGAATTTATAAAAACTAATAAAGAAAATATAATTGAAATATTTTCATATAATTTTGGTATGTTAATTTTTGGATATTTACAAGAAATAGGTTTAATAAATATATTACTATCAACTGGTTTTGGATTTTTGTTTTTTGGACTTATGTTTTACAAAATTTATGAATATTATGCTAAAAAATCATCTTCTAATTTATTTATTTTCTTTATTATGTTATCAATATGGTCTATTTATGGTATTGCGGCATTATTTAAATTTAACATAAAAAATGCTTTTTACAATATATTAGATATTTTTTCAAAGAATTTTTATGGTTTATTTTTAACATATTTGGTATATTCTTTGGCCTCTAAATAGTATAATAATGAACTAAATTTTTCATAGTTTTATTTTTTTGTTTACTTATTATTTTTCTTGTTAAATTTTTATTAGCACCACCTGTTTGAGATTTTTCACTGACTGGTTCTTTTTTAGTTTTTGGAGCTGATGGAATAGATTTTACTAATGTTTTTTTTCTTGTACTATCAAATAAACCATTTCTTTTTCTCAATTTATTTTCAAGATATCTTCTTGGATAATTTATACCTAATGCACCCCAAAGTAATCTATCCAAAACTGTTGCTTTTCCTATACAATCATTTCCATAATTTATTTGGTCTTTTATTGGTATTCTATCAGTTGGTGAATTTTTAAAAACTACTTCCACATCTAAATATACATAATATGAACTATCTACACCATCAATTGCAAGTCGTGTAATTTTTGAAGGTGAAACTTCATGAAATCTTTCTTGCTGTTTACTTGTTGAATTTAATTTATTATTTCCTAATTCATCATAACTCATTTTATTAAGAACACGTAATCTAACTTTTTTTATTTGTGCATATTTACCATCAATAAATAAATATTTATCTATTTCAAAGTAAAATCTTTCTATATAATATTTAAATATATAGTAAGCAATATCATCTTGAGAATAATTTGAATTTATTAAATCTTTTTCTTTTATTATAGCATTAAATGTATCACTTATCATTAATGCATCTTCTTCTTTTTCAACTTCCAAACTTTTAAAAATTTTATTATTACTTTTAATAATACTAAAACTATTTACCATTTTTTTTATATTTAAATCTTTTTGAAGAAAAATTTTAGTTGCATCTATATTTTTATTTTTTGAAAACATATTATTACTATGTCTTTTATAAATTAATGTTTCTGAATTTATTTCTGATATGGTTTTTTCACCATTAGGATTTTCATCTTTTAATTCTTCAATTTTATCTTCTAATTGTTTTTTTGGATTCAATTTATCAATTAAATTATAATAAAATATTAAATTTGAATAGGTTGGTATTTCTTCAAATTCAATTTCATAATATGGTATTAAAACTGTATCTTGTTCAAAAGAATCACGTAACATTTCTTCAGTATATTCAATACATTTAATTGACTTAACTTTTACATAAATTTTTTCGTTACTTTTTTTGATTTGAGGAGCACCATCTTGTTGATTAATTATTTGTCTGAAAAATTGTTTATGTAATATACATCCATTTGGTACTAAAAAAAAAGTTTTTAATATTTCGAAAATATTATAATAAGTAATTATGTAAGATAATCTTCTTTGATCTGCTTTTATTATAGGATAGAGTTTATCAATATCAGAATTTTCATAATATTCATTACCTAATATATATTTTCCATAATTTTTTACTATTTTTTTTCTTTCTTCATCTGTATTATATGGACTTGGTCTATCAATTCTTACACTCCGCGATATATTATATTTTGCATTTTCTTTAGAATTTTCTTTTAAAAAATCAAAATATTCTTTTATATATTTTTTTTTATCATGTTCTTTTTTAGGAATAATGAACAATTTAGCCTTATTGTCTGTTAATTCTTTATATGCTTTTCCTTGACTTAGTATTACATCTTGATATTTACTTTGTATATCTTCAAGAATCTGCTCTATTCTAGTCTCAATATAGTTAAATTTTAACTCTGCGCCAGAACTTGCAAATAAATCAAAAATCATTTTTGATTCTTCATCACTATTTGCAAATTTATCTGTAGTAATTTTATAATTAGGTGCAATTTTACTAATACTTGTTATTCCTATTTTTTTTAAAGATTTTATTTTTGGTATTCTTTCTTTAGAAATTCTCCTGTTAATAACATCCTGATATAGCCTATTTAAATATTTCAAATTTTTATATATAATTAATATGTTATTAAGACTTTTTACTACAACTATTTTTTCTTTATCTTTTTCAGCATTACACTCTTCTATGAATTGAGTTGCTTTTGAATCTACTATATTTTTATCATTAACTAAATCTAATTCTGGTGGACTTTGTGGTGATATAAAATACTCTTCTAAATCTACATAAAAAATAAAATATAAAAATCTGTAAATAAAAACTCTTCCTTGTCCAATATCATTCCCTTGATTTAAATATCCACTTTTTTGTAATATCTCTGTATTAAATAACTTACTCAGATTAGCTTTTTCATTTTTAAATTGAAAAAAATAAGTATTATGATTACTATTAACTTTGGTTTTTATATCATCATTTATTTTTTTTGCAAGTTCAGGTTTTTTTTTATAATCTATAATTTTATCTATATTACCATCAATATCACTTGTTAATTTACTTTGAGAAGAAGTAATTTTTTCTTTTTGATTTAAAAAACCTTGAAGGTTATCAAAAGTAAAATAATAACTTGATAATGGAATATTAAATTTATATTCATTACTATCTTCCTTTATTAGATGTGTTTTTAGTTCTTTAAAATCCTCATCTTTATTATACCAATTTTCTTTTGGTATTCTATTTTTCATTTCTTCTTTAACTTTTTGTTTTTCTTTATCAATCATATTTGAATCTCTTATTGTAAGAAATTCAAATTGTTCTAATGTAGTATAATGAATTTCAGATCCTACTTTATATCGTAGTTTTATTTGAAATTCTTTAGGTTCTATATCAGAATCACTCATAATTATTATATTATATTATATTAATATAATAATTAATACAACTTATTGTGCTATATTATTTAACATATTAATTTTATTATGTAATTGTTCTTGTTCACCAGCACGTTTTAAAATATCATATGCTTTATCTAATTCTTCTTGAGAAACTTTACCATCTCCATCTGTATCCATTACATTAACTAATTTTTTATATTTTTGAGGCAACACACAAAATTTACTATTTTCATTAAAAACAAAATTGCTTAAAATTATAAAAACTGCAGTAATAATTAAAGCAATAAAAATATCACGTGAACCCATAAACGCAATTGTAAAAATTAATACTTCTCGAGCAATATTTTTTAATATTATTTCTTGTCCTTTAGTTAATTTGATTTCTATATATCTTGAACCTAAATTCATAAAAATCATCATTAATCCAATAAATAATTTGTTTGTACTAATATTGTTTAAAAATTTACCTACACTGAATTGTTTAAAACTTTTTGCATTGATTAAATCTTGAAATGTTTTACTATAACTCATTAATATATTTAGATAAAATATATTTCAAATTTTAGTAGTTTTTTGAAATATTATTATCTCCTTTTTTTATAATAGAATGTATCAATTAAATCCAGCATCAATAGAATTAACTAAAGAAACATTTGTTCCAAAAAAAAATACTAAAGAATCTTTTAACAATAGTAATAATAAAACATATAAAAATAGAAAAACTGTTAACTTTTCTCAAGATGAAAATTTTGAAAATAAAACTAAATTAACAAATATTAACAATTTATTATCAAAATTACATGATAATGAAGATGAAGAAGATGAAGAAAATAACTTTAATGTAACTGAAAAAATGACTAATGTAAGCGAGACACATACAAATAAAGATTTAATTAATTCAGAATTACAAAAAATGAATTCTCATGTTGATAACAATTTAAATAATGCATCTATTTTAGGAAGTGCTGTTAATTCTAAATATTCTAATTTTCAAGATAGCTATAAATCCAATTTAGATTATTTAAATAATTTAAATGAAAAACAAGGCTTTAATAATTCTTCAGTGTCTACTAATTATGATAATAATCAATTAATTACAAAATTAAACTACATTATTCATTTATTAGAAGAACAACATAATGAAAAAACTAATCATATTACCGAAGAACTTATATTATACTTATTTTTAGGTATATTTATTATTTTTGTCTTAGATTCATTTGCCAGAGCAAGCAAATATGTAAGATAAATATAAATTATATTTATTAGTTTAAAATAAATATAATTCATTCTAATTTTTTAAATACATACAAATATTCATAATTATGCCCAACTGGTTTCAAATCTATTTTTTTTAATAATTTATAATCTTTTGCTTTAGCCAAATTAAGAATTTTTGTTGTTTCAGGCATATATAAATTTATTTCATTTTCTCTTATATTATGTGTTTTAAAATTGGAAAATTTCTCATTATAAACTGCATATGGTGTAACACTTGAATCAATTTCATTATTATTTTCTAAATTTTTTACTTTATATTTGGACATAAATTCACTATTTTCATCAAATTTTACTATTATTTCATTTACTTTTTTACCATATTTTTCTGGATCATATAATGTATCTTTATCTTTATTTTGGACAAATGGTTTAAAATTTTCTCTATCAACTAAATTTATTATTAAAAATCCATCTTTCGATAATATAGAACTACAATTTTCAAAAAATAATTCTTTATCTTTTATTTCATATATTGTTTTTCCTAAACATAAAATATGACTATAACTATCATAATCAAACATATTACTTGTTAAAAAATCTTCCACCATAAATTCACATTTAGGATAATTTGATTCTGCCTTAGAAATCATATCTTCTGATTTATCTAATCCTACTATATCATATTTCGCATCTGTAAAAATTTGTACACTATAACCCGTTCCACAACCTATATCTAAAATTTTATTACCACTTTCCTTTTTTGATAATTTTTTTATTTGTTCTAATTCATATTCATTTCTTTTTTTATTCAAATGTATAGCATCATAATATTTACTATAAAAATTATCATATGCATGACTATCAACCTTTTTTACAAATTTCTCATTATTTTCATTATTTTCAAAACCTTCTAATGAATAAAATTCCGGTATATTATTAAAACTATTAAATACTACAATCATAAATAAAAATATTAAAAATATCAAAAATAATTTATTTATCATACTAAGCTTATTAAATGAATTTAATGTATTATTAATATTTCTGTATGTTTTATTGAAAAAATTTGTTAATACCATTAATATGTATTTATATTATATTTTTTATGTTTTATTTTATAAAAATATATGAATCCTGATAATATTGACGATGTAAGAACTGAGTTTAAAAATATTACTTTTTCTAATTTCCAAAAATCTAAAGCTAGACAAGAATTACTTAATTGTATTTATAATTCTAAAATTGAAAATGCTAATTATTGGAGTGCAGAATTTATATGTGCAGGACATTTTCTAGATTTATGGGATATCATTATTTTATATGCTACTAAATATGTTCATTGTGGAAATCCTAAATTACCTATTTATTTAAATATGAGATACGAAAATTTTAGTAATATTATTAATTCTGGTTATTCAAGTAATATTATCGTATTACGTAACAATCCTAAAATTAGAAAACTATTTTCTGAAATTATATGTATATTATGCTATTCTAATAAAAAACATAATTATCAACAAGTTAAACTTAATAAAGGACAAGAATTTGATTTAACAAATATTAGTAGTAAATTTAAAGCACCTAATGTAAGTTATGTTGAAAATATTTTTAAAGATGATGATCCAAAAGAATTATTTATACCTTTTAATGAACTAATTTATAGTATTACTAATAAAAATATTATCGACTCTTGCTATTGGTATGAATGGATTATTGAATATGAAAATATTTGCAAAAAAAAGAAAAAAAAATGTATCTGTCAAGGAAGAGCATATGCTCCTAATGGAACTCACAATGATATCATTTGGATTGTATGGGACATATTATTTTATTATAGTGAACCAACTAATTCTCTAAATAAAAATATAAATTTTTTACCAATTATTAACAAACTTATTAAATCATTATATAGTTTATTTACCATTAAATATAAACCCACATTTAAAACTAAAAGAAAATACATTATTTATTATGCATTTTCTATACTTACAGATAATATTGATTTTAATATTAATATTACTAATGAAACTGAAAAAATACAAGCAATTGTTGAAAAAATAAATAATCTTTATAAAGATATCAAAAAAAATGAAGTATCTCCTAACACCGATTATCTATTTAAAAATGTTAAAAAATCTAATATGGAAAAAACTATTGAAAAAATAGAAATAATTAATAATTTATAAAAATTGATTTAAATATTTTTTTTTGTATAAATGCATACTTCCTAATTATGACTAACGTCTCAGTCGCCTGGCTTTCACTCGATCCTGTCCGTCAGCAAATTGATTACTATCCTCGTGCTATTGCAACAAGAATCGAACAGAAATATAATCAACGTTCTAGTTATGAAAGAACCATTCCAACTAATATTGTATTAGGTAGCGATTTCTTTAATGCTACAGTTCATTTTCACCATCGTAATGGTTGCTATCAAACTACTCCTGGTATTAATTTAGGAAGACATGGATTGAAACCGCCCGGTATGCGAAGTGTTAAAAGAATTCAATTAACTTCTGACATGACTCATGTTGAAGTTCATGCTAAAAGACATCATGGTGAATGGAGGATCACAAATCATCCTCATCTTGCTGAAAGAACATTTAATATCCCAATACCTTCAGATGTAGTTGTTAATGGAAGTGAAGAAATCAATGAAAGTAATACATTCTGGAAGCCGGAAGATCTAAATAATGATGATAAATTTGTTGTTGTATGGCAGTGGTGCAGAGGAGTTCCAGAACGTCAAGGCGATTTAATGGCTTTGAGCGATGAATGGTGGCTTCCATATTTACAACATCAAAATCAAATTATTGAAACTGCTTATGGTGAATACGAACAACATGTTGATATTACCCTTGCTACAGATAATTCTAGTCGACGAATTAAATTCAATGAAAATAATTGTTTTGGAACTCAATTAGATATTATTAATCACAAATCTCGTTGTGTGCGACGAGTAGTTATTACTATTGCTAAGTTAAAAGAAAAATTAGAGGCGATGAATAATCAACCTCTTGATCCTGCAATTTTATCAACTCTTGTAGAAACAGATGAAATTCCTCACGAATATTTCTGTTGTATTAGCCAAGAAGTTATGATTGACCCTGTTAAAACAACTGATAATCATACATATGATAGATCATCAATTGAACGCTGGTTTCAAACTCGTCATACTTCTCCTCTTACCGGATTAGAGTTACATGATATTACACTTACTCCACATACTGAACTTAAAAATCAGATTCAAGAATATATTCGGTTGAAATCAAATGAACAAACACAATCAAATGAACAAACACTTCAGATTACCTAATCACATCTAAAAAGAAGCATAGATTTCTTACCACAACCTACTTCAAATGGCTCTACTTTTTTTAATACACTTGAATTATTTGCTAAAAAAACTCCTTCTCTTAATTTAATACCTAAATTTTTACTTACTTTTCTTAGTGATAAATTCTTACCAGCATTTTCACGATAATAATCTTCAATAGGATTTTCATCTAGTTTTACCATAATAATATAAATTATAAATTTTTATTTATATTATTTTATTATATTAATTTTACTTTTCAAAATAAGTATGATATGCTAATGTATATCTATTTACATTGTCTTTTAATGCATAAACAGATAAATCACAAGCCATATGTTCAATATTTGGTTTGAAAACTATTACTCTACCAGGTTTAACATCTACATATTTTATTATTAGATTTTTTCTATCAGTATAAAATGCTGTTTGACCTCCCCAACTTGTATTCCAATTATCATTTAAATAAACTAATATTGTTGGACCATTTGCAGGACCATCAACATGCCAGAATCCTGGAGTACCTGGTAAATTTAAATTAACATAATTTCGGAAAATTTTTAATTTATCTTTATTTTTTAAATTAATATAAGGCACTATACATTCATAAAATAAATTATTGAAATATTTATTATCAATTATATTACACATAAAAAATTTTATAGAATTTGAATCCTGTCCGCTAATTTGTCTTTTCCATAAACATTTACTTAAAAAATTTTTATTTATATTTATGATTATTTCTTCATGAATTAAATTATCATAAATTTGTAAATCTTCTTCCTTAAAATAATTTCTACATTCATTTTTAATATAAAAATCATCTATATTAAAATTTTTTCTTATATTAAAAATTATTTCATCTAATTCACTCATATCATGATAATTTTTATCAGTATTTTCAAATTTATAATATAAATTATAATAGTTTAAAGGATTTTCATTTAATAAATCTAGTTCTTTATTTTCCATTTGTATTTTTATTAGAATTACTTTTAAATTATTTAACTACGATAATAAAATAAAATTTTGTATCCATATTTAAAGTTATATTTTTCTGGATAATAAGCCGGATTTTCTATAAATGTCCAATCTACATTTTTATTTAAAATTTTTGTCCAATCAAATTTTGATAATTTTGAATAGCTACTACCATCAAATTTATAATATTGTTTATTTATTGTTAATACACTTACAAAATGACTATTTTCTTTTGGTTTATAATGGTCTTTATTTGTTAATATTATACTATCTAGCTTGTATTTATATTTTTTACTATCTAATTCTAATTCATATTCCATTTTAAAATCAATTTTACTTTCATGGTCTTCAAATATAATTATATCTTGTTCTTTTGTAAAAAATAATTTTAACATATCTTCAATTGTACTATATTTTTTTTTTAAATTTATATCCACATCTATTGTTAAAATTTTTAAAATATCATATTTCAAATAACTCATTATTACTTTATAAAATTCTAATGGATTTCCTGCCTCATCCAAATTAGGTAAACTATAATGTGGTGATAACTTTTTTATTCTATTATATATTCTTTTTATTAAAAAATTTGTATCCAAATTTGATGTTAAAATCTTTACTTGTTCATGCAAATTTACTTTATTTTTTACTAATTTTGTTGAATCTTGATTATATGATGCTTCAATATATAAATTAAATATAAATAATAATTTTCGTAATTCTTGATCTTCTAATCTACTTTTATCAACTCTACGACCAGTTATCATCAAATTTCTAAAAAATCTAAAAAATTTTCTACCTTTATCACTAAAAAAAAATGTTACAAACATAGTATTAAACCAACAATTTGAATATAGTTGTTTTGGTGCAATAAATTTACATGGGTCAACATGTTTTGATCCCATTAAATTTTTTAATAAAAATTTTTTTACTAATACATTATTAAAATTTAAACATCTTGGTTTACTTATTGTTCCTATATTTATTTGTAATAAATTATTACATAAATTTACTGTTTGATTTTTTAATGTTTTTAACTTTTTAACATCTAATTTTCTATTTATATTTGGAGAATATGACTTTGATTTACGTGTTCTTCTTTCTGTAAATGAACTACGATAACCTTGCTGTTTTGATGATTTTATACTTTTAACTAATCTATCATAAATTTCTTTCTTTTTTGTTTTCATTATTAATATATTTAAAGATATTTTTTAGCAATAAATTAATAATTATAAAATATTATTAATTTATATAATGGCTGAATCTATTAGAAAATCAATTAATAAGTTGACTCAAAGCATTAAATCTACCACTTCTCAAAAATCCAAAACTCCAATTTTATCTCCTTTTCAAAGTAAACCTAAAACTGAACTAGAAACATTAATTAATACTCCTATTAATTCTATGGTTAGCACAAAATCTTCTGAAAAACCTTCTTTATCTCAAAAAGCATCTTCTATTGCTTCAAAAACAATTGAAACTGCTACTTCTATTTTTACTTTCAGAAATATATTATTTGTTATTTTATTAGTTTTTCTATTATCTTTCCTAGGATTTAATATTTTTACTTATTTAAGTGACGGAACTAATTTTTTAACTAATTTATTTGGTCCTATTTTTTCAACTACTGGAGAAGTTGTTGGTGATGCTACAAAAAATGTTGTATCTACTGCTTCAAGTGGAACTCAACAAATAGTTCAAACTGGTTCTGATACTACTAAAAATGTTGTAGATGTCGCCGCTACTGGAACTACATCTAGTATTGGATTTTTACAAGATCGTTTGAAAAAAACTGCTTCTGTTGTTAATCCTGAAAATAGTAATATATTAACTGATAATGTTAATAAAAAAATAGATAAAACTGATTCTCAACCTGAACCAGTTAGAACACAAGCATTACAACAAGGTTATTGCTTCATCGGTAAAATAAATGATACTCGCCATTGTGCAAAAGTTAATGAACGCCAACAATGTATGTCTGGAGATATTTATCCTACTATGGATATTTGTGTTAACCCTAATTTAAGAGCTTAACTTTTCATACATAATTTCTTACATCGTTTAAATGTTTTTCTTTTTTTAAATTGAGAACAACATTTTCTACAACCATCTTTACCATTTTTTGCTTTCTTGCAAACACTAATATTTTTTTTTGTTTTCTTTTTGTTATTAATTACTAAGTATGGCTTAAAAAATTTAAACATATCATTACTACTTCTATTACCTAAATAATTTTTTACCTTTTTCCCTTTTTTAAATACCATTATTGATGGAAAACCATCTATTGAATTTTTTAACGAACTAAAATCTATATAATCTAATTGACTAGCATCTATTTCTAATAATATACCATTACAATTCATTTTTTTTAATTTTTTCTTTAAAAACTCCCATTGGGATTTCATATTTTTACAATGAATACATAATTTACTGAATACTCCAATTAAACAAATTTTTTTTTCTAATAAATCTTTTATCACCTCTTTATCAAAAGAACCATTTTTTAATTCAATTATTTGCATATAATATTATAATATATTTTATAAAATTAAAAAAATATATTATATTTGTATAATCTAATTAATAATGGTATTTAATTATAAAATTTTAGCAATATTATTCATTTTTTTATTAGGTTTAATTTATTATACTAATTCGACAAAAGTTTTTGAAAATCTCTCCAATAATACAGAACAAAAAAAACCAAATAATTATACATGTCCTAATATGTTAATTGAAAAAGATGGAAAAATATTATTATTTAATTCTAAACTTGCTGCTGTTCCTGGAGTTAATCCTGTCCAATTTAATAGTTTAGAAGAATATTCAGAATTTATTGAATGGCAAAAATCTCAAAATATTAATTGTCCTGTATTATATCTTCAATATACAACTGATACACAAAATAACGATTTATTCCAAATTAAACCTTCAATATTTGAAAATTCTGGTGGATTATCCAGCACCAAATCTGATGCATTACCTGGAAAAACATCTCAAGATTATTTTGAAAAAAATAAAATGCTTGATGCTACTTTAGATTCTACACCTAATTCTAATATGAAATTTAATACTGGAATGTATTCTGGCTTTGATCAATACAATCAAAATGTCGGAGTTAATACTCCTCTAGATTTTTTATATAATGAAAAAACAACTCAATCAAGAAATCCCATGGACCCTAATTGGGGTGGAAAAGAATACACAAAAAATGCATTGCAAGAAGGTGATTATAAAGGACGAGAAGTATATAGATATAATACACCACAAATTAAAACTAATTTTAGAGAAATTCTTGATGATTAAATATTTATATAATATAAGATAAATGCGTAAAAAAAGTAACAAAAAACGAACTTATAAAAAAAAATTACCTAAAAAATCTCGTAAATTAAAAAAACCAAAATATAAGAAAAATGCTGGTACATTAAAAAAAATTTTAAGTAGAAGAATTAAAACTGAACCTCCAAATCCAAATACACTTATTTTAAATCCTTATTTTGATCCAAATAACCCCAAACCTGATGATATTATAATGACTCAAAGTGAATTAGATAGAAAAGAAGTTACTAAAGAAAAATTACGTGCATTAGAGGAAAGATATAATAATCCACAAATTAGGAGAAAAATATATTCAAAAGTAAATGAATTTAATCCTAAAGGCATAGATTCTGAGGATATTGCTGATGTTATGGAAATGGCAGGAGTTCAAAAGGGCAAAGCAGTTCAGGCTCTTAGACAAAATTATCTTGATCCAGAACTTGCTATTATTAAATTAAATAAAATAGGCTTAGATCCAGATGATATTAAAGTAGTTATGGATGAGGCGAGAGTAACTGAATTTGAAGCCGCATATTATCTTAAAAAACACAATGGAAATTATCTTAATGCAATAACTGAAGCTATGTCAAATTAAACAACTTAATAAAAAAATTATTTAAAGATAATTAATTTTATCTATTTACACCTTTGCACATTTAAAACGCCGATTTTAAGGCAGGTAATTTTTTAGTTTCCGTGTTCTATTTGATGGTTTCTTTACATATTTTTCTGTTCTATTATATGCTCCTTTAAATATATTTTCATACTTCTCTTTTGGAATATCTCTTATTACCTTTTCTATATTTTCTTTTAGTTTTTCGTGTGTTAATCCGTCTAACTTTTGTAATCTTGACTTTAACATACTGAAATAATTTTCAATTGAATTGGTAAAATGTTGATACGGAACAGCATATAATATATTATTATGTTTATTCACTAATGCTTTTATTCTTTCGTTTCTATGACTACTTGCATTATCTAAAATAATTAATTTATTTTTGAACTTTGTAGTTATATATTTCTCTAAAAACTCTAATAATCTATCTGTATTAATTCCACTCTTTTCATATAACTCCCAACCTAAAACACCTTTGGTAGAAATAGCAAATATTCCAGTATATTTTTTGAATACTTCTTGACTTTGTGTTTTTATTACACATCTTTTACCAAGTTCATTATAACAATGATTTCGTTTTTGTAATGATTTTATACTTGTTTCGTCAATACATATAATATCTTCTATTTTATATTTTTTCACTTCATCATAAAACTCTTTGATTTTCTTATTTATATCAATATCCTTACCAAAACGCTTATTCGGCTCGTGTCTAATTCTTGTAATTTTCAAGGTAATATTATTATCATTTACTATTCGGTTCAAATGAAAACGACTTAATGTTAATGTAGGATATTTTTCCTTGACTTTTTCAAGTAAATCTTGCATTGTAATTGTTCTATTTTTCTTTATTTCATCCAATATAAACTTCACTTGGTCTTTATGAACTTTATACGCAACTGGTTTTCTATTATGTCTTTTAATTTCACCATCTTTATTATATTTATCAACCCATCTCATTAAACTCCGTGCAGAACATTTGAATATTTTACAAACTTCTTCTTGTGATTTGTCTTCTGTTAAATAATATTCAACCGCAGATATTGTATAATCTTCGCTTTTGTGTGTAGGCATTATATTATATAATAATTATATTAAAAATAAAACATAAAATAAGTTATTTTGGTAGATTATTCATAAAAATATTTAGGAAACTTTTTTTATGTTAAAAATATTAAATTAACTATTTAAAAATATAATATTTATATAACTTATAATATGTTAAACCAAAAAACTTATTCTTGTGGTATTTGCAATACTACACCTGACCAAATTTCTCATCACAAATCACATATTGAAACACAAAAACATAAAGATAAACGTGAATTATTTGAGTTTAAATTATCTAAATTCTCAAATCAAGAGTTAGAAGAAAAATATAAAACACATAATGTTGATGATATCATAAGAGAAATTGAAACAATAATATATACTCCACTTGATAAAACTAATTTATTAACTAATAATAAAAAATTGAAATTAAATATAATTAATAATACAAGTAATATAACTGAAGAAATGAATGCTCTAAAGAATGAAATGATAGAACAAAGTAATAGTGTTTCAAACAAAGAAGCGTTAAAAGATAAAATACACGAAATACATAATTATCTTAGAAATAATGGTGCTGGTTATGGTATGAACGCATTAAAAGTATTTAATATAATTTATGGATTAAAAAAAATACAGGAAAATGGTTTATTTCATAAAGTAAACTTGAAAAAACCAGATTGTGAATTTTCATATTTGTTGAAATTAGCAAATGAAAATAAAGATGAAGAATTGGCAGATTTAATTTTTGGACCTGTGTTGCAATCAATTTGTGATAGTGAATTAAAAGAACTTCTATTCTATGAAATACCCCAAAATATTAGAGGTTCTGTATTTGTGTATCTTATAAGAGAAATTGATAAAATTAGTATTATTGAAAAAACTTGTAATGTGTTATTATCAGGTAAAATTTATGAATACTTTATTGGTCGTGATGAGAGTGCTATTAGTGAATTAGGTGCTTATTTTACAGATAGACATATTACAAAATATTGTTTACAAAAAGCAAATCCAAAAATTAATGAAGATGGAACAATACCATCTATGATTGATATGTTTGGAGGTTCAGGCGGTTTTACAACTGAATATATAAATTATTTAAATGAGACATATCCACAATTAATAAATTGGAGCATTGAAATAAATAAAATTTATCATTATGATATGAACGAAGATGTCATAAAGTCTGCTGGTTTGGAATTCTTCTGTTTAACTGGTGTATTACCTAATATGAATAATTTAAAATATAAAAATTCATTTACAGATGAATTTAATGAAAACAAATATCGTTTTGTATTAACAAATCCACCATATGGTGGAGATAAGAATTCTAAAACAGAAGCCCAAAACAAAAGAGATAAAGTGAAAGAATATATTAAAAACGAACTTCCTACTATTACAGATGAAGGATTAAGAATTAGAAGACAAAAACAATTGAAGAAAATAGAAGCACAAGAAAAACAAGAAAAAAAGGAACAAGATAAGACAAAAGTTTCTGTTGCTTCCTGTAGTGCTAGAATTCAAAAATTTGCAAAAGATAATAATTTAAAAGGCAATGATAAAGAAAGCTGTTCTCTTATGTTATTAATGGATATTTTAGAAATAGATGGAACAGCAGTCGGCGTTTTGAAAGAAGGAGTATTCTTTAATAAAACATACAAAGATTTAAGAAAATGTTTAGTTGAAAATTTTAATGTTAGAGAAGTTATTAGTGTTCCTCAAGATCAATTTGAAAATACCTCAACTAAAACTTCAATTGTTATATTTGATAATACTGAAAAAAAAACTACTGAGGTAAAATTTAGTAATTTAGAGGTAGAAAGATATCAAGAAGATAAATTTGCCGAAGTATTTGGAGACATTGTTATTATTGAAAATAAAGGTGATATTAAAGGTGTAAATGATGTATTAATTTCACAAGCCACCAGAGAAGAATTATTGAGTAACCCTAAATGTTCTTTGGATGGCAAAGATTATAATAAAAAAGAAATTATTGTTGGTAAAGGGTATGAATTGGTAAAATTAGGTGATATTAGTGAATTAGAAAATGGAAAACAATTAGATAAAAAAAATATTATTAATGGAATATATCCTGTTTATGGTGGAGGATTAAGTCCTGTCGGATTTCATAATAATTTTAATAGAGAAAATGCTACTATAATAGCAGGAACAGGACATTGTGGTTTTGTTCAATTTAATAATAATAAATTTTGGGCATCACAATGTTTTACCGTTAAATCACAAAATGAATTAATAAATAAATATTTATTTGTAATATGTAAATCACTAGAGAATATATTTATGAATAGTTGTAGTGGTTCAGTTCAACAGTTTATTAGAGCATCTCAATTTAAAAATATGTTAATTCCTATTCCAAAATCTCAAGCAAAAATAAAAGAATGGGTAGATAAGATTTCAGCACCATATAATGAAAAAAATGATAAACAAACTCGTATTCAAGAGTTGGAAACTTTTATTCAAGCTAAAATTAGAGACATTGGAGAAAATGAAGAATGTGATGAATTAAAATTTGATGATGTTTTGCAATATGTTAGTAAGAAAAATAAATATCGTGCTACTGATGGAAAAAATGAAGGAAAATATAGATTTTATACATCAAGTCAAGATAAAATATTATATAGAGACGATTATGAATTTGAAAATTACCATATATTAATTGGAAGAGGAGGTGTAGCATCACTACATTTAACATCTCATTTTTCGGTATCGCACGATGATGTATATGTATTAACTACAAAAAAAACAGAATATAATTTAAAATACATATTTAAATATATTAAGTTGAATATACAATTGATTAAAGATAGTTTTAAGGGTTCAACAATTAAACATAGCTCAAAAACAGCATTATCAAAAATTAAAATAAAAATCCCAAAAAATAAACAACTTATTCAAGATTTAGAACCAACCTTTCAACAAATTGAAACATTACAAACAGAAGTTAAAAAAGCAGAAGAATTATATAAAAAATATATCAAAGATTTAAGTGAAGAAGCAATTCCAAATAAATAAATTACATTACAATGATTTTATCTTCTTCTATTCCTATTAAATTTTAATTCACTTGGAATATTAGTAAAATCTTTGTAAAAATGAACTGGTGACATTGGTAAACATAGATATATATGACAATTTCTATTATAATCTTCTAATGAATTTATATTTTTTTCTTTACAAAAATTTATCCACTCTTGTTTAGACTGAATAAATTTTGATGTATCAACTCCCAAAAAATCATACCAATTATTCCATACGCCTTTTGATTTAAAATATTCTTCAGGTAAATCTATAAAATTACAATGAATATTTTTTTTCTGAATATATTCTTCTGGAGATTGAATATTTAAAGTTGAATTAATAGAGCGAACATAATTATATTCATCTTGTTCTTCTGTAAATTTTGAACCTAATGCTTTACTATATCTTAATCTCATCTTAAGTTTATTTAATTCATTGCCATTTTCTTGAAATTTATAATCCTCATAATAACTTCTCATTTCTTCTTTTTTTGTCTTTTCTTTTTTTTCTTTTTTCCCAACTGAAAGAAATATTTTTTGTTCTATGTTTTCATCTACATTTCTCATTTGTGAAACAATATTTCTCACCTTTTCATATGATTTATTTTTAATTTCCCAATCATCAGTATCAATATATGGTATAATAACATATGCTTTTTTATTAGAATTTTCAAAATCTAATCGGTTGGGCCTTAATAAATATTGGACTATTCTAGTTTCGCTCTGCATATTTACAGCAATACATACACCATTTAGTTTGGGTAAATCAAACCCTTCACCGAAAATATATATACAAGAAATAATTCCAAAAGGTGTATTTTTAAATTTATAAACTTCATTATCAAAATTATTATCATCTTTACTATGAAGTGCATTATTATAAATTTGTTCTTTTTGAATTGATAAAACATTTAATGATAAAATTTCATTTATATATTTTTTAGATAGTTCGGCATCTTCTGTTGTATTTGTATATAACAATAAATGTGTTAAATCGTTATACTTTTCAAAAGATTTTAAACACATATAACACGATATGAATATTTCTTTATTAATTATATTTAATCTTAAATTAGTTATAATTTCATCAACTTCGTCTTCTGTATTTTTCAAAACTAAAATATTATAATCTGTTATTTTTTTATTTTCTATTGCCCAATGAACTGATTTAACATCAATATATTTTCCAAAAATAGTTTCATCTTCCATAGAATATATTTCTCTGTTTGTTCGTGTTTCAATAGTTTTCTCTGTTGCGGTCATAAATAATGTTTTTGAAGAAATTATCTTATGGAATAAACGAAATCCTCTATTTTCTGCTCTTTCAATACCAACCAAATGATGTGCTTCGTCTCCTATTTTAAAATCAAATATTATATCTCTATCATTCAATAAATGACAAGAATGATATGTTGTAATTACAAATTTTGGTTGAGAATTAAGATTATTATTAAGAAATTTTATAATTTCAGTTTTGTCTGTAGATGATTTAATACCGTCTGTCTCATCGCCTCCAACAAACAATATGTTGGTTTTATTTGGAAAAATTTTTAAAATTTCATTTTTAATTTGTTTTTGTAAATTATTACTAGGAACACCTATTACAACTGATTTAAATTTTAATAATTTTACAATTAAAATGCATAATAAAGCTTTCCCAAGACCACAAGCCCAAACAATTTTACCAATATTATTGAAGTTATAAAATTCTTCAATTCTTTCTAATACATATTGCTGATGATTGTTAGGTTCAATCACATATGATAATTCATTGACTATATTATTATTAGAAACAATTGAATTTTTTTTACTTCGTTTAATTTTATATGTTTGAATAATATTTTTTACATTTAATTCATTAAATGCTTTTTTAACCTTATCAACATTTGGAATATTTCTAACTCTTTCACATCTATTCATTGAATTTATTTCTTCTTTAGTTAAAATTTTAACTAAAAATTTATAGAGTATATTTATTTTTCTCAAATATGGTTCAATTAAATCAATAATACATCTATCGTAAAATTCAGTTCCGCCACCTTTATAAATATGGAATGATTTAAAGTAATGCTTTAAACATTTATCAATAAATTTCATCTTATCTAATGTTATTTCTATAACACATATATATTCTCCTCTTTCAACTTCACCAGTAATATATGTATTACTTCTATCTTTCGCAAATGTTGCTATTCCCATTTTTATAACATTTTCCATTTTATACCAAGCATTATCTCTAAGATAAATTGTTCCTTTATCTTGGATCATTGTAATAAAGTTATGTAATAATATATTAATGAAAAATTAAATCAATTTTTTATTATATTCAGGAAATAAAATAAAAAACATTTAAGAAAATCGGCGTTTTAAATGTGCAAAGGTGTAATAAGCACTAGTAGTGTAATGGTTATCATACTTGCCTTCCAAGCAAGTGACCCGAGTTCGATTCTCGGCTAGTGCATAATACGTATTATAAAAATATAATACGTATAAAAATTATTTAAAAATTACACATCTTAATATATAATGATCGCAACTATTTTTTTTGCATTATCATTAAATAATATGTTACCTCCAATTGGTAATAGATATTATACTTCTATTAATATTCCACTAATTGGAACTCAAAATGTTAAGTATGAACGAACTAAAAAATTAATTTCGGAAGTTAGTTTATCAGGTAAAGTAAATAAACTAGGATATATTTATTTTGATAATAAAGACCCATATAAATATACACTTGATAATACATTAGAAAATATATTAAAAAAATATAAATGTACTTTAAGTGAACCTTTATACGACAATATTAATGATGTTATCACACTTAATATTAGAATAAATCTTATTAGATTTTCTAAAAAACTTACTTTAATAAATGATGAATGTTTATAACTTTAAATTTTACTGCATTATTGAATACATTTACTTTATAAACAAAATTTCTATTTATTATTTCAGTTAATATTATATGTGCTATTACAGGAGAGACCCACCATAATTCTCCCAATTTTTTATTCAATAATACATCTATTTCTTTTTCAATTAATAAACCACCAATTATACTTGTTAATAATCCTAAAAATATTTTTTCTTTCCATTTATCTTTTTTATAATAAATTCTTAAATAATGTAGTGGTGTATGTATTAATAATAAATTTAATTTTGCTATTATTGGCTTTTTGATCCATATATAATGTAATAAAGATGAAATTACATATTTGAACTTATTTGGAATATCCTGAGCAATATGAAAAATTGAAAATCCTACTAATAATCTTTTTCTATTTATTAAATTCATATTTTTTATTAATAATCCTGTTCCTAAATTTAAAAGTACACTTTTTATTGGTTTATCTATAATATCTGTTGAACCATGTCCAACCATGGGTATAAGTAAAGGATATTTCATTAGTTAATTATATTTATATAAATGTATTTAACTAATTATATTAATCTTTAAATAAAGATTTTATTTCATCATTTGGATATTTATAAAATAAATCTGGTTGATCTTCATAACCGTCTTTAATTACTTCATATTTTCCTGTTGTTGTACATAAATTATAAATATTAAAATTATCATTTATATTAAATTTATTTGTTCTTGTTGATAAATTTACACTAATACTACCTTCTAAACCACTAATAATTCTGTGGAAAATACCAGCAGGCCATACAATCATTGCTGCACCATCATAATATAATTTATCGTTTTTATATACTTTATCTGGTGTTACAATAAATGATGCCTTAGTTAATGTGTTTGGATCAAAAATATCAATATATCTTGTTCCTTGTAAAACTAATAAATTATCATCTTGTCCTGAATGCATATACCAAGGACGTTTGATTGGTGGAACTGAGTCTTCTACAGGTCCAGGTGAAATAGAATTTGGACCATGGATTACTCTATCTATTCCGTGAATTTTTGGAATATCAGATGGAACCATTTCATCAAATTTAACTCCTTTTGTCCTGCGTAAATTTCTCAAAGGAATCAGTCTATACAACATTCTTGAATTAATAATATTTTTATTTTTAAATTAATATTATTAATATTTTATAAATTATTTATCATAGAATTTATTGTATCAGATAATTCTGTATATTTTTTACATTTTACACAATTATCATTATTTTCATCTTCAATTAGACTTTCTACATTAATTGATTTCGCTCCTTTATTATCATCTAACATATTCATCATACATTTCGCACATTCTAAATTTACTATTTTTTTTGTATTTGTTAATAAACTTTTTACTTCTTTTTTACCTTCAGAACCACCTAGTTCTTCAGTTAAACCGCGTAATTTATTTTCAATCATTTTTAATAAATTATCATCAGTTTTGTATTTATTTTCTTTTAAATTGCGATTACTTGTAAATCCTTCTTTATTTGAATTTAAATTTGTTACCTCTCTAAAAGATAAATTTTGAACTACACGTTGCTGAAAATTAAAACAACTAAAAATTATTACTATAAATAAAACTGCTAAAACAGCATATGCAATATTTTTATACATTTCCATTGTAAAATTCATTATTATATATACAATTAGAATATATATTCTAATTTAATAAGTATTCTTTTATATTTTGAACTACATTTTTTGAAATTTTTCGATTTGAGCTTTCAAGTTTGAGAGAATCTAAACATTCTCCATCACTTTCTAAGGCGATAGTCAAATCTTTTAACGTTTTGAATTTGTTTATTATAGTTGTTGCACTTTGATGACTTACATTTGGTATTTGCATCAACATAATAATATTAATATTCTCTCGTGTTACATTAGCTTTTTTTGTTGTTTTTACTACATTTACATATTCTTCTTTTTGTTCGGAGAGATTTTCTATGTTATAATAACATGTTTTGCTATTTTCTCTCACCAATTTGTTAACAAAACCATTTATTATTTCTGCGGATTCTATATTATTTACTGAATTTAAAATAGAAAAACCTTTGTAATAACTTATTGATATGAGAGATGAATACAGAGTTCCTTTAAATTTATCATTTCTATAATTTATTATATTTCCTTCAATTAAATAATATATATTATGGTTTGGTAATGAATAACCATCCAGTCTAAAAGACTGTTCATTATATCTTCCATCTTTTATACTTGATTCTAAATCAGATAATGACTTTCTCTCGATAATTACTAATGTTCTCTCATTTACATCATCATAAATTAAATAATCTCCTAATTCTAAATTTGTAACTTCTATCGTATATTTTGTATTTTCATTCAAAACATTTAAATAATTTATTATTTGTTTTGGTTCTCTATTATCTATATACAATTTCATTACACTTATTAATCATTAACTTTTAAATAATTATTTTTATAATATTAACAAAAATAATTATCAACTTAACCAAGTAGTCTAGAGCGACCAGTCGCAAATGTTCCAATAGTATTTGATCCAGTAAATAAATTGAGATTCTTTAAGCATTTTGTACCTTCTGGGCATGCATTTTGAATTCCTAGACCACAACCCCATCTTCTGTATGTGGTATTTTGTGCTAATGTTGTCGCTACACCACCAGCAGGTCCTTCTAAATGTTGATTACCTGCAGTTAATGTTACTTTGTAACCAGGAAGACCTGTTACATTAGGTCTTACATTTGTAGTTGGTGCTAAACCAGCCATAGAACCAAATTCGCATGTATTATTTGTTAATCTATTGCTTGCTCCAATCAAGTTAACTCGTGGCATCTTTTTTTATAATATTATATTATATTTTTTTTATTTTATTAAAAATTGTTTTAATTTATATTAAAAACAATATACTAAATATTATATAAAATGTTAGAACCTGCTTTTGAAAATTTGTGCCTTAAAGACAACAATAGTGATAATGAATCTGATACAGAACCTAATAATATTACTAATGATGATAATATTATTAATTCTGAAGAGTTAGTATTTAATCCATATAATTCATTAAATAAAGAAATTCAAATTACTAATATTCAAGAAATTTTAAATAACTATGGAATTTTTGCTAAACCATTTAACCTTGAACTTTATAAAAGAGCATTTATACACCGATCTTATACAAAAAAACCTAAACTTGAAAATGAAGAATCTAATATTATAATTGTTGAAAAACCAGAAGATTGTTTGCCTCTTAAAACTAAATCCAATGAACGATTAGAATTTATTGGTGATGGTGTTCTAGAATGCATCACCAAATATTATTTATATAAAAGATTTCCTAAAGCAGATGAGGGTTTCATGACTGAAAAAAAAATTGCTCTTGTTAAAAATGAACATATTGGAAAACTCGCATTTGAATTAGGTTTACATCATCACTATATTATTTCACGCCACGCAGAGGAAAAAAATATTAGAACTAATCTTAAAAAATTAGGATGTTTATTTGAAGCATTTATTGGTGCTATATTTCTTGATTATAATCGTATAGACATTAAAGATGAATATGGATGGTTTGAAAATATATTTAATTGTGGTCCTGGACTACAAATGGCTCAAGTTTTCGTTGAACATGTATTTGAAAAACATGTTGATTGGACTAAACTTATTGCTAATGATGATAATTACAAAAATAAATTACAAGTTATTATTCAAAAAGAATTTAAACTTACTCCAGATTATGTTGAATTACAAGACAAATTTGAAAATGAATCTGATAAAATTTATGTTATGGGACTTTACATTAGTTTTGGACAAAATATTCATAATGCTGATGTTAATAATGCAGTTATGTTTAAAGATTTAAAATCATTTAAGGAAATACATAATAAACTTGAAACTAATCCTAAATTATTAGTATTTATTACTAAAGCTGAACACAAAATTAAAAAAAAAGCAGAACAACTTGCTTGTGAAAATGCAATTAAACTTATTGAACAATATAACAATAAAATTTAATTTAGGAAATATATTTAATTAAAATGTATTAAATTATATATATATATAATTCAATATGGATGAAACAACATTAGATTTACTCAGAGTTAAACCTCTTCCTAAAAAACCCACTCAATTTGATTTTTTTATTGAGAAAAAGAAAGATTTACAACTTCCAACTATTATTGATAAAACAGGAGAAGAACTCATCAACGCTCAACAATTTATTAATAAAATTCAAAATCAAATTGGTATATATGATACCGACAAACTATCAATTATTAAACCTGAAGAAACATTTAAACCACCTGTTCAAGAACCCGTAAAACCAAAACCACTTCTTGAAGATACTTTTACTGAAATTGTTAAAACTGATGAATTAATTAAATTATTACCATTTGGTGCAACCGCTAAAACTACTAAAGATAAAACTAAATTACCTGATTTACCTGATGTTGAACCTATTAAGAAAACAGAATATAAAAAGAAATCTAAATTAATTTCTGATTATCAACCTGGTGAAGATGATGTTGTAGGTGATTCTAAACTTAAAGATAGATTACCTAAATTACAACCTAATATATTAATTCAAACCCCCGATTATTATTTATATAACAGAGAAATATTTATAAATGCAGTCAATAAATTATTCTTACCATATAAAGAAGAACTTTTACAAGAAGAAAAAGATATTGCTGAAGGAAAAATTACTGTTAGTTGTGATGAATCTCTCAAAAAAGATTTCTCACTTTTAACACATCAAAAAATTGTTCGTGACTACATTAATTTATTTACTCCATATAGAGGTCTTTTACTATATCATGGTCTTGGTTCAGGTAAAACTTGTTCTTCAATAGCTATTGCTGAAGGTATTAAAAATGATCTCAAAATTTTAGTTATGACTCCCGCTTCCTTGAGAGATAATTATTATGAAGAACTAAAAAAATGTGGAGATTATATGTATAAAAAAAATCAATATTGGGAATTTATTGATACATCTTCTTCTCCAGATTTAGTTAAATCTCTCAGTTCTATCTTAAAAATTCCTGAAGAAACTATCATAAAAAATAAAGGTGCCTGGTTTGTTAATGTACAAAAAGAACCTAATTATGAATCTCTCGACTTTGAAGATCAAAAAAAAATTAATGACCAAGTTAATTTAATGATATCTTACAAATATGAATTTATAAACTATAATGGTTTAAGAAATAGTCATCTAGCTTCATTAACAAACAATTACACTATCAATCCTTTTTCTAATAAAGTTTTAATTATTGATGAAGCTCATAATTTTATAAGTAGAATTGTTAATAAACTTTCACGACCATCTTCTTTATCTATGAAAATGTACAATTATTTAATGGAAGCAGAAAATTGCAAAATTATACTTCTCTCTGGAACACCAATAATTAATTATCCTCATGAAGTAGCTATTTTATTTAATATTTTAAGAGGATATATTTACACTTTTACCACTAAAATTAATGATTCAAAAGTTACAGGTAAAGTTGTTACTCAAGAATATTTAATTGATTTATTCCAGAAAAAAGGTATATACAATCACATTGATACAATTGAATTTAATTCTCTCACAAAACAACTTACTATCACCAAAAATCCATTTGGATTTACTAAATCATCTAAAGAATCTAAAAATAAACTTGAATTTTCACCTGAAACTTTTTATGTTTCAGAATTTAAGGATGCATTATTAGAAGTTCTTAATTCTCAAAATATCACAATAGAAGGTAATAAAATTGTAATTACTCCATATAAATCATTACCAGATAATTTTGATGAATTTAAAGAACTATTTATTGATCCTAAAAATCAAATGAAAAATACTGATATGTTTAAAATGCGTATTATCGGATTAACATCTTACTTCAGAAGTGCACAAGAACAACTTATGCCTAAATATGAAGATGATGAAATTCAAATTCTACAAATTCCTATGAGTGATTTTCAATTTGGTCAATACCAAGAAGCCAGAATACAAGAAAGAAAACTTGAAAAAAATAATAAATCTAAAAAAGGCAAAAATAAATTACAAAAAGACGAAATTTATAGTGATAGCGTCTCAACTTATCGCATTTTCTCTCGCGCATTTTGTAACTTTGTATTTCCCAAACCCGATATTAAACGACCTATGCCTAATAAAGACGATTCTATTGAATCTGCTATAGGCGCTGTTGAAGATATAGAAAATGTTGGCGAAGATATTTTAGATGATACCAAAGCTCAAGATAAATTAGATGATATGGATAATAATTTTGAACAAGAAGATTTACAAGATATAAAAAAACAATTAAGTCAAGCTAAAGATACCTCTTATCCTACTAGAATACAACAAGCTCTCTCCGAACTTGATAAAAATTCTTCAAAATATTTATCACTAGATAAACTCGGAACTTATAGTCCTAAATTTTTAACTATGTTAAATAATATACTTGATACTTCTAATCGAGGAATTCACTTAATATATTCACAATTTAAAACTCTTGAAGGCATTGGAATATTTAAAATTGTTTTAAAAGAAAATGGTTTCGCTGAATTTAAATTAAAAAAATCAGTATCTGGTGAATATTCTTTTGAAGTAGACCCTGATGATATAGGAAAACCTATGTTTGCTTCATATAGTGGAGATGAAACACCCGAAGAAAGAGAGATTATTAAAAATGTATTAAATAGTAATTGGAAAGTTGTTCCATCTAATATTGTTACTCAATTAAAGACCATTAATCCTAATAATTTTTATGGAGAAGTTATTAAAATTTTAATGATTACATCATCTGGTGCTGAAGGTATCAGTTTAAAAAATGTTAGATATGTCCATATTACTGAACCATACTGGCATCCTGTTAGAAATCAACAGGTTATTGGACGAGCTAGACGTATTTGTAGTCATAGTGAACTTCCAAAAGAATTACAAACAGTAGAAGTATTCTTATATTTAATGAAATTTACTGAAAAACAACTTGAATCTATTTCAATTGACTTAAAACTTAATGATGTTAGTAAAAAAGATAAAAAACGCGTATTAACTAGTGATGAATTCTTATTTGAAATATCTTCTATTAAAGAAGAACTTAATAAAGAATTATTAACTAATGTTAAAAAATCAGCGATGGATTGCAGTATTCATTCTAGATCTTCATCTAAAGAAAAAATTACTTGTTTCACAATTGGTAATGCTACTGATGATAAAATGATGTATGTTCCAGATATTAAAGCACAAGATACAGATAAAGTTATGCAATTAAATAAGAAAAAAGTAGCAATCAAATTATACAAAATAAGAAATACTAATTATGGTTTGGATAAAGAAAATAATAAAGTATATGATTATGATGCATATATGAAAGGTGAACTTATACATATTGGTAAATTAGAAATTGAAAAAGGTAAAAATAAAGTTGTTCTTAAGGATTAATTTAATTTTATTAAAAATAAATAAAATTAAATCATACTAACTCTAATTTGCTCATAATTTTTTCTTGATTCATTAATAATTTATTTAAAAGTTTACTTATATTATCTAATTTAATATTTGAGTTTAATTTACTTTCTTCCTTATATTCACTTTCTAATAATTTACTTATACTCTTCAATTTTTCACCTTCCGTTTTCAATTCATCTACTTTTTTATGAACTGGTTCATTTAAATTTACTACTTCAGATTCCAATAATTCTTCAATAGATTCTATCTTTAATTTAGGCACGTCATCATTTTTAGATTCACTCATAATATTATCTGGTTCTATTATTTTTTCATCAGAAATTTTAATTTCTATATTATTTGTTTCAATATTTCTATCTTTTTGCATTTGTTCTAATATTCTATTCATCTCATTATTATCTATTGGTTTATCAGTTTCATCTGCAAAATCTATTTCTTTTGGTTTATCAGGATTTATTAATTTATTTAATGAACTTTTATGATTTTCTAAATTTTTATCAAAAACTACTATTTTTTCATCTTTAAATTCATCTTTAGTATTTTTACTTTCAAGTAAATTCCGTTTTAAACTTTGAATTTCTGTATTTAATGTTCTTAATATTTCTTTATTTATTTCTATAATCTCTTTATTTTTAGTATTTTGTGATACATTTACAATAGTAGATTCAAATAAATTCTTTACTTTATCTAAATTATCATTTGGAATTCCATTAAAAATATTTTTTTCATATAAAATATTCCATAAAAATCCTTTATTTTTTTCACTTAATATATAATCCATAATTATATACTAAATTTTTATTTTTAAATACAAACTTTAGGTAATTTTATTTTCTTTAATTATATTTATTAATGGAAGGTGCTTGTGTTTATGTTGATCAAGGACATAACTCTGTTTTGGTAATGTATAAAGAAGTAGAAAAGAATAAAGTTTTACATTTAACTTATTCAAATGGAACTTCTCATCATCAATTTATTACAACTAAATTATTAACGCAATTGTTGCCTCATGATTGCGTTCATATATTATATTCTTTACCATATTTACCTGACTCTTTAGAAACTACATTAAATAATTGGATTTCAATAGGAATTAATAAATTAAATATTTTAAATAGACAAGAAGAGCGAAAAAAAAATGATAAAATGTTTAATAATACTGTTTATAATTTAAATATGAATATGAAATTTACTGATTTCAATGAGAGATTCAAAAAAAATTAATTAGTATTATAATATTTTATTCTATAATCTCTCATCATTTCATCTGGAATTCTATGATTTTTAAAATACTCTGGTTTTTTTGTTCCCTTTAACAGTTCAATTATAAAATATAAACTGTAAATCCCTAATTATATCTCTGTTAGTGGTAAATTGTTCCTAATTTCATACTCTCTCCTATTTAACCATTCTTTACATAAATTTTCTGTTTCAGCCCAAAAATAATGTCTTTTCTTATTAAATTGTAATCCTACTTCCCAACACTTTTTTGAGGATTGTCTTATACTTCCTATATTAGTTGTTCTATTAATAGATAAAGCATTTATATCTTGAGTAGCCCATTCTAAATTAGTTATATTATTATTACTTCTGGAACCATATTGATTTTTATGGTTAATCTGTGGATAATTATTAGGATTTGGTAAAAATGCTATACCAACCAATCTATGTCTTTTAATTGTTTTTGTATATTGACCATTTTTAGTTAATCTGGATCTTGAATAACCATCTTTATCCAAACCTAATTTGCTTGAAATATATCCTGTTTTTTCATTTCTAACTCTACCAAAAGTAGAAATAGAATAATAATCATAATAACCTTTAATAGGTTTCCATATTTCTACTTCACCCATTATTTTTATAATCAATCTGCTCCATTTTTCGCCAGTTTTCATTATTAAAAAAAATTGATATAAATAATATAATTTTATCAATTTTTTTTTAATCTTAAATTTTTAGTTAGTATTATAATATTTTATTCTATAATCTCTCATCTCTTCGTCTGGAATTCTATGATTTTTAAAATACTCTGGTTTTTTTGTTCCCTTTAACAGTTCAATTATAAAATATAAACTGTAAATTCCACACTGGCCGTCCTTCTTTTGATGTTCTTTACCTTCATTCGTCATAAACTTTAAGTTTATATTTAATTTGTGACCTTGTTCTATTATTCTATCTGCCAATACTTTTATTCTCTTCGGTATTTTATCACCATTACTATCAAAATAAAAAATAAAATTTTTTTCTATATCAACAAATAATGCTATCCAATGTGAACCATCTTTGTAATGCGGATCCATATTAAATATTATTCCAATTTTTGATTTCTTCTTTTTTATATATTTACTTAAATCAAATTTACATAATCTCTCCCATACACAAGTCCCAAATAACTTTTTATCATCAAAATCAATTGGTGATGGACCAATAAAAGAAAATTTCTTATATTTTTTTTCATATTGAGACATCACTTTTATTATATCAACGCTAGATAACCATTCATATGGTTTTTCTTTCCAAGATTCCGGAGAGAATGGTCTAAATATAGTCTTCATTACTACATCTTTATTTATTTTTGAATTAAATGTTTGATCGTTTAACCAGCATAATTCATTATAACATTTATTTGATAAATTGTCTTTTAAAAATTTCCATATTTCTTTTGGTTCATTAGTAGTTATTTTGTTACTGTTTTTACTATTCCAAACTTTTTTCATATTTAATATTTCTTCTTTTCCATAACAAGATTTTCCTTTTAAACCACTTATTACTTTATTATCTTGTTTTGGTGCACATTTTAATGTTTTAAATTTTTTACTTTTATGTTTTCTTGTATTCTTAGTCATACTATTAATATATAGTGATATTTTTTATCATCGTTTTTTTGGAAGAATTTTTGGTTTATAAACTCGATTTTTTACATTTACAAAATCATTTAAATTTGTTATTTTTTTTACAATATTATTATTTTCTTCTGCTAAATTCATATCAATAGACATCAAATTATTACATATATCTTCTACGTTTAAACTGAATTCATTTTTTACTCCACTTAAATCTTTACTTATTGATTTTTTTATTTCTTGAAGTTTTATATTTTCTATTAAACTTACTAAAAAGTTATAAAATAAATGTTTATATTTCTCACTATCATTTTTTGATTTTAATAATTTATTTATATCATTATTATCATCTAAATAAGCATCCAATAATTTATTCATTTTTGTTTTTATTTCTTTCTTATATTTTATAACATCTTCATTTATATTTACATGTGTTTTCTCATTCTTTTCTAAAAATTTGTTATATAATTCTTTATTGCTTAAAAATAATAAATCATAATTATTTATATTATTATTTGAATTCATAACTAATAATATAAATTTTTATTTTAAATTTTTTAATTGAACACGAGTTGCATTATCAAATATTCTATTTCCAATAATTACCGACGGATTTGGATTAAAATCCGCAAATTCAGGTTGTCTAAATAACATCGTTTCTTCTAAATCAACTGGAACTGTTTGAAAATTTATTGGATTCATATATAAATCACTCGAAGATGGAGGTATATATTTTGCTTGATCTGCTGCTTGTAAAGCAAAAAATTGATTTCTTAATGTGCTTTCTTTGTCTACATTTGTAGCAAATCCGCAATAATGAGGTTTTGTTGTTCCTGGATAAAATACCTCTTCACTATTATAACAACCCTGATTTATAATTGGAATATTTGCTTCTTTTCTATGGTCAATTAAAGGTAATGTACTATATTTTGTACTTACCGGTCTTGGATCAAAATTCGGTTGTATATCACCGGAAGGAATATTTCTTGTATATAAATTTCTATTCATTGTATCTAATTTTTCAAAATTTTGTAATTTAACACTAGTATTCATTTACTATAATTAAATATTTTAAAATTTTATTTTAAATTAAATTGAAAACAATTAAAGACATAAACATAATATATTATAGCTAAATATGTGCGGAATATTTGCCATATTAAATGCAAATGAAAACACCCATACTTCATCTTCTAACTTAAAAAAATGTTTTGATAAAGGTAAATCTAGAGGTCCTGAATTTTCAAGCTTAAATCTTTATGATAATATACATATTGGATTTCATCGTCTTGCTATTAATGGTTTAAATACACAATCTAATCAACCATTTGAAATTAATAATATTATTCTCGTTTGTAACGGCGAAATATATAATTTTAAGCAACTTGCTGAAGATAATTCTATCGCATTAACAACCGATTCCGATTGCGAAATTATTCTTCATCTTTATCAAAAATATGGAATTGAATTTACTCTTTCTATTTTAGATGGAGTATTTGCATTCATCTTATATGATAGAAATATCAATAAAGTTATAGTTGGTAGAGATCCATATGGAGTAAGACCTTTATATTATTTCAGTGAAAATAATATTGTTTCATTTGCTAGTGAATTAAAAGTATTATATCCTTTATCTCTTACTAAAAAAAATATTCAGCATTTTACACCTGGAAGTTATATGATTATTGATAATAGTAAAACTAAATCTACATTTTATAAACAATACACTTCATTTCCTTGTTCTAATATCAATTTTAAAATTTCAGCATCACTATATTATAGAATTGTTGATAATCTTCATTGTGCAGTCGAAAAACGTGTATCTGGAACTTGTGAAAGACCTATTGGTTGTTTATTATCTGGTGGTTTAGATAGTAGTCTAATTGCTGCTTTGGTTAATAAATTTTATAAATCAGACCAAGAACTACAAACTTTTAGTATTGGATTACCTGGTTCTGAAGACCTTAAATATGCTGCTATTGTTGCTAAACATCTTGGAACTAAACATCACGAAATACTTTTAACAGAAGATCAATTCTTTGATGCTATACCTGAAGTCATTAAAACTATTGAATCCTATGATACTACTTCTGTTAGAGCTAGTGTTGGAAATTATTTAGTTGGTAAATATATTAAAGAAAATACTGATTGTAAAGTCATATTTAATGGCGATGGTGCCGATGAATTAATGGGCGGATATTTATATTTCAAAAAGGCTCCTAATGCTTATGAATTTGATAGAGAATGCAAACGTCTTCTTCAAGATATTCATATGTATGATGTATTAAGAAGTGATCGTTGTATTTCTTCACATGGTCTTGAACCACGAACTCCATTTTTAGATAGAAAATGGGTTGAATTTTATTTATCAATTGATAGAAATCTACGTTTTAATTCAACTAAAGATAATTGTGAAAAATATTTAATTAGAAAATCATTTCATGAACTCGCATTTGAACTTTTACCTAAAGAAATTATATGGCGAACCAAGGAAGCATTTAGTGATGGTGTTAGTAGTTTAACTAAGTCTTGGTATGAAATTATCAATGAAAAAATTAATAATCTCAGTGTTAATGATTCTGCATTACAATATAATCTATTATCTCTTATGAATATGTATCATAAATTTCCAATTAGTAATAATAAACCAATCACCTTTGAACAAGCATATTATAGATATATTTATAATAAACATTATCAAGCTACAGATCATTTAATTGAATATTATTGGATGCCTAAATATGTTAGGGCAAATGATGCTAGTGCTAGAACTTTAAAAGTCTATAGTGAAAATAATACAAATAAATAATAATAATATATATTATGATTAAGATCTCTTCACTTGCTAAGAGTAAATTAATAGAAACAATTAAAAATGATAATGGTAAATCCATTTTTTTATTTTTAAAAGGTGGAGGATGTAATGGGTTTTCTTATAAATTTAAAGTTTTACAAGATAATAATAAACCCAATAAATTAGATGAAACCTTTAAATTAGATAATTATAACTTATATTTATGCAATAATAGTTTAATGTTTTTATTAGGAACAGAAATAGATTATATACAGGATATTATGGGTAGTAGATTTGATTTTAAAAATCCTAATATTGATTCTAAATGTGGATGTGGAACTAGTTTTAACTTTAAAAATATATAAAATTATATTTCTAATTTTATATATGTCTTTATGCGAAGAAACATTAATTTCTGAATACGTTGAAGTTCCTGGTAAATCATGTTATGTATTTGGTGCTCTTGATCCATCTGACCCTAGTGCTTGGATATATAGTTGTAGTTGTGGTTATTCAGAAGAAGAAGTTAATTGGCTTCCTAATTATAATTTAACAGACCGTATTTGGATTAGTGAATATAAATGTAGAAAATTTGATAAATCTATATGTAGCCACATTAAAAAAGCATTCGTTGCTAAAACAATTGTTAATCAAACCAATTTTGATATTGAAGTTCCTAACTGGGCTAAAAATTTATTTGGTAAAAATTATTATAAAAAAGCATTAGAAATAGTTCAAGATTTATCTCCTATTCCTTGGGGAGAAATTAGAGAAGGATATACTAGACATGGTATTGGTAAAGTTAAAATGTATGACCCTGTATATTATCACGTTCAATTAAAATATCCTCGTAAATGGACTTGCACTTGTAGTGATTATATTTTTTTTGATAATTGTATTCATATTACACAACGACAAATATTAGAAAAACATTTACAAAATAGACGAGAATTATGTATATCACTTGCTACAAAATATATATTAGAAAATATTTAATAATATATATAATATATAATATATGAATATAGAATTACTAGAAGAAGCATTACAAAATGATAATAATCTTAGTATAATTAATACTAATATTCAAGAAATTAAGGCTCAAAAAAATAATATTTTACAACAACTTGGTCTTAAAAAAACAGATTTAAAAGATTTTCATTCAAAATTAAAAGATTACAGATATATTGATGATATTAAAGATTTAAATTATGGTAATAATATCAGATGGATTAGTTTAAAAAATATTGATGAACTTAAGATTACAAATGGTGCTGTTTTATGTGATATAAAAATTCTTGATAAAGGTTTATCTTTGTGTTTAAAAACATATAATAGTAAACATTTAACCATTTATTTAAATGAAAATCTTATATTTCAAAAAATATCAGACCAAGAACGTATTCTATTGAAAGCAATAGATTATTTAAATAAATAATTATCTTTTTTTTCTTGTTTTCTTTGGTTGTTTTTTTGGTTTTAATCCTAATTTACCATTTACTGTTTTATATATCTTGTCTTCGTTTGGATTTGAATTATTTTTTAATTTTAATTCTTTTTTCTTTTTACAAGAAAATTTGTAAATTGCTAAATTTTTTTTTTGAACTACACTATTATTACATATACCAATTGCTCTTGATTCTGGTAATCCTTCATTAGGAACCTTTTTTATACATCTACATAATTTTTCTGCTATTATTTTTTCGGTCATTTTTTTCAATAATTTTATTGGTAAATCTTCACTAAAGTTTATTGTATAAAAATTTAATATATCAATGTAATCTTGTTTGGTAAGTTTCATCTATAATATGTTTATATTAAATCTGTAATATGTTTATATTAAATCTGTAATAATTATAATATTTATTTATATTAGTATATAAATATTATAATGGCTAAGAAAAAATATGCTGTTGTTTTTGATTTAGACGAAACTCTAGGCCATTTTAGTCAACCTTATAAATTTTGGTATCATTTAAAAAAATTTCTAAATAGTGAAGCTATACATGAAAAATATTTTTTTAGTTTCTTGGATTTATTTCCTGAATTTTTAAGAACTAATATATTTAAGATATTAAAATATGTTAAAAAAAAGAAAATATCTGGTGCTTGTGATTATGTTATGATATATACTAATAATAATGGTCCTAATTATTGGGCTAATATTATTAGGTCTTATATTCATAAAAAATTAAATTATGAATTATTTGATCAAATTATTAGAGCTTTTAAAGTTAACGGTCAAATTGTAGAAGTTTGTAGAACCTCACACAGTAAATCATATAGAGATTTTTTGAGTTGTACTAAATTACCATCTAACACGCAAATGTGTTTTGTAGATGATCAACATCATCCAGAAATGGAACACGATAATGTTTGGTATATATATGTTCAACCTTATACATATAATCTTAAATATGATGAAATAATTGGAAAATATTTTAAAGAAAACGTTGAATTGTTTAATCAATTTAATAAATCGGAAAATGATTTTATTAATTACATGAGTAAATTATCTAGTGATGATTTAGAATATTTAGATAAAACAAAGGTTGAAAAAAATATTGATGTACTTATTTCAAAAAAAATAGAGAACAACATTAAAAAATTTCTCGGAGAGAAATCTAAAAATACTAGAAAACAAAGAAAACAAACTAAGAATCAGACGCGTAGAAACTAGAAATTAATTTAGTTTTATCTTTTAAAAATAATTCAATACTATCTACTATTGTTGTTGATAATAATAAGAAAATACCTGCTGAAAATGCCAATTTTCTATCAAAATCAGTAAATTTTTTCTCTTTATAAGTAATCGGGTTATAAAAATATATTAATAATAATGCCACATAAATCTTTAAAAATATTCTTAAATGAGAGAGATATTGAGGTGCTAAAGAACTTATTCCTAACATTGCTAAGAAATACAAAATATAACTAAAATTTAATCCATATAAAAATATATCTTGATAAACTTTATTCATTTTTATATTATTATTATATTTTAATAATATAAATGGCTAATTATACAGATACAGAAACATCTGAATTATACAATAGTTTAGATGATAAACCTAGAAAAATACCAAAAAAAATTTTACGTATACTTAATAAACATGATGTCTCATTAACAGATAAAGAAGAAATTGCAGATGTATTAGTTAATTTATTACATAAAAATCGTGTTCAATCTACTTTAGATGATATTAAAATAACTAGTAGAAATTCTAATTGGTTTGATCGAATGGGAACAACAAGTACGGCAATTACTGATGGAGTTGAACGTGGACAATTAGATGATGAACTGTCTGAATATGCTGATATAACAGACACTCCATTAGCAGAAAGAAAATCTATTGTAAAACATTATAGCAGTTATAAACGAGAACGGGGAACTGGTAAACGTAAAAAACATACAAAAAAACGTAAACATAAGAAAAGAAAATCTACTCGTAAAAAATAAATTATATTATTTTTCAAATATAATAATATAATTCAAAAAGAACTTAAAGAAAAAAACGCCAAAAAACCTTAAAAATTGAAATTAGACCATTAAGCTCACAAAAATATTTTGGAGTTACAAAGTTGAAAAAATCGGGAAAAAAAAGTTTGAAAAATTTTTTCGGATTGGACATTTATTTTATGTCCATTTTTAAAATATTTTACCTTTTATACTTTTTCGTTCCGAAAACACCTATTTTTCACTTTTATTACCATTATCCCGCAAAAAACTCGCTGAAATTATACTTAAAATTTGTGACGATAATTTTCGGTGGAAACTAAATATATAAAATGTTTCCATTTGGAAACCAAAATATATGCGAAATATATTATTAATTTTTAAAATCATTTTACATATCATAATTACAAATATTCATATTTATATGTGACGATAAAAATTTATGGAAACAAAATATATGAAATGGAAACCAAAAATATGACCCGATAAATATATTTTATTAAAATAATTTAGAGAATTATAATAAAATACTAATAAAAGACTAAAAATGGCTAAAAATTTTACATCAAATACATCAAATATTACATCCGATTTTATATGTGTAAATTGTGGCTTCAAATGTGATAAGAAAGGAGATTTTAACCGACATATTTTGACTGCTAAACATAAAAGACTAAACCCGACTAACGAAATTACATCAAATACATCAAATTTTACATCACATGAATGTCCGTGTGGAAAAAAGTATAAACATCAATCAAGTTTACTAAAACATAAGAAAACTTGCACTTTTATAGATAATGATAACAAAAGTGTTATTAGTTCTGTTAGTGAAGAAACTATAATGAATTTGATACAAGAAAACAAAGATATAAAACAAATGCTTTATGCTCAAAATGAAACTACAAATAAACTAATTGATATTATACCAAAAGTTAATAATACTACCAACAATAATAATACAATTAATAATAATCAAAAATTCAATATAAATATTTTCTTAAATGAAAAATGTAAAGATGCGATTGATATAAAAGAATTTATAAGTCAAATTCAATTAACTTTAGAAAATTTAGACTTTTCAAGAACTCAAGGATTAGAAGCAGGTTTAACAAATGTTATTATTGAAAATATGAATAAATTAAGTTTATATGAAAGACCAATTCATTGCACGGATACGAAGAGAGAAACTTTATATATAAAAGATGATGATAAATGGGAAAAAGATAAAGATAAAACAAAAATAAAAGAAGCATTAAAAGCATTAAATAAGAATCATTTTAGATTAATAAAACAATGGTTAGATAGTAATCCAGATTATATGGAAGATGATACAAAACAAGCATATTTTGCAAAAATATTAAAAACTTGTGGAGCAATATTAGATGATGAAAAAATAATTAAGAAAATTTGCACTTCAAATTATATAAAAAATCACGTAAAAGATTTAGATGAAAATTTGATAGAATAATAATATGTATATATAATAGATAATGAAAAGTTTTTCAAGTGGTTTAAAAAAAGCAAAATCTCTAGCAAATAGCTATGATAGTGTAAATCAACAAGTAAAAGACAATTTTAATCAAATTTCAGATATATATGGAAAAGATACATTCTCGAAGACGCGCAGCCAGCTAAAAAGTGCAGAAAGTAGAATTGACGGAGTTAGAGAGTATAAAAAATCGTCAGGACTGAGTCTAATTTTTGGAAAATTTGGAAATATATGTAATATAATTTTTAAAATTTTAAGTGTATTAGAAAGGATATTAACATTTGTTTTTGGAAAAGTAGCAAAATTAGAAGTGGGATTACTGAAAGGTGGAGTAGTTCTTTATATTTGGAAAGTATTATTATTGTTAGCGTTAATATTAATTTTTATAGCAGAATGGATACCGGGTTTAGATGGATTATTTAATAAAAATGCACTACAAGCAATATATTCAGTTAGTAAAGGTATAAATGTATTTATAATTTTAGTAGGAACATTGATGGGTGCATCAAAAATAACTGAAGCAATAAATAAAAATTCAAAAAACGCAGATGCACCTAAGTTTCCATTTCCTTTACTTTTAGTAGGTTATTTAGTAGGTGCATTACCGGTTTTATATGAATTATTATCTCTAGTAGCTTTATCATCAATAACTTTAGCATATTATACACAAAAATGCGGAGGAAAACTTCCTAATGCGTGGGGATGGGTAGACACAGTTGGAAGTATGTTAATGGGAGTAGGTATAATTGGATTTATTTTATCATTTTTACAATTTAGAATAAAGAAAATGTGTGGATCTATGGCTAAAAATAGTAAAGATTTAAAAGGACCAACAATTTTGATGTTAACGTCAATAACTTTTTTCATAATATTTATGGTAATAACTGGTTTTGAAGAAACTGTGGCAAATAATGTATCTTATTGGTTAGGAATGTTAGGCGATTCAGAAAATCCAGGAGAAGAATGTGTTCCAGATGATGGAAAAGGGCCAAATGATGGTTTTACAAAAATTTTAAACTTAATAATGAGTATATTAATATCAATAGTTTTGGTCGTAGTTATTATAATTGGTTGTATACCTATACCTCCATTAGCAAATCTTAACGATAAAGTAAAAGAGATGCTGTCTAAAGCATTAAATGGAATTTTAAAATTACTTATTTAATAATTAATATTTTTAATAAATTGTAAAAATATTAATTTAGAAACTGGCTCCAAATGCTCCTCCAAGTGCTCCATTGGCGGCCATAGGTTCCATTGCTTCCATAAATGAGTTTTGGATAGCCTGATTTTGGAATGAACTTAAACCAGCTCCACCTCCACCGGCCATATTAGGTAAGGCATCAATCATAGAAACATTATTTTGGGCTGGCATTTGCTGTGGTGGCGGTGCTATAAGACCATTATCTAAATTATCAGCACGACTTATCTGATGAATTCCTGGTGTAACAATTGGCTGGCTAACTCTAACATTTCCCTGGTTAGTTTTTCCTACATGTGCATTTTGATTTCCATTCCAAATATCCATAACTCTGTCTGCTAAAATATTAATTTTGGCGCCAAGTTTGGTTTGCATGGTAACTAAAATGATTAATAAAGGTAATACAAAGTTAACTTCATTGAATTTGTGATATGCGACTCCACTATAAGTTGGAATATATCTAATGACTCTATCAATGAACCAAATAGCAAAGAATATTGAAAATAATTGAATTGATACTTCTAAAGAAATTTCGAGTGTTCCTTTAGCATCATCTTCTTCGGGAATGTATGTTTTAATAGCTTTTAATGTTAAAACAATTGGTATAATACCAATGAAGATATATTGGACTAGATTAAGCATATTAGCTTTATTGTCACTATCAAAATTAAATACATGATTTAAGAATTCTCCAGGACTTAATTTATTAGATGATCCTCCTTCCAAACTTTCTACTGCGATTGGCATATTTGAATTATATATAGAAATAAATATATTAATAATATTTTTATTAAATACTAAATTAAAAAATATTAAAAATTATTTAAGATATTTTACTAAATGCTAAAGAAGACTTTAATTAACAATAAACAACGTCATAATTTTTGTTATGATGTTCATGATGAAAATCAATATTTAAACTTAATTGAAGATATTTTAGAAGAAAATGAAGAATTTGTAGGTCGTAATGGAACAACTTATGCAGTTTTTGGTTGTGCCATGCATTTTAGTTTAGATGATAATATTGTTCCTTTTTTAACAACAAAAAAATTGGCTTGGAAAACTTGTTTAAGAGAGTTATTATGGTTTATAAAAGGAGATACATCAAATAAAAGATTAAAAGAAAAGAAAGTGCATATATGGGATTCAAATGGTAGTCGTGAATTTTTAGATTCACGTGGACTAACAAATTATGAAGAAGATGATTTAGGACCAATTTATGGATTTCAATGGAGACATTTTAATGCTAAATATAGTGATTGTGACGGAGATTATAGTAATAAAGGTGTAGATCAATTGAATTATATTATTGAACAATTAAAAAATCCTGCAACAAGAAATTCAAGACGATTAGTAATGAGTGCTTGGAATCCCTGTCAGATAGATAAAATGGCTTTACCTCCATGTCATATTTTATGTCAGTTTAACGTTTCTAAAGGAAATAAGTTAAGTTGTGCTTTATATCAGCGCAGTGGAGATGTAGGCTTAGGAGTTCCATTTAATATAGCATCTTATTCTTTACTTACTCATTTAATAGCACATCATTGTGGTTTAGTTGCACATGAATTTATTCATTATTTAGGAAATACTCATATATACGATGATCATGTGGAAGGTTTAAAACTACAATGTCAACGAAAACCATATAAATTTCCTAAAGTAAAAATTACAAGATTATGTGATAATATAGATGATTATAATGAGGATGATTTTAAAATAGAAAATTATCAATTTCATAATAATATTAATTTATTAATGCGCCAATAATAGTTTAAAAAGAAATTACATATACATATAAAATGAGCGGAGCATCAGCAGTAGCCTCAGCACGTCGTAGAAGAGCAGAACCTATACCTCAAACAATTACACCGCCAGGTGGTCAATCGGCGTCCCGCCAACAAACTAAACCCGAAGAAGATTCAACACCAAAACAAGCATCTACTCCACTTCAAATATTACAGGTTCATGATAAAAAAATAAAAGAATTAGAAGAAAGTTTAGAAGGAACAATTGTAGAAATTTCTAAAAAAGTTTTAGCTGAAAATTTAAAACATTTTAATTTAGATAAACCACCTGCTGCAGTTAAAGAATTTGATAGTAAACCACTATTAGAAAAATTTACTAATTTATCATCTCAATTTGATGAATTAAAATTATTAGTAATTAAAAGTGTACAAACCAGTAATGAGTCTAATCTTGAAATGTTAAAAATTAAAGATAAAGTATTAGGTGTAGAAGAACATGTTTTACAATTAGAGCTTCAGCTAAAAGAAGCTGAGGAAAATGACGAGAATATATTTAATATGGGTGGAGATGGAGCAGCAGAAATGTTATTAAGAAGCATGATGCAATCAAGTGTTATGGCTACTACAGAAGATGGAAAATTAAATATTCATGAAACTGAAAGTGATGATGAATCAAATGATATTGGAGAAGTAAGTGAAATTACATTAACAGAAACTGAACTAGATTCAATAAAAGCAGAAGTACAAGCTGTTTTAGTTGAAGAAACTATTAAACCAGATGAGTTAGTTCCAGATAATAAAATTGAAGTAAGTGAAGATGATGAACCACGAGTAGTAGAGAAAGACGAACAAGGAGAAGAAGTAGTGCAAGAAGTAGAATGAGAAGAATAAGTAAAAATTAGAATTTTAATTTATGTAAATTTATTAATGGAAATATTAATAAATTTACTAATATTAAGTATAACTCTATTCTTGTATATTCATATTTATAATCAAATAAAAACTAGTAATTATTTAGAAGTTTACGAAATTGAAAATATTTCAAAAGATAAATTTGAAGAATTATGTGATTTAAAACAACCGCTATTAATAAATAATATTGGTTTATTAAATTTTGATATACCACACATTCAAAATAATTATGGGAGTTTTGATATAAAAATTACTAACAAAGATGCAACCGATATGTTTTTACCTATGAAATTTTTAACTGCTATAGAATTATTTGATAAAGATAGTTCTGCAAATTATATATCTGAAAATAATAAAGAATTTCTTGAAGAAACATCATTAATAAAAGAGTTTTCAATTAATGATTTATTTTTAAGACCAGTAGGAACATCCTCAATTGAATATGATCTAATATTGGGTTCTATAAATTCATATACTCCATTAAGTTATAATTTAAATTGTAGAAATTATTATTCAGTTTTAACAGGTTCAATAGAGGTTACATTATGTCCTCCTAAAGATTACAAATATTTATATATTAATAAAGATTATGAAAATTTTAAATTTACATCTATGGTTGATATTTTAGAGCCACAAGATGAATACAAAAATGAATTTGATAAAGTGAAATTTTTACGAGTTGTATTAGAACCAAATAGATTATTACAAATTCCTGCTTATTGGTTTTTTAGTATAAAAATATTAGAAAGTAATACATTAATAAGTAACTTTAAATACACAACATATATGAATTCTCTCGCAATGGCGCCAGAATTATTTATGAAATTTTTACAAAAAAATAATATAAAACAAAATCTGGCAAAAGTAGCCGATTTATAAAATAATATTTAGTTATTATATAATTAATGCCGAAAAAAAAAGAAACTTATCAATCAATCATAGAATTAGAGAAAGAACCAAAACCAGAACCAGAAAAAGTAGACCCACCTAAACCAGAACCAAAATCACAATCAAAACCAAACTCCCCAGAAAAAACTAATGCTGACCGAAATGCTGATTCAGTTTTAGAATCACTCGTGGGTAAGATGGATGGCATGGATCAAAATCAAAAGTACGAATTTATAATGAAAAAAGCTAATGAATATGTGAATAGTTTGACCACAGACCGGAGACTAACAGAGATGGCAGATATGGAGCGCGATAGGGCAATTAAGGCGGAGATAAAAATGCTGAAGGCGCAACTTAAGGATATGGAGTTGGAGGATGAGCAGAAGGCGGCGTTCGAGGCGGCGGTGGCGGAGGCAGACCCGAAGATGGTGGCAGGAGGAAGAAAAAAAAGAAAATCAAAAAAAAGAAAACCCAAAAAAAGAAAATCCAAAAAAAGAAGAACTAAAAGAAGAACAAAAAGAAGATAAATATAAATATTTATTATTATTAGTATGATAAATAATAAATATACAATAGAGAGATATTTAAGTCAAGGTAATTTTGGTTCAGTATATGAGTGTAGTTATAATAATAAAAAATATGCAGTAAAATGTGATAGTGATAGTAAACTATTAAAATATGAGGCTGGTATATATAAGGAATTAAGGTCTGTAAGAAATATATCTACATTAGCGGATTTCTTTTTATGTGGAAATAAATATTATATGGTATTAGATTTATTTGATTTAAATTTTAAAGATTACAAAGATAGATTTTGCAATAGTGAATATTATTTGGAGAGATTAGTAGAAATAATGAATAAAGTTATAGATACGTTGAGAGATATACATAATTGTGGTATAGTTCATAGGGATTTAAAACCGCCAAATATTTGTTTAAACAAGAATTTTGAACCATATATAATTGACTTTGGTATGGCGAAAAAAATTATAATCAATCATGAACATATAGAAGAGAGAAATATAAGAAATATAATAGGTAGTCCAAATTATGCAAGTTTAAATGTTGTAAATTTAATAGAACCAACACGGAGAGATGATATGGAATCTTTGATTTATGTATACATGTTTATGTTATTAACTGATAAAGAATATGTAAAATATACAAATAATACATTAGAAACACAAAAAAGTGCATCTAAAATATCAGAAATATTATTAAAAAATAATGTATCTTTGAAATTAGTAAATATATTAATGTATTTAAGAAAATTAAACTTCTCTCAAATGCCAAATTATGATTACATAAAAAATTTATGCGCGTAATGTATTTTGATAATAATAAAATAATTCATATTTAAAAGAATATAGACTAGAAAATTTATAAATCATATCAACTAAATTACATATTTCTTTTTGGTCTAAATTAGAAAGTTGTATTCTCTCAAAAATAAAATAAGAATATGTTAAAATTACTTGATCTTGATTAAGTAATATATCGCAAAAATTGAGTATTTGCTCTGCTAAAATATATGCGTGTTTTAAATAATTAATTGGTATAATTGAATGATATTTATAATATAATTTGTAACAATTAAATAAATAATTGATGGATAATTTTTGATTAGAGTTTTTGTAATTATGTAAATCATACGTATTATTTGTTACTAAAGTAGTAAGAGTATTAAGATATTTTTTTTTATAAAAATTGCCGTTTATATAATAAATAACTAATTCTTGTAATTCTGATGGAAGTTTATTAAAAATATTAACTAAATATCTGCGAGCCTTATATCCTCTATAAAATTTTTGAATTATTAAGACATATTTATTATATAATAATAATGAATGATTTAAACAATAAGGATAATTTTTAATAAGTATAAAAGAATCTTTATTACACTTTTTTTTATTAAATTTAAAACAACTACATTTTAGTGATAACATTTATTATATATAGTAAAAAAATAATTTAAAGCCAAAATTAAATATATATTTATAAAAATGTCAGTTGAGTCCGCGGAACAACAAACTACAAACAAACACACTGGCTGTGTTAAATGGTTCAACAACAAATCTGGTTATGGTTTTATTACACTAATGGATGATGATGCCGAATTTAAAGGTCGTGATATTTTCTCGCACCATTCTTCTATTAAGGCAGGTGGTGATCTATACAAATATCTAGTTCAGGGTGAATATGTTGAATTTGACGTTCATAAAATGGACTCTAAAAATGAACATGAACATCAGGCTGTAAACATTACAGGTATTATGAATGGTGATCTAATGTGTGAAACTCGTTTTAAGAACAAAGATCTATCTCGTGTTCGTGATGGATTTGCTCCTCCTCGTCGTGTAAGAGCAACTGATCGTGTTGGTGATCGTGGAGATCGTGGTGAACGTGGTGGTGATCGTCCCCGTGGTCGTCCACAGAATCGTCCCCGTGAAGAACGTAATACTGAAAACTAATTTTAAATTCCATAAAATTTTCTTGATAATAATGTTCTATTTTTATGACCATTATTTTCATTATACTCCGAAAGTACTATTGATAAACATATTGTTGTTATTGTAACAAAACATAAAAAGTTAAATAATAACATACAACATCTTGACCGCCTAATCTCAATTCTTGGATTATCAAGTTGAACTTCTATTAAAGAATTACTATCTGAATCATAACTTGTATTATTTCCTTCTTCTAATCTTGTATAATAAATAATTGTATTTATGTAATCATTATTTCCTTTACAATGAAAACATTTTCTTACTTCTTCTGTATTTTTAATATTTGTTTTAATCCATGTATTTAAACACTCTATATGGACAGTTTGCTTACAACAATCTAGTTCTAAATAATCATTTGCAGAAGTATCCATCAAACAAATTATGCACTCGTTTTCCTCGCACATATATATATATATATACTATTATTAATAGTAAATATATATTTAAATCAATTATAAAATAACGAAAAAAAAATTTTTTTTTGGTTTTTTGTTTTTCTCCCAATCCCTACCCCTACCCCATCACTTCACCTTACCAGGAGAAGACAACCGTGAAGGCCTTGTTGTTCCAGACATCGAAGTCGACGCCCTGGAAGTGCATCTTCTCGCCCTCAACCCACCAGTCGTTGGCCTCCTCAGCGATCGGCAGGTACTTGGACTCAGGATTGCACATCTCCTTGAGCCAGTCCGCCTGCACCTGCTGCGGGAAACCCACACCATGGCAGTTCGCCTTGAAGTCGTCACGAGCGAAGTTGATGAACTTCTCCCGCTTCCCGTTGCGCGCAGCGTTGTTGATGCCGCGCTTGATGGTGTCGTGGTACTTGGCCGTGAGACTCGTGAAGAGCTCATCACGCACCTCAGCAGCGCGCTCCTCCTGCTTCGCCTCACGAGCAGCGACCTTCTCGGCAATCATCGCCTCAATCTCAGCCTTCTTCTCGGTCGAAGTGGAGCGCATCTTCTCGGCAAAGGACATCTGCGTGGTCGACATGTTTGTGTTGTTTAGAGTGATGCTATGTCTTTAAATTGTTTTATCATATTCAATTTTTTTTACACCTAACAAAAATTGCAAAAATGAAACAAAAAAATAATACAATTTACAAAGCAATTATGGTGCAAATATTTATGAAAGTGATGACCTGCGATTAGGATTTCTACGACATCCAAATATTTCAATCATACGATCCACCGCGTATTCAGTTCGCCTGTAATTCTCGTTCGCAGAGGGCCCCAGCTTGAGCTCAGCAGGACACGAAGCAGCTATTATTTCCTGGACAATTAGTCCCAGTTCAATGGGTCTAATCAACTGAGATATCCACCAAATACGATCATCAGAATCGGTAATAAGCTTACTACATCTCTCGGCTAGATATCGCACATTAGAATTTACTGGATTAAAATATGGCATAGAGGCATCTCCAGTATTATATAAGATTAAATCGTAATTCATCTCAATTTTCATAACACTACTAGCAAGTGCAATTTTCTGCGCAAGTCGCCTGCAATAAAGCCTCATTAATGCATCAGAAAGTCGGATACCATAGATTTCCTGACGAATCTCAGCGGGAAGCACGTCAAAGAAGAGGTTCGCCATGGCTTCTTGTTTAAGTGGAAAAAAAAGATATATTAATCAATTTTTTTTTACATAATATTAAGATTTCTATGACATCCACAATACCTCAATGAGATGATTACAAGCGTATTCAGTTCGTAGATAATTCTGATTGACTGGATAACCTAGATGTCCATGTTCATCCAAATTAGCATGAATAGTAAGTCCACGTTGAACAGGTGTAATCAAATTAGAAATCCACCAATCACTATCATCTAAACTTGTAATGACTTTACTACATTTCTCCATAACATATCGTACCATATTATTTTTGGGATTATATCCATTGTACCCTATTTCATTATAAGTAGTTTGAGGACTACGAGCCTGAATTTTCAAAACAAGCTGCGTAAGTGCTACTTTCTGTGCAACGCGCCGGTAATAATTCCTCATCAGTGCATCAGAAAGGCGGATGCCGTAAATTTCCTGGCGAATCTCAGCGGGAAGAACGTCAAAGAAAAGGTTCGCCATAACTTCTTGTTGCAAAGTAGAGAGAAAAAGATAGTATAATCAATTTTTTTTTACATATTTACGCAAAAAAAAATTTTATAATATTTTATTAATTTCCCTTCCTGCCCCAGTTAAGTGCTCGGGAAGTCGTAGCTTAATTGCATTACTCTGCGGCACCAACTAAGGTGGAGAGGTATATTAATTGATTATTATCTGGTGTCCGTCAACACCGGGTGATTTAGATTTCGCCCGCCGGCTATTATTAAAAGCAACTTAATTTAAAAGCGATGTTGATTATTTAGGGGTGGCGTTCGGCCGGGAACCGCCTCGTGTTGGGATTTCACGAGGTCTTGGAGAGGATCTGGTACATCCAAAGCACTGTTGAGCTCACAGGGATGCCCTGGTTACCGCAGTTCAGGTTAAAATTCTGAGGTCTGCGGTATCTCCACGCGGTTCCTAAAAGAGCAAACCGAATAGAGTAATAACCGGGCTGGGGTCCCGCGGATGGCCAATCCGCAGCCGAACATCCCCCGTCGTGCTAAGTCTTCACCTCTCACCCGTAAAAACCTACCAAATCTGCGAGGGCGTCATGACCTCAACAGCAAATGGTAGGTGAACCCTCAAAAAACGACTTTGCCAGAGAAGTCTTAAGAAGACAGGGTTCGCCTGTTCTATCTAATATTAATTCGCTGTGTGTTATCGTCTCATCGTGTATTGGTTGCAAGAAAAAAAAAAGTTTTCATCATATTCAATTTTTTTTTACATATTTCATTAAATGTTCATTTTACTAAAGAATTCAATAAGATAATCAAGTTCGTCCTCAAAATCGATGTGGTTTTCGCGTTCAATGTAATCCTCGCGATAATCAGCGTTGTTGTGGGTCATTGTATTTTAACAAGAATAAAATAAAAAATAAGAAGAAGATTACAATCAATTTTTTTTTAATAAATCATAAAGTCGCGAGCGGGGCGACTTCCCCGCAGCCAAAGTAAGGTGGTAGGTGTGGAAAAAAAATTTTTAGGGTTTTTTGTAGTTTTTTTAAAGTGTGGTGTGTGTGTGTGTGTGTGTATGTCGGT